ACCGTGATGAGGCAGACTCCTCTTCGTGACCTTTCCGTCTACCCTTTTCACGAGCGCGAACGCCGCGTCGGGCAATTGACTATCTGGAGGTCTAGCCTGCAATTTTATATCTTGTTGTTTTATATAGTCGTCGAGCTTTGCAAGAATGGCTAGAACTTCTTCGTTTGGTTTTTCCTCCTTTTCATCAAGTACCCTTCGTTCGGCCCCATCACCTCCAACGGCGGGCTCTCCATCGGTGGTTTTGGAGCGCTTCATGATGACGCCACCGTAAGTAACGTCTTCACTCAACTCAATTGGTTGCATACCAGGAATGTATGGACGATTGGTGAGCGCACCACCCATCATCGTAGGGCCGTACTCTTCACCAGTTTCCTTGTCCGAGAAGTTGTCTGTCACCTCAATGGAAAAATACCGGAAACGCTTCCCGGCGATCATTTCCTCGCCCACGTCGGTGAACTCAGCATCCGCCGTTAGCACGTAGCGTTTCTTTTTGTCCTTGAACTCACGACGTCGAAGACCCAGTTTCTGCACCCAGGCAACTGCGCCCAGCCAAGGCTCGTGGCCAACATCAAGTGAAACGTCACGGTCAATAACACCATTCACAAAGTTCTGAATGACGCTCATGAAGTACTTACGATCGAAATTGATGTCGCCGTACAACCAGTGATGAAAAAGACCCTCGCGCAGCGTTTCGATACGTTTCTGCAACGGCTGCTTTTGGTCATCGTCGTCGGCGTAAGTCTTGTCCTTCTTCTTGTCGTTGTCGGCCAGCGAAATCTCGTGGAAGGTGTGAAAAGTCCCAGGATCTTTTTCATCCTTTGACTCATCAAAAAAGACGTCGTAGCACGGGTCCTCGGACGGATCTTCCGTGTACACCTCGTCTTCAATGCCTTCGTTCTCTGTGAGCTTGATACCGCCGTGTTCATCCAAATCGATCGAGATGCTATCCGGAAGCTCAGAGAGCATCTCAATGATAGCATCTGCATTTTTCTTGTTTTGCGCAGCTGTACAAATCGCGTAGGCAGAACTTTTTCTCTTCTTCTCGTCCTCTTTGGGACGGAAATTCTTTTTCTTTAGAAGATTCTGCACACAGCGTTCAACTTTGGCTGGCATCGATTTCTCCGGATGGGTTTAAATTCTTTCGCGTGATTTTCTGTCCCGGCTCGTACGCTCTTTGCGCGGAACAGCATCTTTGTTCCTATCTTTTATCTTTTGTTCTTTTCCCAGCGGTTCATCATCATCGTCATCTGGTTTACTGTCATCAGATGCATCATCATCCGGTTCATTATCATTTGAATCGTTATCATCATCATTACCATCTGATTTGATATCATTCAAGAATATTTTAGACGATTCATCAATAGGAACTTCAAGAAAATCAGCAATTTTTTGTATTGATGGAAGGTTCTTCGGCCAAACACCATCTCGAATAGAACCTGCGGAAAGCATTAGCATTCTTATCAGTACATCCCTTAACAAAGTTCTCTTGCTATAATTTAATCTTTCGATCTTTATTGAACACGGAACTTGTTTTGTCGGAGGAAAATTATAGCTAACCAAATCAGGTATTACTTGTTGATTTATTGCATCTTCAAGAACCTGAATCAAAGATTCTAAGCTCATCAAATGCACATCAACATGGGATTCTGCTGTCGCATTGGTCGACGAACCTTCGGCAACAGCAACTTTATCAGGCACGAACAATGCGCTGAGCTTCAGCCTGTTCAACATCTGCAGAACAGTAATGAACATGTCTCCGCGCTGATCATCTTGAATCAGTTCAAGTTCCCACAACGGTTTGTTTGCATTCTTGTCGTATGAACTTGGAATAGAAACAGCAGTATTCGAACCCAAAGCCGCAGCGGCTTTCATGATAATGTCAAGATTGTTTGCTTTTTGGCCATCGTTGTCGATAGATTGACCAAATGGCGCTTTACCAACAACACCTGGGGAACCGCGCCGTTCAAGATACCGAAGCATGAACTGCACAACAATGGCCCACCAATACCACGGTTGATATGCAGCTGTATAACGCGCATTGCCAAAGAAATTCCCGTATTCATCATCTTCTGTGAACCAAACACACTTACTTATCTTAACCTTTTTTGGTGTTTCCCAACTTGTGTGTATTGCAGGTTGAGTCACATATTTGATTTCTTCGGTTTTCTCATCTCTGATAATTCGTACTGATTTTGGATGCGCAAATTTAACTTTCTTAATTCTTACTGTATATCTGTTGTGAAGAGTTCTTTTGGCTCCCCCTTCTTCAACAACCTCAACTTTAAGTTTAACCTTTTCATAAACTTTTTCTCCAGCTGCGAAACCAAATTGAATCGCGCGGAGCATAGATTTAATAAGTTTTCTATATATTTGACGAAGAAGAACCTCAACAACAGCTGAGATTTTTTCATCGGTACAAACAATGCGAAAATTCTGACCCAGAATTGGTAGCTCTATGAGAGATGTAGCCAGCGCAATCGTAGGATCAAGCCTCATTTTTTCATAAGTTTCAACTGGGATTCTGTCTGGATTATATTCGCCGATACTACTATAAAAATTCTTAGGATCGACAATCCTGGGATTCTTGTATCTAATAGCGGCTTTTCCAAATACAGGTGATTTCCCATTCACAGAATCCACGAACGAACGAGCTAGATCTTTATAGTCACGTATGTCCAATCCCTCTTCGAACATACCTAATATTGTTTGCGCAACCTGCGGAAGCTGTGCAATCTCCTCCCGCTTAGGCATCGGGATTCTACGGACGTGCGTTTGTGTCATTTCCGTTTGCATGATTTACCCATAATACTTGTTGTCGGTGAACATATCGCTCATTGAAGCCATGCCGTTGAATAACCCTGTGGTTGTCCTATATCCACCGATATTGGATTGAACAGGTATTATAGACCTATTAGATATCCTTATCACAGAGTTATTATCTTTTTGTTTTTGATTGATAGAAAAGGCCCGTTGCTCGTTCCCAATACGAATTATTCGTTTTACAACTCTGTTTCTATCATATGTAGTTCCACCAACGCTTGCTAAAGCCTTGGACCAGAATTTATCACCATGGTGTTTTTTGTTTTTTTCTGCGGTATATGTAATATTGGCTGAATCTGTAATTTTCTTCTTTATGCTATGTATTTGTCTAACCGAACGCGTATCATTATACAAAGCAATAGCTCTGTCCTCTAGGCGAAACCTAAAGTTCTTTGCCATTTCTGCCTTGTTTTCAAGATCAAATTTAATCCCCTCAACCACTTGAGGGAAATCAAGCTCCAAGTTCTCCGCGAGGTTGGAACCGTGGCCAGTGGCGTCGATATTTACCTTCTTCATGTTGGGAAAGATTTGTAGACAGTGGCGTACTACTTCTTCTTGATCTCTAAATGGAATTCGATCAAGTTCCAACATAAGTCGTTCAATGTGAATATTGTGTGTTGGCAACTCAACTTCTTCTAGAATAGAAATCTCAGAAGAATCCCTTTCACGCCCAATGTCCATGCCCAATAAGAGATCGCGGCCATACGAGCTCTCACTCATTGATAGAGCCAGTTGGTCTATGACCTCCTTGGCCCTGTCAACGTAATCCTGCTCATCACCACGAACTGTTAATATTTCACAATTCCAGTTGATGTTCTGGCCAGAGTAGTGATTCATAATGGTATCAGGAACCATCAAACCACTTGCATCCTCGATGGGCGCAAAACCAACCGGCACTTCCTCTGGATCGATATTAGGTTCTAGGATTAATTTGTTTTCATCTTCGAATGTACAAGTTCTGATTAAATCAAGAGGATAATACGAAACAGATTCATCAATATGAAATAGTTCATACTCTTGTTTGAAAGTCTCTACATCTTCCATGTTCCGGAATAGGATGCGAAACCGCTTGGTTCCGAACTTCTTGACCCTATCCTCGGTATCCATGAGCGGCGCTTCTTCACGTGCGCGCTCAACATCCGAACACAGCTCAGGGCAATACCACCACGGAATACGCATACGAGAAAACTCAGGAAAGTCTTCTCGATTGTTCATGATTTCGTAGTGTAGTGTGTTCTTGCCCAGTGGCGTAGAAGCCACCGTCAGCACGCCAGAACCACGAGACAGAACTGGTACGGCCGCAGCGTAGATCTCACGCGCCCACATCATGTGGGCGAACTCATCAAGCAGGATGTCAGTGTTCGTACCCTTACCACGAGGCTGCCGTTGTGCGAAACTCAGGATACGCGTGAGCTTTCCATGGCGCTCAAATTCCAACGACTGCTTGTTGTCGACCACCAGCTCCTTCTTGAACTCGGTGGGCATAGAATCGTACAGCGCTCTAGCGAACCGGATCTTCTCCATCGCCTCTTCGTGATTGAACGAAATGAAGATGGAGGTGTGGTTGTTCTTGAGATGGCACTTCGCCAATGCCTCGCCAGCTGCAACGTAGGACTCGCCAATCTGTCGAGCTTTATCAACAGCCCTGAATATTGCGTTATCAAGGATATGTTCTACTTGATAATCATATAATTTCGTGGGACTATCTTCGAGATCTTTTGTCAACCCCAACAAAAAACCTGGGATTGTCGAGAGAAGATTCTGAGCATTTTGAACATCTAACTGTTTTTTGGCAATGACACGATAGCGTGGAGGTTGCCAATCCGGCGGCTTCGGAACGCGTTTTGGCTCTGCCCGTAGCTTTGGCCGTGGTTTAAGAATTACTTCCTTTTTTGGCGGCGTTGTTTTTTTATGTTTTGAACTAGATTTTATTTTAGGTGTGCCACCTTCTATAGAAAGCATGTCTTGTCCTGACGCAAACTCATCGAGACTGGAAATACTTCCGTGACGATGGGGCTTTCTGATTCATGATGGAGTGATGTTTGCGCAGCATAGTCGGATTGTGGTCAAGCATCTTTTTGACGCCAGGGGCAGTTGGAGACGCCACCAGCTTCTTAGCTGGCTCTTTGGGAGCTGGTTTTTCTGGCTCTGCCAAAGGCTTCGGGGGCTCCGCCATCACTTTGGGCTCTTCCGCCGATACCGGCACCGGCACCTCCTTCGTGATTTCGTCTTCATCTGGCTCGACTTTCATCTCACCAAGAAGAACATCGCCAATACCACCCTTTTTCTTCTTCTTTTTTTCAGCCACTTGCGGCCTCCTTCTCTTCGTCTTCTTCGTCCTCGGCCGGCGATTCCACCAAACGCAAATGCGGATGAATATCGCTGGCTTCGTTATCTCTGAACCTCTGAATCAACATGTCCAAGTCAAATTCATGCTTGTGCTCATGCTCGACTTTCGAGCGACCTGTTGCTTCACCAGTGTCGATCCTGACTTCATGGTTGATGGCTTGGATCTGCTTCATCAACGACGGGAAAGACATAGCCTGGATGTCTTTGCGCATCGCGACGCGCCGATGCGCTTCATCATAGAGCTGGGTGGCCAACGCCCTGTTCTGGGTTGTTCGGTACCGCGCGTCGTACGCCTCGACGCGCTGCATGGCGGCTTCCAACTGCTGCTTGAAGCGGTCTTGCTTCATCCAGTTACGGAGTGTAGTGAGCTTGACACCAACCTCATCGGCAACGATTTGTTCATCTTGCATGTAAGCAGTGAGCAGAGAAATCGCTCGACGTTGCTTGAACTTAAGGACTTTCTTTCTTGTATTACGAGCCATCTTTTTCTCCATATCCCCAAAATAAAGTTTAGAATATTTTTCTCATCATGACAAGTAATGGATATGGTATAGAAAACTCCAAAAACAATTTATAAGAGGAAGAAGAACTATGAAAGAAAAAAAAAGAAACAAAAATCGTATAATTCTTGTAGACGGTAACGCATTAGCATTTAGAAGCTTATTCGCACATGAACAATTCTCAACAAATATTGATGATGAGGTTATCTATACTGGATTAATATTTGGATTCGTTAAAACGTTAATACATATTAAAAAAAGATATGACCCAAAATATTTCATAGTATTTTGGGATGGCGGCGCAAAAAGAAAAAAAGAAATATATCCCGACTATAAAAAAGGTAGAAAATTCAAAACAAAAAATATGAATTTTGACGATGTCATTACGTCGTTAGATTATTGTAAAAAAATCCTACAATTAGATGGCATCCCTCAATATCGAGTGTTCGGTGAAGAAGGTGATGACATCATTGCTTCCTATATCGCACAAAATCCAGGCCCAAAATATTTCATTCTCTCCAACGATCACGACATGTTCCAAATGATAGCGCCAGGTACAGTTGTGATCAGAATGAAACACGGTGATACAAAACTATGGAATATCAAGGCGTTCATAGCAGAATATGGATTCCAACCAAAATATTATCCACATTATTTGGCTTTTGTCGGCGATACCACAGATAACATTCCTGGAGCCAAAGGTCTTGGCAAAATAGCTGTAAAAAATATATTTTCACAATTTGTAAGACCAACAGTTAATAACGTTTATGCTGCTAGAGAATATATAAAAATGACACCAAAGATTAAAGAGAAACTAGAATCTGCACAAGAAGACGTGAAAACATTTCTTAAAATAACTCAATTAAAACGAGATATAGAATTGGTACGTTTGAACGGAAGAAAACAAAAACCAAAAAGATTACTTTCATTGTTAAGAGATTTGAAGTTTCGAAGTATATATAGAGATCCAGAAACAATGACCCTGCTACTAAATTTGTAGAGGATGTGATGGGCAATTACCAATTCAGACCATCTCCCAACAGCTCAAGCAGAAAAGGCAATGATGTCGATGGGATTATTATACATTACACTGCAGGCGGTAGTACTGCAGGGACCATCAAATGGTTCCAGATGGAACAGGCAAAGGCCTCTGCGCATTATGTGATAGCGCGTAACGGGAAAATCACACAGATGATTCAAGAAAATCGTGCCGCATGGCACGCTGGAAGTTCAGCAACAAAACCAATGCTACACGGGCGTGGTTCACTCAATCTGTGGACAATAGGAATTGAAATCAGCAACTGGGGAAACCTATACAAATGCACACAGCATGAAGCGCCAGTCACATTGGCCAGTGGCGCGCGTGTACAAAGAGCAATAGGTGAAATATACACAAGATATCGACGTTGGACACATCCGTATTCTGGGGATTCCCCGCGCATACACGCCACTACAACAGAAGTAATGAAAAGAAACAAATATTGGCCTGGTGACAATACTGTTGATTTGTGGGAACCATATCAATCTCCAGTGCTACAAGCTGTAGAAATACTTCTAAATGATATTCTTGATAGACATCCACATATTGCACGAGACTTTATTGTAGGGCATTCAGATGTAGATCCTACGAGAAAATTAGACCCAGGACCTGCATTTCCATTCAAAAAGATTCTTGATTCGATATTCCCAGAAGAAGAATCATCAACAGACAATTTCAAAATCGACAGAAGGAATAACGAACACGCAACAATAGAAGAGATGAAAGACATGTACGAACCAAGGGAAGAAATCATAAAAAAGCCGTTCTTTTTTTGGTAGGAGTATCAACATGTATACATTCATACCAAAGAAACTCTTCTTGACCAAAGGCATTGGCACGTGCAATGCCCAACTTTCCAGTTTCGAAATGGCATTACGCGATGCTGGGATCGCCAACCTCAACTTGGTCACAGTATCCAGTATCTGCCCACCACACTGTGAGGTCATATCACGTGAATCCGTGCCAAAGGACGCATTGCCTCCTGGCTCCATATGCTTCACTGTGATGTCGAAATGCAGCACCAACGAACCCGGTAGAATAATCTCAGCCAGTATCGGCCTAGCACGCCCTGTAGACAACAGTCACTGGGGTTATCTGTCTGAGTACCACAGCTACGGAAAACTCGCTGGCGAAGCTGGTGAATACGCAGAGGACCTCGCAGCAACAATGTTGGCAAGCACCCTTGGTGTCGAGTTCGATCCGGACGCCGACTACAATGAGCGCAAAGAAATTTACGAAATGAGTGGCAAGGTCATAACAAGCACAGAGATTACAACGGCTGCTCAGGGGGCTAGCAAAAAAGGGGTGTGGACGACTGTGGTTGCCGCTGCTGTATTCCTATTTGAATAGTCTGGCTTTTGCCTTAACCGGATACGATTTGTCCTTCAGCACTTGTTCTACAACAGTAAAACGAATTACAGGTGATTTATCTTTCGAATGTCGTTCCGCCACCGAACGCGCAGCTGAAAAAGAATCTTCAACTTCCATAATACCATAATCAAACATATACATTTTTTCATCATATTTGTATAAACATGTTGTGTGTGCACTTCCACGATAACATGTGCTTAAAAGTTGTACTTCGGAAACTCCTTCAACGAGTACTATTAATTTCGCGAACATAAATGCATAATCATCACAATCGCCGATATATGGGCCTTCTGGAAATTCTTGATAGTTCCATGTCTTTATTTTGAAATACATATGCTCTGGATCACTAATATAATCCCACAATCCTCCAACAGGATCTGAACGATATCTTACAACTTTGAATATATTTTCAATAGTTTCTGGGCTATTAAAAGTATCAAAAGACATTCTCTCTTCTTTGCTCTCACGTATTGCACGAGATTTTTCAATCTGAAATTTTCTCATATCAAAGAATAGAAAAAAACGAATCCACAAATAAAGCCACAATCCAACAACAAAATCTTTCACTTTCATCATCAACCTCACATATCTCGTTTGAGACGGATGCTTCCAGCGACACACTTCTCCGGTGCAATTTCCTTTAATCTATTTTCTACCACAATATTGACATCTCTATAGAATTCTTTTCTCAAAAATGATGGTGGTTCCATCAACCCCTTTGTACTGTGTTGTGCGAATGACAACCAAAGCTTTTTCCACCATTTATCCCACAAATATTCCATGGTACCAGACTCAGTACGCAAAAACATATCTTCATCGTATCTCATACGACTACTCCTTCTTTATGTGTTGTTGGATAGAGAAAGGACTAAGCGGCGTGACGTTTTCTGAGTTTGATGACATTGCCACCTGTTCGAGCGCGAATCTTTTCCTCTATGATCTCATCATATTTTCTCAGATTGACAAAATCAATGCCAACTTCAAGACCATAGTTCTTGATCATCAACGGATTCCATCTGCCACCACCGCACAGGCGCCAACGTCGGGTGTCGATGAATCTGCGAATGTAGCCGGTATAGGTGTCGAGCTCACCAAAATTCAAAATGAAGAGAATCTGGTTACCGCTTTTTGATACGAACATCAGCACGTCATTCGGTCGCAAAGCAGGAAGATTCTTACCTTCTTCTTTAAGACACGCGTCGAGAATTGATTCGTCGCTCTTACGAAAATCAACATCCTGCTGGACAAAAACCAGCCGCATACGATTGTGCATCATTCCTCCACTGTTGTTGCTGTATAGCTCACGCTAGTAAGTCTTTCAATTGAAACATCTCCGTCAATATTCATATGTATATTTTGTATATTATTATCAATCATCAAGGCATACAAAAAATCTATGGCATCAGATAATTCTGTATCTACTTCTTTTGGTTGTTTAAGAACACCAATGTCATGTAAATCTTTCATATGTAGATTTTTTGTATTCTTTCCCTTTGATTTCTTACGTTTTGTTTTCTTACGCTTCGAGCGCTTAGCACCACGACCAGGTCCAGATATGCCAAGTTCTTCGCGAAGTTTAGCAAGAGACGAACCATCAATCATAGACCCGAACTGTGCACCAAATCGCTCATTTATTTCTTGATTTGATATGTTTGGTTGTTTTTTCATTAACCATCTAGCTGATTCTATCTTTTTAGCGGCTATTTTTTTTCTTTCTAAATACTCTTGTGTTGGCATTGTGATATCCTTTCACTGTTGTTTGTAATTAAATGCCCCCGGCAGGATTTGAACCTACGACCGTCCGCTTATGAGGCGGCGGCTCTGACCGCTGAGCTACGGGGGCTAACACAGTCTCCTGCCAACCAGAACTTCGTAACCAATTTCTCTATTATTGATCTTGCTCTTGTCGCGCCCTCTCTCGAGTACGTTCCACCCCCAGTTCGCGTTGTCAATAGCACGGATGCCGAGTTTGTAGATCGTATCTCCAAACGGAGTATCGAAAAGATGTGTAACTACAGCTTTGGTAAGATATTCTTCCATAGCTTCATAAATCATCTTGCCGCCAGCAACAATGATTTCACCAGCCCCTATGAGGCTGGAAACGGTTACTGCCATTGCCAAAGCCTTCTCAGGGGTCTCAGCCCACATATCGCACGGTACCCCGCGTTTGGTCACGACAATGACCTCACGGCCCTTGAGCTCTGGCATCGACTCGTACGTCTTGCGCCCCACGATGACACACTTGCCCATGGTCATGCGTTTGAAACGCTTCAGGTCAGATGACAAATGCCAAGGGAGCTTACCACCATCACCAATAACGTTGTTATCTGCAATTGCAATCAACATTGTAATATCCATGTCAATCCTCCAGTTAATCAAGATTCCCATGCATAACTTCATATGCTAGTTCCATTATTTCCATTTCCAACTGCGCTATTTTACTTTTCAATTCACGGATACGTTCGCCTTTCTTGCTATTAGCGAGCTTTTTACCAAATTCACGCCCACATTCTTCTGAACAACATGTGTAATTGTGACCCCAACTTGAAGACCACTGGCGCGCACCAGCCCAGGCATCATAATAATCCTGTTGACCGCAATTTGGACATGGTGTGGCGAGCTCATATGATTTTGCCATCAAACACTAACCTCAGCCCTGATCTTGGGATGGTATTCGTAGCCCTCCACCTTAATGTGTTCCATCCGAAAGTCGTCAATGTTCTTGACCGTCGGGTCGAGCCAGAGCTTTGGTAGTGGCTTTGGTTCCCTCGCCAGTTGCAAGTCAACCTGCTCACGGTGATTGTTGTATATATGGACGTCGCCGTAGGTGTGGACGAATTCGAGGGCCACCATCCCGCAGACCTGGGCGATCATGTGCGTGAGCAGGGCGTAGGAGGCGATGTTGAACGGGACGCCGAGGAAGACGTCGCAGCTACGCTGGTAGAGCTGTAGGGTCAGGCCCCGACGCGGGATGCCAATACGCGTACAAAAGTCATGACTTGGTTCGCCGAAATGCCCCAGAGATTTGGTCTCATTGTGTTGGGCCCATTCACCTCTCTCCTCCAGCGTCAACTCCCGCGTCCAGCACTGGAAGAGGATGTGGCACGAGGGCAGCGCCATCAGCGGCACCTCGTCAGGGTTCCAGGCCGTGACGATCAGGCGCCTGTCGTCTGGTTTTTCTTTGATGCGGGCGATAAGCTCCAGGAGCTGGTCCCGACCGCCCCGGTAGTGACCGAGATGGTTGCCGACGTCATCGACCAGGGTCTCGGTGTCCGTGCCCCAATGGCGCCACTGCTTGCCGTAGACGGGTCCGGCACTGTGGCCACCGGGCCGGGTCCACTCGTCCCAGATCTTGACCTTTTTCTCCTGGAGCTCGCGGACGTTGGTCGAGCCACGAATGAACCACAGCAGCTCCTCGAAGATGCCCCTGGTGAACATCTTCTTCGTCGTCATCAGTGGGAAACCCTCGCGCAAGTCGTAGCGACTCTGGGCGCCAAAGAGACTCTGAGTCCCAGTCCCAGTCCGGTCACCCTTGAAGACGCCGTATTCCTTGATGTCTCGCAGCAGCTGCAGGTATTGTCTCATCTCAATCCTCCAACATCCATGAACCCAAAGAAGTAGTCGTCATCAGAAACCCCTACTCATATAGAGTCTTACGTCACCGCCCCCCGCGGCCCTCTTGACTAACATAACCTTCGAGTTCACGTCGTCCCAGGACACGTCAAGACGGCCGACGGCGATAGACTCGTTGATCTGACCGACGAGTGAGCAGACGAAAGTCTTGAACACACCGTACTCGCGATGGTCACGAACCTCGACACCGAAATGGTGGCCGAGATGCAGGGCCACGTTTCTCTGCTCATACCCACACAACTCCGACCACGGTCGATCGTATTTAGCCAGGGACGTACCATCTAAAACCGACCTCGAACACAGATTCTCGGCCATCTGCTGCCAGGTCAGATCGACAAAGACGCCAACGGCCACGAACATGGGTTGTAAGACGGTCATAGCAACTTCCCGATCTCGTCGTACAGAGCCCTGGACAAAGACGTCTTCTCACACATCCAGCTCATTTTTCCTCGACCTCTTCTTCCATCCCAATCAATTGAGCAATACGTTTCAATGCTTCTATATGACCAATCACTGTCGGATTGTCTCTAGTCTCCTTAATGATCTCCGCAATCTTGTCGGCCATCTCCAAAGCATTAAGCCAATTCCCAGGAATTTTGTTAGAACTAACCACTTCAGTCACTATCCTCTTTCACTGGCGTCGGCCAACGTTCTGGAGTCTTAATTTTGTAGTGTTTATTGACTGGTTCTGGTGCTTCAATACCAGCTAGTTTCCTGGCTTTCTTAACTGTAGACTGAGTAACACCAAGACGTTCACGTAATGCGAAATCAGTCAGCTCAGGATCCTTCTGAAGAAGCTCAATAATCCTATCAACTATTTTTTGTCCCCTGATGACCACATCAATACCACGCGTCAATATTAAATATCTGAATCTCGTTTCAACGCGAGAATGGCGTATCCCGCAATATCACGCCAAGGACTCTCGCCTAATGCGTCTTTGTCTGTAGCGATACGAAACAGTTTGTCAATAATGCGTACAACAACCAGAGCATCATCCACATGTTCAAGAGAAATGCCCTCGGGATATAGGATATCCATTACCCTACCGGCTTTGCCAAATGAGTCGCCGTATGCGGCTTGCTTTTTCTCAAGTAGCTCACCAATCTCTTTCCCTAACTCAGGATATGTGATTACTGGCCTGGGCATGTTATTCTCCTTCTGGAACACGACGTCGTATCTTTTTGATACTATATTTTTCTATAACCTTAGCTTTGTCCTTTTTAACCTTGTCAGACATCTTTCCTATGTATCGTTCGAGAAAAATCATAGTTTGCTGGGCTAACTCAGCAGCTATTTCGTTTGGCTTTTTCCCAAGACGTTCCAAATCAACTAACGCCACGCTGTGGCGTGTACGACCAATCACGCTACGTAGAAACTCAGGTTCAACACGAACGTCAAAATAAACTACACCCTGCTCTTTATTCAATGATGGTATACATTGAACTGAAACTTGATGCACATTCTTGGTCTTATAACCAAGCTCTTCATCTGTAGGCTGATGTTCTGATTCGTCGAGGGTCGATGGTTGCTTTTGTTTATTGCGGCGATTTCTTCTTGATCTGGACATTGTGGCATCCAAAAGGTGGCCGGACGCCAGAAAACGCGATCATCTCCAGTCACGCGCCTCCGACGTCCGACCTAAGTGAATAGAGTTTTTGGCAACGTATCCGGGACTCGAACCCGGAACCCGTAGCTTGTTGAGCCACTGCCCTACCATATTGGGCCAACACGTTTACTCTAGTTTGGCTTCGCTCCTGCCTCGTTCTGATTCGAGTACCTAGGTTCATGCTGTTGGGCCCTGACTCTGCCACTGAGTTACCTTGCCAAAAGTGGGCACCACGAATGGCACCCACAGCACGAACACCTCGGCGCTCGCGCGTGACATTGGAGGCAAGGGTTGGGATCGAACCAACGACCAGGGTGGAATTTTGACCTCGGCACCGATCTCTCGAGTCCTGAACCAGCCGTGCTGGTGGGCAATACGCTGATGTCGACAAGCGTCTAACCGTGGCAACAACCACGGCCGCATTCTTGTCTTGGAAGCTGAGACTGACGCTCACAACAAAGCTGCCCTTGTATTACACCCGGGTTACCCCGAGATGTAGTCGAAGAGTTCCTTGGCCACGGTACGCTCAACCACCTCGACGGTGTTCGCGCGCTGCCGAGCCTTCTTCACTGCACGCAAGAGTTTGTCAATCCTCCCCAGGCAATCCGCCTTCTGCGCCACGGTCCACGCACCACTGACCTTGGTCGTAGTGAATTGGCCGATGACCTTGTTCGCAGTCCACTTCTCAACTTGTGCTGGGTGCTTGTCTGTGGCCGGCACAATGATCTTGTGCTCGACAGTTTTCTCCGTCTTCTCCGTGACCTCGGGATTGGCTGTGCGCCACACCCCGCGGCCATCCTGCTCCGCATGCTCCCACTTCACACCCGGCGGCAACGTAGGCGCGGCTTCATACAGCTGGCGAACTTCACGAAGCTTCGTCTCCATACCCAGAAGAAACGTCGCGGGCACGTCCTTCGCCATCGTCTTGCCATCCACCACGAGATCGGCCTTCGCCGTCTGATTCGTGGATTCCTTCTGCAGAAGCGCGTCGAAGTAGTTGATGGCCGAGTCATTCACCCAATCGATCTTATCGTGGACCGTGGTAGTCATCTCTTTGTGCTGCTCGGCACTCGCTTCTTCGTTCTTGCGCGACTCATCGAACATCAACAGCGATTTGTGATGCCCGAAGAAGTGATCTGGTTTCTTGCTGAGGGTGTTGATCCCCTCGTCTCTCACCCGCTTGTAGTTGCCGGCGAGATCCGATTCGACTGCCAACAATTCATGCATCTTTGCCATCTTCTGCCTCCGTTTTATCACTGCTACCTATATACCGCAGCATTGATTTTTCTTCACAAGTTTTTTTGAACCGGGCGGGAGTTGAACCCACGACATGCTGATTAAAAGTCAGCTGCTCTACCTTACTGAGCTACCGGTCCATATTGCGGGAGGGGGACTCGAACCCCCGACCACCGGATCATGAGTCCGGCGCGCTATCCAACTGCGCCATCCCGCTTCAATCACCCCAATCCATATCTGGATACAATTCGTCTAAAGCTTCATCGTATGCTTGGTCCACTCTTCTGCATTCGTATTCACAATCCCAACCAGCATCAGCAAACGCCTCGTGAGACAATCCTGTTTTACGCAAAGCGTCCATTATTGCTTCATATAATTCAGTACCGCTCTTCCAACTCATTTTCGTCTCTTATACGTGAAGCTATAATTCTCACCAAAAACTACATCACCTTCTTCTAAATGCTGGTAATTACCTTGCTTTGTGCAAACGACTGCATCCCAATCATTCACACACATATTTCTATACAACACCGAATCAGGTTTTTGTTCTTTAATCTCTGCAATGCTAAAAACCTTTCCATCCGGATAATAAATAGGACTTCTTCCAAGACTTTGCGTAATTTTTCGTCTGACTCCATTTGAGAATTCAACGGTGATCGTTTCAATTCTGTTGAATGCAAAGGCATATGACCTTCCTGGCATGTCTTGCCGCACTTCACGGTAGTCATCAGAATCCATCTCCTGACGTGATACTTCAGGAAAGAGCATACCGGAAAAGTAGAACTCAACGTAGGTGCAGATCTCTGACATGTTTTACCTCAATTTTTTCTATATACCATCACCTAGGAAACATTTGTCAAGAATTTTTAACATTGACTAGGCTAATTTAGCCGACTATACTGCTAATAGTCAAGGAGGAAGTGACAAATGCAACTAAAACCTAGACCAAAAACGAAGAAAATGAAACAAAATTATAAGGTTCCTACACCGAAAATTGAACCTGGTGATTTCATTCAACAATTGAAAAAAAACGGCATCAAAACCATATCGTTATTCAGCGGATGTGGCGGACTGGATCTAGGGTTCATTCGCGCGGGCTTCGACATCCTCTGCTTCAATGAGACCCACGACAAATCAGCCAACACACTTCGCCTAAACCATCAAAAAATCAAGGTTCATGGCGATGTGACGGAAACAGATTTCAGAAAATATGACAAACCAGATGTCATCATTGGCGGCCCTCCGTGCCAACCGTTCTCGAAAAATGGGAAGCTGAAGGGGGGTGATGATGAACGCGACATGATCCCTGCGTTCATGCAGATCGTCAAAACACTACGACCGAAAATCTTCTTGATTGAAAATGTCCCCAACATTCTCTCCGATCGCTTCTACGAGTACGTGCGCGAGCAGATATTCATCCCGGCAAGAGATGAAAAGTACACTACTATCAAATGCTTGTTGCACGCCAACGATTTCGGATGCCCACAGAATCGACAACGCGTGTTTTTCATTGGGTTCAGAAATAAGAAATTTATGAAGAATTTCCACATACCGTTACCCACACACAGCTTCGAGATGGGCGTGCGCGAAGCTCTCGGATTGCCAGCCATCGGATTCGACACATTGGCACCAACATTGACTTCTGGCCTCAAGAAGAAGAATCCAACAACCTCCATCATGAACTCAGCCTACGCCAAAGGCGTGTGGGAGAAGCTCCAGATTTGGGCACACGGCATCCAGAAGACGCGTTTGGATGCTCTGGACAAGGCTGTACAAGGAAAGAACCACGGGTGCTACAGGCTGTCGCTCGAGGACATCAAAATCATCCAGGGATTCCCAAAGGACTACGTTTTCAGTGGCCCGATCTATTCTGTTCTTGGGCAGATTGGAAACTCAGTGGCCCCACCCCTCGCCTACAATCTCGCAATCGCTATTCGTGATGCCATTTTGTCAGTAAAAAAATAAAGGCATTGTGGTATATAACCGTCGGAGGTTATCGCCATGCCGTACAAAATAAAAAAACACGCGGAAAAACAAAAATATCCACGTGCGAAAACACATACGTTCTACATTTCAACTGGAGATTTGAAAGAGATAGAAACACCGCTTCTATCAGACAACGATCAAAAGAAATTAGTCAATCTCATCACATGTGCTAGAGATCAAGATTACAGCACTCTCAATGACAAAGAAATAACGAGATTACTTTCTGAAGCCGATTATGGCATGCGCACCATGAACGGCGACACAGCTACAATAGATGTATCTGTACGTCAACTTTGCATTCTGATTGACACATATTGGAAGATGCAAGTAATACGCAATTGCTTCAAAAAGAACAGAGGAAAAGATGCCGCTATATCCGCGCCCAAAAAAGATGATGATACATAATCAAAAACTAATATCTGATGGTGATGTCAAATTCCTTCATAAGTTTGCTGAAGAAAAACTTGGATTGGATCGTTCGAAATTCTTAAATACAAAATTACATCCTTGCTATGAGCTTGATGAACAGCTTCAAGAAAAAGCAATAGCCGCTGGAGCTGTAGAAGTAAAGATAGACGAGATAATGAAATTAATAAAAAGAAATAAATCAAATCTAAATAAAGGTTTTACAATAATAGAAATCATAGTCGCATTCGTTCTAATATGTATTGTAATTGGTGTATTATCATTATTTGTTCTAATCGCCATGGCTTTACTTAAATATATAGGAATAATATAATGTACGGTCTACGATTTGTTAAAGCCACAGTTATACTGGCACACGCAACTGACAAAGTCTTTTTAAAAACTAATTTTCCTTCTCCATTCCCGGCGCACGTCAGTATAGAACCACTTACATTATCGTTTGATGTTGCATATAGATGTGGTGTGGCGTATGTAAAAAAACATTTTCCATATATAGAAGTAGAAGTTATTCCAGCTGGCGATACGATCGAGAGGTAATAAATGAGCTCATTACCAAATAACAACAAACCAAAATACTTTCGCGAAGGCTTGACGTCAACAGTCAGACTAAAAAAATTGACAGATGTCATAATCAAAGAAACAGAAAGCACTATCAAAGCACTGCTACACGCGTCCAGGGACGCTCTCAGAAATCACGGTGAAGACACAGACAGAGTCTCTTTATCCTGCAATTGCCCATGGTACTGTGAGGCATTCGGCGTCATGCGAGCACTTGAGTTTATGAGATACGGCAAATTTGCATCTAGTAATTTGTCTGCTGTAGAGCATGGTTTTAGCAACGAACCACGACAAAATCTTCGTTGGTGGTTTTGTGAACTAGAAAAACAAGTTCTAGATGAAGAAGGATTTCGTGGTAATAAGGAGTGTGATTATTGCCTTGATAAATATGGCAAAGATGACGCCGGTAGGAGAAAATTTCCATGAGAAAAAGATCGAAACCAATATGGCGTTCTCCTCGCGGCAACTTCCGACATTTCTTTCAAGACGACAAATATAACTACGGTTATGTATTAGATTATGGCAAAGATATTTTCGGTGCATTTGGGCCTGTATCTACACACAACTTCCAGACATTAAAAGAAGCCAAAGACTATATTGAGAAAACCTACAAGAGGGACTGATATGAATGACAATGCAGCTCTGGCCGTGATCAGACAAATGTGGCGCTCAGAAGGAATGAAATCAAAATATGGGGAGTTGGAAGAAGATGAAATCAGAGAAGCATATCTTCACCATGCACTGGCATTTGTCAATATTTGCCCGAACTACGCGTGGGCGCTCGGCAAAGCATATGGATTAGAGAAGCCAAAGACCCCGACCATAGGCCACTGTAATCTACGAACACGAATTTTCTATGCGCTAGTGTCTCAAAACGCGGCAAGAGACAGGTGCAAAGAAGACAAAGTTGTCGATTGGCCAATAGCAGAAGAATGGAAAAATCTAGACAACATACTGAGATTTTTCAACGAACCAGAAAAAGCTCAAAAAATCCTTTGTGCAGCAGCTTCAAGATTCGAGGCTGGAGAGGATTGGGATATCATCCCGTATCTTGCACATCATAAAAAACCAGTGAAAGATCTTCCAATATACCTGAGTACCAAACACTTCTCCAAACTGTGCGAATTTTGGATAAGGGAGGGGGATGATGCCTAGCAATTTTTTCCAATCAAAATTTGGAACAATCATACCATTCAATAATATCGATTACATGAGTAAAACAGATTCATGGAGTAGTGGCACAATAGTTAAAGTAATACTCAAAAGTGGTATGATAATAGAATTACATCCCGATGATCACGGTACATTTGAACACACGTATGCCGCGTGGTTAGACGCGGCAGAGGTAGAAGAATGCCCAGATTCATAATCAAGCTGAATGACGGAGAACACGACTGGTACATGGAGTGGTCTACTGTTGTAGACGCACCAGCGACTTTTGGTTTGTCGTTAGAAGAATTCAAGGAATACTATAAAGAAGAATATGGCAAACGAGGTCTTACAGAACTTGAACAACGTCTTGCGCGTGTAGAAAAAAACGGAAGCAGCAGTATGTATGGAGATACTGCTGATGAGATCATATCCAACAACCGGGCCGGTCCCCATGAAAGCCAATTTACAAAAGAACAAATCATAGAACATTATTGTCATAAAAGAGAAGAAATACAATGGTCATAAATTGGAAAGAATTCAAGAAGAAGTGGTTGAAAGTTTTTCTACACTATGAAAACGAATCACCACATGACACTCCAATTCCGCCGGCTGGCAAACAACCAAAGCTGAGACTCATTTTGAGTGAAGAGGTTGATGATGACGAATCAAATACCAAAGAATCTTGAAGAACTTTCAAAAAAACAACTTAAAAAAATGGCACGAGTCTATGACGTGCCGTACGATGATACCACCAAGAAGAAAGCACTGCGCAAGGCCATAGCCGCCAAGCTGCAACAAGAGGCGGAAGCCGAGCCAGAAGACACATCCAGAAGCAAAGAACAGCTCATCGCGGACTTCATCCGCTCGATCAACGCTATCGACGCTGAGATTGATGTGTACCGAGAACAAAAGAAAGATTTGAAAAAAGAGTACAAAGATAATCAATGGCTTGACGCCAAAGAACAAAGACGTGCGCTGAAAGCCATGAGCCTCATCAAAAACAAAGAAAATATCGACGAGCTAGTGAGTTATTACAAGAAGATTTTGGCTGAAACAGGAGGCGGTTGATATGGACGATTCACCAAAAGGCGGCCCTGCCGGTGCGCTTTCTAAATCAGAACGTAGACGATTTGGATTTCCTCCAACCACATCAGCAGAACCAACACCAAAAGAATTAGAACCAGACAACGTATCAGAATTAAAACGTGGAATAAACGATATGATATGGAGATATGGCCCTGGAGATATAACACTCACTGATGCCGATCACCTTGCGTGTAAAATATTAGATTCAATAATAAACGGGAAATTTGATGCGTAAAAAACAATCTATAACGACAACAATATTCTACATAACACTTATATTAATAATATCATTTTCATTAGCTAGAGGCGCATGTACAACAAAAGACCAAGCTATAAAAGCTGTGGAAATACTAGGATTCACAGATATTGAAATACTTGATAAATCAATATTTCTCGTCGGATTCAGAGGATGTAACAAAAATGATGCTGCATTATATAAAGTAAAAGCAACAAACCTAAATGGTAGAAAAGTAATGGTCAATGTATGTATTGGTTGGCCGTTCAAGAGCGCAACCGTAAGAACACCAATATAGATATAGGAGCTAACAATGGATCTGTCAGTTCATATCAATCAGCTGAAAGAAGCCAAAGCAGAACTAGAACATGATCTATCTAGAGTAATTCAAGATGTTATTAATGAGTTTGAAAAGAAATATGGTATTACACCACAAAATATCAATGTGTGTATGCTAGACCAAACAGTTTTCGGACAAAATAAACGTTTCATCGTTGGTGGTGTAGAGGCTGTCCTGTATTGAGGTGGATCATGAGCAACCAAGGATTCAGAAAAGATCTGGAAAAATTGATCAACACATACACGCTCGAAAATGTATCTGATACTCCAGATTTCATTCTGGCTCAGCTGATGATCAAGGCACTTGAAGCTTTTGAACACGCCGCCAACGAACGTGATGCATGGAGAAATTATGGAGATTTGCTTGATAAAAACGACAGAATGAAAAAAGCCCTAGAAGAAATTTGGCAAAAAGTAGATACTCAAGAAGTTTCCAAGAATTGGATTGTATTACGAGCGTTGCGTGCTTTAGGCAAAGACGACGCGCCAGAACATCAACATCGTCATCGATTCAAGGGTAAGGATTTAGATACAGTTTTAAATGGGCTTAAATCTACCGGCAAAGTCATTATTGGTGGCGATATTGAAAGTAAATAATCTAGATCCAGCTTGGGGCGACCCACCTGAAATACTGCGAATGTTGAAGGAAGCAGGATGTCAGGATCCAAACAAGAGTTAACAAATTCTCTAGTATTGAAAATATATGAAGATGGCGATCCATCATTGACATGTTTTATTTGTGGCGAAGATCAAACAGATTGTGAGCTCATGGTGCGACCTGCTTACAAGTCTGGTGGTCATAAAGGGCGACGTGTCACAATAGGAGCACATTATTATTGTTTGTTAGCAACACAAAAAATGAATAATACTGATACAATAAGAAACGAATTTGTTATAAGAGGAGAAAAAGATGCAGGTGAAAGATAGAAGAGTAACGCAACCAGCAGCCACTTTAGAACGAATAAAACATGGAGAAGTTTTTACATATCCAAATGAATTAGAGGACTATGAAGCTGAAGAGCCAGATGAAGACGATAATTATTTATATGTATTCATGAAAATATCATCAAAGCCAACAAACAAAAAACAAGCAGCAGCCAGTCGCGATAAGACACAAGTAGTTCGCTTAAACGATGGTCAGATAGAATTTGAACCAAATGAAAGAATAGTAATACCGCTAAAAGCGCATATAGTATTGGAATAACACATCATATGGAGGAACAATACTAATGGGACACACAGCAGCAAGTTGCAGAGAAACAGGCCATGAATACCACATCGTCAGAGCTAATTATTATAAAATGAATGGGCAAACAACTGGATTAGGTACCCCTGCCTATGACCACACAATAACATACTCTATGCTTTACTGCCGAAAATGTGGCGACACCAAAGAGATTATAGTATCTGATAGCCCAAAGAGTAAAATATGAGTCAAAAAACATATGGCGCAGTAGAAACAGAGACAGGCACTCTGTATCTATGCCATTGCACAAAACAAAAGAAACGAGCCATACTTTTTTCACGTACCCAACGCATTGACTACGGTTATGTACCGTGCATGCTGACGGTTGAAGACGCAAAGAAACTACGTCTGCTGCTGAAGAAATTCATCAAAGCCAGTAGTTAATGGTGATTATTATGCCGGAAGAAATTGTTACATATATTGAAGTCCATACGAGTTTTGGCAAATTACATAGCACTACAAAAATATTGCTAAGTGATCTACAACAAGCAAATTCCTACGCCATGAAAATCCTGGAACAAGACGCTCGTTCAAATATGCTGACTCTACAATCACATCGCTTTGAGCGTGGAGATGATCCCACAAACGAAGTATGCTTGAACTGTGAGCGTCATGTCAGGAACCATTATGGCGGCACAGAGTATCGCTGCTGCCCGAAGGAGTAGCCGATGGAGGCCATGACACTAGAACCAACCAGTGACGTGCTCGAAGCACGCAGACGCCAGCAGGAGGCGTACAACAAGCTGATAGCATCTGGCAAGCTTACCGAACGCCAGGTCGAGGTGTACTCGGCCATGTACAAACATAAGAATATTTATCCTAATGGAATGACGGCATTCGAGATCAATATCTGGATGAGTAACGTATCGCCAAAGCACAGTGACGTTCATAGAAAACTGCGCGAACTTGAGCGTATGGAACTAGTGAAACAAGATGGTAAAATACTCTGCACAAGAACTGGCAAAAACGTCAACAGGTGGTTATTGACATGAACGCCGCTTCAGTTGCAGTTATCATTGTTTTTGTATTTTCAATTTTATTGATACCAGTAATGATATTAACAATAACATTAATCACTAGAAAAATATTAGTTGATTTCACAGTGGAAGGAATGTCCTTTACTGTTGATAAAGGATTGAAAATATCACAAACTCAAATACAAAGAATACTATCACTATATCTTTCTGATATGGGGCCTCATCCATTCAATACAAATTCTCTACGAAAACATATAAAGAAAATCACATGTACACTACGTAATAGAAAATTGAAATCTAATTTACGGTCAGGTACATTCAACGGACTCGCGCATTCTGCAAAGAAAATCGAAATCGCATGCGACCAAGAGTTTTGGAACGAAGATGATTATGTGCTTATGAACAAAACAGCTTTTGAATACGAAATAACCAATGCTTGCATTATGGGATTGGTTAAAGACGGATATTATATAGCTATGGCAGAAAAATTTATTGATCCATATGACGAAAAAACATGGTCTTGGTTCAAAGACTTGACTGGTGACAAGAAAATTACGGCAGAAGACGTAAAGCTATGGAAAGAAAAACGCGAGCCATATGATGCGGCGTTCAAAGAACATAGAAAAATAACCAGTGCAATCGGTGTATAGTGAAAGGAAAAGTAATGGGACTGGGGCCTCCTGTCTGTTTGAACTGCAGTATCCTGATGAAGTTGTATAACGAGGCACCATACTGGAGATGTGCTAAGTGCAATGAAGATAAAAGATTCGGTCATCTATGGGAATATCCTAAAGAAAAACAAAAAGAAATAGAGGAAAATACTCACAAATTCTATGAAAATCTGGTTAAAACAAATGGAAAATGATGAAAAAATCATAAATGCATTACAAAATAGGATAAAAAATCTAGAAAAAGATCAAGAAATACTTAGAAATCAATTGAAAATTATTGAAGATTTATTGAAAAAAACTCAATTGAATGTCCTTTCAGTGATAAAAAACGCGGAAGAGGATAAATAAATGTCTCCAATAGATCCTGATACTCAGTCGGAACTCTGGGCAAAACAACAAAAAATCAAACACACTAAGACCAGGGAACAAGAAGACCTGGAAAGAGCCCATGCCTTGTGCAAGGAATTGGCTGTACGATGCGCGAATGCCGAGGCAGAAGTCAAATACCTGCAAGAAGAGTATGTAAATCTAAAGAAGCCATATATGAGCCCTGTGCTCGAAAGAATGCACAAGAATAGAAAAGTTGGGAAGGGTGTCAGACTCAGTCCAAATGAAATATCTGAATTATTTTTGGTAATAAAAAAATACAAAAAACTTAAAACATTGTGTGAAGAATACAGATCAGAATTAACAAATTCAGTCCCTGATTATCTGTACAGAAATAACATCGTCCAAAGAATAATGAGGCATATTGATGAATAGAATTGAAATGTTGTTCCAGTTGTATGAACAACTTGGATATACAAGAAAACAAGTAATGTATTCATTGAAAGATCCAGTCGCCGCTGCATACAATGTGGCTAAGCTCCTGTGGATCAACAAGCATCCGGAAAACGAACTGACGGAAAAACTTAGAAATGATTTGTTGTGCCTGATGGCATATGGTCATTTCCCAGAGGAATAGCATTATGAATCGTTATCAAAGAAACAGAGACGTCGTCGTTGAACATGTACGTCGTTTTAAAACAAAACCTTCTGATGAAGAAATACTTGAAGGTCTTGTACGTACTGTGCGGTTCATGTCGCCAGCTCCTCTCTACTGGCTGATACAGAAATGCACTGGCCTAGGTGAGATGAACGCCAGAAAACTGTGCGAAAGATTTGATTGTAACCCTGACGAACAAAGGTAATAAAATGAGCAGATCAGAACGAGAAATGATGTTGGAAGTCACAAAAATGATGCAATGGATCAAAGAGCGTAGTAACCAACGCAAACTCACGACCCCAGATGAAGTTAGGGGAATAGCTAGATACGCGATGGTAGATAAACTAATAAATGAGATTGAAGAAAAAATAAAAGAATTAGTTCAATGTGCAAAGAGAAATAACCAAGCCATACGAAATCCAATGACAGTTATCGTAAGCGGCGAATACTCAAATGACGTCAGACAGCGTGTAGCCGAAAAATATGTGGAAGCTGGTTGGGAACAAGTGATACACAGTACATCATCAAAGAACGGAGAAAGACCAGGCCTCACGGCCATGAACTTCTATTGGGAACTGACGTAGGAGACAAAATGCCAATGCACTTCGATCGATTTCGCTTGCTGAACAACGGCCGCAAACTGAGAAACGAGTCTGAGCACCCGGTCTTCGTACAGGCTGAAGACGCATCCCCACAAATTCCGGTGGCTCCTGGCGAGGAAGTCCATCTACCATATTCGTATGAAGGAGGTTGTATTATAGAAATTCAGCAAGACGATGAATAACCACTGCCGCCAACTTGCTCTACTGTCGCTAATTCTACCTGTGTCGTGTGCCACGGTACCCGAACCCATGCCAATGACGCCAACAGAACTGTGCGAGAAAAAGTGCGTGGAGGAGCGTGACGCGTGCCGCGATGCCAATAGCGTCTACTACTGGAACAGCTGTGAGTTCAAGCTCAGTGATTGCCTCACGGCGTGTGACGAGCAGGTGCAGTAAATAGGTGAATGAGCGTGTTTGTAGGACGCCCTACGCGGCGAGGAGGAGTGTGATGGGTGGAGCAGCTTGCACATGTGAGGCCGACCGAGACGTTTGCGTCGACTGTCTCGAGTATGAGGTCGAAAGACTCCGCGACGAGAACGGACGGCTGCGCGGGGCTGTGTTGGAGTTTCTCGACGCTTGGTACTGCAACCAGCACGGTCCCAAGAGAACGCCCGAGGCACTGGTGTGGGTGGGGCCACCAAGGCCAAACATCAAGAATGCCCCTGGGCACGCGCATTCTGTCTCCGGAGTATGGGACTGGGACAATAACTTCTATTCCAACAAGCCGTGCAAATTGTGTAACACGCTGGCGTGGCTGCACGAGGTTCTAGAATGATCAGCTACGAGCAGGCACAATGAGCAAGGGCCCCAATCATCGCCGGGGTACAGAGAGATACCATGATAACGGTCCGAGATGGGAGAACCCTTGCCCTGAGAAGGGCTGTAATTCGACGCATGTGGCTCGGGCAAGACGCTGGTGGAAAAGATATAGAAACAAAGCCGAAAGACAGAGGTACAAAGAGTACGACACAACGGAGTAATAAGATGAAAATCACTATAAAAAAAACAAAAAACAAAGAGAAAAAATTATTTAGTATGGAATATGGAGAAGTTTTTTACGTTGGTGACAGCAGAATGCCGGCAATTTTAATAAATCCAAAAGAAATTGGTGTAGATCATTGTAAACCTGGAACAAAAGGTTTAACAACAACTGTATTTGATACAGATAAATGGCTAAAAAAGAAACTATCTCTCGCCGTTTGTTTCGTCGAAAGCGGAAATGTACAAATACTTGAGAGGGATACGGAAGTGTTTCCTCTACCGGATTCAAAACTCATCATACGAGAATAACCATGAAAACTTATGACTGGGTGGATGTGGCAAGGGCCCGGGGCCTGGCGTACCACGCACATGGTACACAGCTGTACGACCACCGGCCGTACGTCGAGCACCTGGATCACGTTGTGCGCCATCTCCAGCACTACGGCTCCATGATCTCGGTTGTCGGCTATCTCCACGATATAGTTGAGGACACGAGTGCCACGCTTGACGACGTGGCGCAGAACTTCGACTGGCAAATCGCTCACGCCGTGGACCTGGTATCAGATAGACCGGGACCGAATCGCAGAGCGCGTAAGGCCCAGAGCCGTAAGCGGCTGGCTGCGTGTGACGCCAGGAACCCAGTGCACATAGCCGCTCTCATCACGAAGGCCGGGGACAGACTCGCGAACCTCGAGACCTGCGTCAAGTACCAAGACTCACGGCTAAAGATGTACTGCAAGGAGCACACGGACTTCACGGCGGCTGTCTACCGCCCGGGACTGTGTGAAGGACTCTGGCAACGAATGTCAAAAATCATGGTGTCCGCACTCGTAACCCTGAATGGTGATAGGAGTCTGTGATGAGAAGTCTTAGACCGTGTCCTGTGTGTGGTGGGAGGCATTGGTTGATGTTCACGCTTGAGACGCACAACGGCTGTAGTGAGCTGAGTGAGGACGTGTGGGGCGAGGACTCGTTCTTGGGCCAGGCACCCGGCTCCCCGCTGATTGACGACGATCTGCTGTACAGTGATCCACCGTTGTCCACAACGTTGTTCATCGACGTGTGTGAGGGCTGCAGCTCTACGTTCTCTGGCTAGATAAAAAACCATTATAAAAAGTCAGGTGCCAAAGATGAAAACCAAAAGGATTAGGCACTGGAGTATAGATGACATAATGAAGGACGCCACTCCGTGTAGGGAATGGCCTGTGTGGCTAGTACGCCATTTCTTCGCAGAAAAAGGATTAGAAACAATTACTGTATTTACAATACTTGAGGCCCTGGAACTGGGTGATGTAGACGCCGTGTACCAAGCCATGAGAATGGTTGGGGACGTGGTCAAAGAACTGTATAAATGTGTGTGGGGCGTAGAAACAAATCGTCTACATCTATACGCTGTTGCCGAGGTAGAAACGTATAACGCATTCATCAAGTCTATGGGCATGTTGGCTGGGAGTCAGTTCTGTACCAGAAATAGAGAATTCATTTATCAATTGGTGTACGACGTTGAGGTCCTTGGACGCAGTGACCTACTTTCTTAGTTAACGTTCCCAGAACAGGTTGTTGAACGTGAGTGGCGTGGCGTGGTAAGCGCCGGGCGCCCAGTCCCACAGCCCCTGTGACGGGGGCCGGGTGGCGGATGTACGTTGATAGACGGGACTGGACGCGGCCCGCCAACTCTAATATTTTTTTCTACAGACGTGATACTAGTTCTGTTGAGTTCTGTGTGGGCTGGCAATTGGTGGTGGGGCCCGGGGGGTCTGTGACTATGGTGGATGCCGTGGGATTGGTGGGTCATAGGGGATTGGGATTAGCTCACCGGTGTCTGTAATTAGCTCACTCATGACGGTATTAGCTCACCGGTGTCTATGATTAGCTCTCAATACTGTATTAGCTCACTGATGTCTATGATTAGCTCACCGGTAGGCTGTGGTAGCCGGGGGGTGGGCTAGGGCATCAAAAATATGACCCCAAAATATTCCGGCACCTAACATTGCGAGAATCGTGCCAACATAACATCTGGCCAGTTTTCTATGATAAGATACGGTGAAAATTAGCCACGCGCCAAGCTAAGATGATGGCACGATTATTGCTAGCCTAGTGATAAGCTATTTAGCCTTGCGTTATCCTACTTTAGCCTACGTGTAGGTTAGATGCGCCACAAGTGCGCGTGTGTGCGCGATTGTGTGTTCATATGCTGCAATGTGTTCTTTTGTATGTATTTATGCGTTTTTGTGTTCAATTGTAGATACAAGTAAGAGATTGTATGTAATTGTAGTTTTATATGCGTAGTTATGCGTATAAGTATGCTTTTGTATGCAATTATGCTCTTTTGTGTTCAATTGTAACCATATGTGTGAAGATATGCTCTTATGTATGTAAATGTATTGATATGTATTCATGTGTAAGTTGTTATCTCAATATCACTGCTTGGCACGATACTTGCTAGACTAGCCTAGGTCTCGGCTTGGGTAGCCTAGCGATAAGCTATGCACTGTCGCAATTTGACACACTAGTGATCGTCTCGTTTTGAGGCAGTGATAAGATATATTTTAAAATGTGATTTAGATCACATTTCCTCTGTATTGGACGATCGCAAGCCTATCCATAGGCTGATATCTCCGATTTTTTCGTTCGTTAGAGAGCATCCTAGGAGCTCTCAGCACGACATATATATATGGTGCCATAGGTACAATGATATATAAATTATGCATAAGTTATATATAATTATGTGTGTAAACAAATGTAGGTATTGTCTCACTTTTCTAGCAAGTATTATACCAAAACAAGTGAAACGAGCACCACAAACTAGATGTAGGACAAGGTAGTAGGGGCGCGCCCGCCATACTACATCCACCCCCATTTGTATACCTTGTCCTACATGTAGGACATTGGAAAAACACAATCGAAAACCGTTTTTTTGCCTATGGTCGAGATTGTATAATAATAACAATAAGTTGTGCCGATAGTTATAGGTCTTTTATGTGAAGTTATAGGGTAATGAGATCACATTGCTTAGTCAATGAATTCAATAACTTAGCTTGCATGTAGGCTAATGTGACATATGCACACACAACACGAAATACTAGCCTAGACAAGAGCTAAGATTTCAATGATATCAATACGTTATTAAAAAAATATCTAATCACGCTCTAAAGCGTGATATAAAGAGATATCAACACGAGGGAAACCACATGATCACGATCTTGCTTTGTATCTCCGCCGCTCTTGCCGTCGCCAGCATGATCGCCAATCACAAGCGCTTGCCACTTGCGCACACAGTACAAGTAGCACCCGAAACGATCGCCGCTTGGCATGCATACTGGGCACCCGAAGCGTGCCAAGCGCGCACGCTCGCAGCTTGCGATCGTCTCTACCCGATCGCCGTGGCAAGGTGCGAGCGCATCAAAACCGAACTTGAGGCCTATCACGCAAGCCTCTTTGTTGAACTCAACAGCGCACCCGCAAAGCGCGAAGACAGAACCGCAATTTGCCATTGCCCGATCTTGGATTGAAACGAGAAACCACGAAACACGAGGGAAACACGATGCTCGCAACACTCGCAACACTCGCAACACTGGCCACAAGCGCACCAAAGAACCGCAAGCGCGCAACGCGCAGAACAGCAACACGCAACGCAGCAAAGCGCGATCGCAAGTTGTTCGAGTCCGTGGCGCCGAACGCGATCGATCGCACTCCGAAGCACGCGCGCAAGCTCAACAAAGACGATCGATGGTACAAATCAGAAGCGCGCCAGCGCAAGGATCGCGCCGATCGGCGCGATCATAGTGGCCAAATTCAGGAAGCGCTGGCGACGCAAGACAACGCGACGATCGCGCCGATCTTCGGGACAATGGCAGATCGTCTCGACGAGAAAGCGGCGCACGCACCGATCCACGTGCCATATGATGACAGCACGTGCGAAACCATGGGCGATCGTCTCTACTACGCGCAATGTCACTACACCGAAACAGAAAACGCGATCGGCAAGCTTGCCGCAACGATCGCCAGCGTCGACGGTTGGCACTTTGACGACGAGGGAACGATCGCGCCCGACGGATCGCGCTTGTTCTGGGATGGCGCTGGAAACTACCGGGGAACGTTCTAAACAAGACACGCAAACGGGCGCAGAAAACACACCAAGTTTTCATAAGACGTCAGAAGGGATCAAGCCATGATGACAGAGATCAAGAACACGATCGCCGCTCTTTTCCTCGCACTTCTCACCGTCGCCAAACGCAATGCGAGCCCGACAACGCACCAACTAACCCACGTCTCAAAGAATATCAAAACCGGTGAGATCCCGGTGAGCCGTTCGAGCCGTTCCACTTGCCCGATCGTCTGCCCGCTCCGTGGATCGGGGGGTTGTTACGGGGAGGGGGGAAACTGTAGATTTCATTGGGACCGCGTCGACGCCAGCGCCTATAACAGCGTCTCAAATTGGTCAAATTTCTGCCAATCCGTGGCAGAGATGGATCCGGATAGCGTCACGATCTGGCGACACAATGAACTAGGAGATCTGCGCCCCGAGCAAGACAACCCCGATCGCATCTGCGCAGAGTCTGCTGCCATGTTGTGCCAGGCAAATTCCGTGGGCGCAAACCGCGGGGGGTTCACGTATACGCATCACGACGTATTGGGAGAAACGGGCAAGGAAAATGCGGCGCACAATAGGGCCGTGATCCAGGCAATGAATGAAAGCGGATTCACGGTAAACCTGAGCGCGGATAACCTGGCAGAAGTGGACGCACTGGCCGAACTTGAGATCGCGCCCGTGGTCTGCGTGCTCCCTATGGGCACCGACAAACCCGTCAAAACCCCTGCGGGCCGCACCGTGGGCGTGTGTCCTGCTGCGGTGCGCGATGATATCACGTGTGCCACGTGCAAGCTCTGTCAACGCCAGCGCAAGGGGATCGTGGGCTTCCCTGCGCATGGTGCACGCAAGGCGAAGCTGAGCGCCGCGCTGAGCGCGAGCGAGTAGAGTCCCGGGCTTTGTGGGGTTGTGCCCAAGAACAACCCCTCACCATGCCCTAACGGGGAGATGGGCACCCATCAAAACGGGAGCGCGTACCATGGCCAAGAACACCACCAAGATCGCGGACCTCACCTCCACTCAGATCGTCGCCCTGGCGAAGATCCTCACAGATGGGGGGAGCAAAGACACGGTAAACGGCGCACGCGATGCCCTCGAAACGGGCGCGCACTCCTTTGACTTTCACGTGCACGTGTGCGGGGAGTTCGCCAAGGGCCGTGATGTGCCCGACGCCAAGCCCACCACGTCGATCCCCTTCACGATCGTGTGTGCGCTCCTCATCCGTCGCATGGGGATCACGCGTGACGACGCCCTGCGCTACCTCGCAGAGGCGATCCCTGAGGCCATCAAAATCGGCAAGCAGGGGACCAAGGCGCGCAACGCTGTCCTGGAGCAGGAGGGCGTGACCGATGCCATGGAGCGCTTCGATCGCGAGGTGACGTCAAAGCTCCCGCCGCAGCACAAGCGCGGGTCCATATCCGTCAAAAGTGCGGAGGTCGAGCGCGTGGAGGACCTCGTGGTGCGGGCGGGTGCCGAGGTGCTGACCAAGGCCGTAGGCTAGATTAGCCTGCCCCTAGGCTTCCACCGGGTTGTGCCACAGAACAGCCCGGCTCCACCCCTAACGGCGGGCTGGGGACCGTCAAAAAGAGGAGCGCGAACATGAGCAAGACCACCACCGTGACCCTGTCGAATTCATTCCACGGCACCGAGACCCGGGTGCGCGTGCCACAGACCGTGGCCTCACACGCACAGGCGTTGGGGTGTGACGTGTGGACCTACGTTTGCCACCTGGCAGACAACGGGGACGGGGCCATGCGCCGCCGTGTGCGCCGTGTGCGGCGCGCCCTGTGTGGGTGCACGGGGTGCGCCTGTGGCGTGGTGCGCTAAGGCCGGTCAAAAACCGTCAAAAGATGTGGAGGTGTTTCCATGTATTCGACCGCTGATGTCAAGGTGGCTAACGCCACAAGCCGGGGCGCAGGTGCCGTGGGTGCCAAGGCCATCGTCCCACGCATGGTGCTGGAGATCGCCAGGCCCGAGGACACAATCCTAGACTTCGGATCCGGGACCACGGCGCAACACGCGCAGATGCTAAGGGCCAGGGGCCTGGACGTCACAGCCTACGACTTCGGGGAGAACGTCAGGCCAGGCGTGCACGACACCCGAGCGCTCAGCCGCACATACACCCTGGTGTATGCCAGCAACGTGCTCAACGTACTGAGCTCGCGCACCATGCTGCGCATCACGATCCGTGAGCTGTTCGACGCCTGCACGTGGGACGGATCCGTGGTGTGCAACTACCCACAGAGCCCTCGAAAGGCGGACCTGAGACCGTCAGAGATCGAGGCTGAGCTGTGCGAGGTGTTCTCGTCGGTCACGCGGGTGGCGGGCACCAGCAGCACCCCGGTCTGGGTGTGCATGCCGTAGGGGGCCAGGTGCAAGAGCGAGGCTGAAAACCGAGGTCGAAATATTTGGAGGTGTCTCTAAAGGCAAGGTACAAAACCGTCAAAGTCAAGGAGCTTTTAGCCTAAGGTGTGGCTGATGACGTAGGGCTTTATCGGGGCTGAGCCCGGGATCAACCCTGTACCAAAGTGATACACTAACTCGGCGTTAGCCTAGTGATGGGCTGGTGCCTAAGCCGGAGGTGTGAAAGCGTCAAAACGAGACACTAGCATAACGTGTGGCTAAACCTGTGCAAGGCTGAGTTAGCCTTAGCTGCGGCTAAAACACTTTTAGCCTGAGGTGCAGGTGCTACAGCCCTATGCGGGGCTGTGAAAGTCACCAAAGTTTTCCCGTAGTACTACGTACTATAGAAACGGGGTGGTGTCTCTCGACACAGGAGGTTCAACGGCGACAGAAAAAACGTCAAAATTGGGGGTTGACGGCCTCGATGAGGTGTGGCGGCAGGTGTTTTGGGGTGTTTAACCACGTCCCACACCCACCCCACAACCACTGTGTAAACTTGTAAACTGTGAGCCTGTGGCCACTGACGTACACCCACACGACCGACACACAACACAACACACGTGAAAAGCCGCACACCGCATAATGCACAAAGAATATATAAAGGGAAACAACGAAACCCTCAAAACGAGTACATATCAGTACAGGGTACTGTACTACGGTAGTGGGTAGTGGGGAGTACAGCAGTGATAGTCGTGGTAGTTGGAACTATTTGGTGGGGGAACAGCGCGGGGCTGGTGGCTGGCTGCGGGCGGGCGCGTTTTTAGCCGTGCGGTGGGCTAGATTAGAGGTGAGATATCCGATGTAGTATACTTTGTATACTACGGGATAAACGGTGATAGGAACTTGTTGTGGTTTTATTTACACTTTTTTTGTTGACATTGTTGAATAAGGCTTTAGAATAGCTGTTTGGTAAGCTAAACCAGCCTCGTTGAGGGCTAAAGGAGATCGACCATGGCAACAGGCACAACTGGCATCTACACAACGCACTCCACGTACAAGGGCAGGGGCCAGCACCTCGCGTGGTCAGACGGCCGGCTGCTGGCAGAGGCCGGTACGGAGATGGCGCTGCACGCCGAGCTCCGGGACGCAATGGGCGTGGACCTCGACGGTGTGCTGCACATCACGGCGTACATCGACGGCACCTGCGTCAAGACGTGGGACGCCTGAGCCCCGAACACCTCAAACCAGAGAAAGGAACGCGACATGACACTGGACCAGGCACACAAAATCGTGAGACTGCTCGAGGACGCTGGGGTTGATGGCGTCGAGGTCAGGGAAGAGTACAGTGGGCGGTGCATGTACGGCAAGACGTGTGTCGCCCTGTACTGCGACGTCGACTGCTGGACTGAGGTGGGCTGGGCGTGTGGCGTGCTGGGAATGACGCTGCGCGAGGTACCGTCGAGGAGCGATGCACTGGGCACGGGCGTCGTCCTCTACTAGCCCTGACAAGGGCTACAGCAGCCCCGTGAGGGGCTAGAAGGGTTGGGTCTGGACATGGCACGAGTCATCACGTTGAAGTACGCGGGGACCTGCGTGCACTGTGGCTGGCGTCTGCGGCGGGGGACGCGCGCCAAGTGGTACGGCGGGGGGCGCGTTGCGTGCGTCGACTGCGAGAAGTCGGATCACGAGGTGAACCACGGACGATATGACGGCCGCACGGCGTACGAGCGTGGCGATCGTTCGCCCGGCGCCGTGGCCTCACACTTCGATCGCTACGGGGTCTACCTCCAGGACGGGTCGCGGATCGGTTGCAGCTGCGGGTGCATCGACTACCCGTGTTGTGGGCATTAGCCGTGGCCGGGGCTGACATAGCCGTGTACAGGCCAACGGTCCTGTGCCAAGTGTGCCGCGGGCGCTGTTGCCATACCGAGCCCGGTGCAGCGCACCCCGCGGACTTCGATCACAGTGTTGAGCTCGTGATGCAGGCCCTGGCCTCTGGCCGCTGGGCCCTGGACTGGGTGCGAGGTCCGACCGAAGGATCGCGCCGCCGGTACTTTGTCCGACCACGAACCACCGACGAGTTGTTCGAGGACCTACCGTACCACGGGCCGTGCACAGGCCATATCCTGGGGCAATGCAGCATGCTCGGCGCCCGGGGCTGCGTGCTGTCGTGGAGGCGCAGGCCGCTGGTGTGCCGTGCTCTGCGCCCTGAGCCCAACGGCTGCTACCTGGCTCTGCGCTATCGTGACATCACGTGGTGGTGGCGTGACTGGTACACGATCTTTTCAGCACTGCGGCCACCCGACAGAACCACGTGCACGCTTGAAGAACTTCTGAGCGCTTTTACGACAATGACCACTTACGGTCTGAGGTAGAAAGAAAGGCTGATTTTTTTTGATGTTTGCTGTCAGAAAGTACCAGGGCCCCGCGTCTTCTCACCAACAGCCAAGGGAGAAGCCATGCTGAGCTCAGACGCCATTGACCTGTATTTCCACACCGTGAAGCGCGGGCAGCACAAGGGTGAAGTGCGAGGCGTCATCGTGCACTGGCACTGCTCCCGGCCTGAGCCGGGCGACGAACCACAGCTGATGATCATTGGCATGGCCACCATGAATGGTGAGCTCATACCGTTCCAATACTACACCGATTATCAAACGGGCGAGCCCATGATCGCTGCCATGTGGCCAGACAACGTGTCAGAGGGCTTGCCGTGGGCAGAACTCGAGCACTCCGTGGCCCTGACGGTGGTGGAACTACTCAGCCTGCCCGTGCGAAAGGAGATGCGACAATGACCGAGGAACAGCGGCTTAGCCTCACGATAGGCTACGGCATCGACACCGGGGGCTATGAATTCGAGGCCCCGCCCAAGGCCCTCGAGGCCTGCGCCTGGGGCGTGTGGGACAACGTGGATCCGGACTACGTGCCGTGGGTGTTGGACTATTTCACTGGCAACGACTACTGGGGCCTGTCGTGCACGGTGTATGCACACGGCAACTACAGCTGCGAATGGCCAGCAGCGTACCGCGAGGGCGAGTATCGGTACCGACTCGTGGCGAGCTGTGCTGTGCTCCCGGAGTCCCAGCGCGAGTGCAACTGCCATGGGCGCGAGGTGGCCGAGATCGTGCGCGGCAAACGAGTGGTGCGCTGGGAGTTTGGCGACGTGAGCGACGATCCGTGTCCAGGCTGTGATCGATGCGCTGGCACCGGTCTGGTAACGGCGCCCGGGGGCAGTTGGGCACTGTACGCATTAGCCGAGGAATAGGCTAGATATCAACACGTTATGAAATAAAGAAAAGAAATGTTGATGAAATAAGCGTTTCGTGCATAATGGAAAGCTGGAGGACGATCAATGACAGACTACGAAAGATGGCAGCAGAAAGCACGCGAGGCGATCAGCGCCGCCGATCAGTACCTGGCGGAGCGCGAGCGCCAGCGCCTGCGCAACGCGCTGCTGTCCGACTGTAGTCTGAGCGAGGTAGAGGTCGCCGAGCAGCTGGGCCTGGTGTCTGTCGCACAGGTCCGTCGTCTGCGCAACCTGACCGGGATCCAGCGAGAGGAGAGCTGACATGAGCACCATCTTTTTCGAGTACCACCACGAGATCGTCACTGGCCCCCGGCATGGTGAGCGCACCCTGCGCTTCGAGGCCTACGCCACACCCGTGATCCCCGCCAAGATCTGGGGGCCACCCGAGGACTGCCACCCCGAAGAGGGTGGAGACTTCGAGGTGTACGACGTCGAGTGCGAAACCCACGAGATCCTGGACATGGACCAGGACACCATGATCAAGCTCTCGTCCGTCTACGGCAAGCCCGGCGAGTACCGCGCGCTGCACGTCGACATCGTGGTGGTGAAGTGGGCCGACGGCGAGGTCTGTGCCGTGGAGCTGGATGAGCTGATGGAGTGCGCCTGGGACCAGGCGCCCGATCCCGACGACTACTACTAGCCCAGTGATGGGCTACAACGAGGGAGACTCAGCATGACCCTGTACCAGGCAATGAAGATCGCCACCGAGCTCCACAAGCTCAACATCAAGGTGGAGGTCCTGCCAGAGTACAGCAGACGGGGGATGGCTGAGCCCTGCCCGGCATTGGCCTGCGGCGAGGATGTCATGGTCGAGGTGGGCTGGGCCGCTGGTCGCCTGGGCCTGGAGCTGGAGGACGCGCCCCGGCACTGCGAAGAGCTGAGCATGGGAGTGATACTGTACTAGCCCATCGCTGGGCTAGGGAGAGAACATGGAGACCATCGAGAAAAAGACCGTTGACCTCGTGCCCGGTGACCGTGTGGTGTGGGGCGATGGCAGCAAGCCTGAGAACATCGACTATGTGCTGCGCGTCGAGGACTACGGTGAGAACACTGTGAAGGTCCACGTGCGCAGACCAAGCGGCACCACGTTTTTCTACGCTGGTGTCCGGTCGGTGCAAAGAGTGGTGGCGTCATGACAACAAGAAAGGACAAGTGATGGACCCCAACGCCTGTCTCAAAGAGATCCTGCAGATCTGTGTGGACATCGCCGAGCGTGACGGCTGCGACTCGAAGGGCGGGTGCTACGACTACGAGGTGATCGAACTGGTCAACCACCTCGACGCGCTGCACGGCTGGCTGTGCAAGGGCGGGTTCCTGCCCGAGGTCTGGGGGCAGAACCGATGACTGCCAATGGCTACTGCTGGAACTGCACGTGCGACGATCCCCGAGGCCTGCGCGGGATGCGCCTCGATGACGTGGGGCGCTGGGTGTGCCAGGTGTGCGGCGCCGAGCAGGCCAGGTTCCACACCACGTGCCCGGTGCATGGTGAGGACTGTCACCTGCACCCACCCCTGACCGAGGAGGATCAACCATGAAGCGCTGTCCAATCTGTGGCAACGAAATAGAGCAACACGACTATGACGGGCTGACAAGTGCGCGTGCGTGCTGTGCCGAGTGTGCCCTCCTCACCGCTCAAGAGCTCGAAGACAAGCACCCGGTGTGGTACGAGCGGCTGCCCACACTCAACAGGTGCTGGGAAGTGTGCAAGCAGGTGGCCGGCGACTACAAAGGGCTGCCCGTGGCACTTGGCGCTGGATGGGTAGTGGCTCAAGAGCAAGTGGAGATCGAAGCAGCAGACCCCGATCTACAACAACACCCGCTGGGCAATGACCCGTGGCGAGCTGCGGGCATTCTTTATCTGTCGATCATCCGATACCACGGGCTCAAGTGCTGCTGGAACTGCGGGAAATGGAGAACAGACTGCATACCAGTATTGATGATGCAACAACAAGACGGCGCAGTGCGAGAAGTCAAACGGCACTTGTGCCCAGACTGTAGCTGAGGCTTAGCAGGCTGCCCTGTGCTGGGCAAACGGAGGTCAGAACGATGGATACCTATTGGAAAAGCAAGATGCCTGGAGACGCACTGGGTTCGTTCTGCGAGGTGCTCGAGGACCTGCCCGAGGGCCGGGGCGTGCTGCTCGTCAACCCCCAGCAGCGCCCGGACTGGGTGCGGCGCCCGGACACCGATGAGAAAGTGCGCGTGCTGCACCGCTTCGTGTGCGACGTGAGCTGCGCCCGCTGCCACGCAGAGAGCACCGGTGTCGAGGTCCTGGCCCTGGACGGCGACATGTACGTGTACGGCTGCCGCCACTGCCACGGCTTCATCTGGGTCCACGTTCCTGCCTGATCTCCTAGCCTAGCATAAAGCTAAAAACACTAATAATTTCAAAGCCCTGGTTCGTGGCTAATATAGCCTACTGTATGGCTGGCATAGCTCGAGATGTGGCTGCCAATGAAGATCGTCTCAATGCAGTACTCATCTTGATTTCCAATAAATTCAATAAAAACTTGTTGTTGTAAAATAAAGAAAATAAAGTTTGATTAAATCAGCATTTTTTGAGACGATGACATCACGTCGAGAACTCAAACCAACGAGGGCAACATCATGTGTAAGACCACCAAGGACAACAACAGCGTGAACGTGGAGCTGGAGCGCCGCCAGCTGGGCAACTGCGTCGTGTGTGGTGAGCCGCTCTTCGTGCCCGAGAGCGCCGAGCGCGGGATGGGGCCGTGGTGCGCCCAGACCTACCGCTACGTCCTCGACCAGGTCAACGGCGCGGCTGACCCCGTGGCCTTTGACGAGGCCTGTGCCCGAGCCGGTCTCACCATCTCCCTCGACGCCGGCCTGAACAAGGCGGGCAACGCCATCCTCCAGGCCCTGTGCCAGGGTCTCGCCCCTGAGCAGGCCACAGCCGCTTGCGACGCCCTTGTGGCCCTCGGCCTCCGGAACAGCGCGGCCATCGCCGGTGCCAACCTTCGCATCAAGGGTCATGACCAGGGCGCGCGCAAGGCCGCCGTCAGCGTCGTGGACGCAGGCAAGTACGGCAAGCGCCTCGCCGTCAAGACCAGCTACTGCCCCGAGCTGCTCGACAAGTTCCGGGCGATCCCCACCCGGTTCTTCAACCGGGCCGAGAAGCGCAACGAGTTCGCGACCAAGCCAGCCATCGCCAAGCAGGTCTTCGCCATGATCGCTGAGAACTTCCCCAAGGCCACCTTCAGCCGCGAGGCCCGTGAGCTGGTCGAGCAGACCGAGCAGGCGCCTGCGACCACCGAGGCCACGCCCAAGGCCAAGCCCGAGAACAACGAGCCCACCTGTCTGACCAAGGTGCGCGGCAGCGAGCTGGGCATCAAGGCGCCGTACAACCCCACGCTGGTGGCCCGCATCAAGGCCCTGCCCCGCGGCCATCGCCGCTTCGACCCCCAGACCAAGGCGTGGTGGGTCACTCGCCCGAGCTGGGACGAGGCCGTGGCCATCATCAAGGACATGTACGGCGAGGACGTGCGGTGGGCCCCTGAGCTCGAAGGGCGCGAGGAGCGCGAGGCCGACGCCAAGCGCCTGGCACGGGCCACCAACGTCGAGGCTGACGAGGCCATCGAGCTGCCCGGTGGCCGGCTCTACCCCTTCCAGAGTGCCGGCGTCCGGTTCCTGGAGCGGCAGGGCGAGAAGTTCGGGGCCATCGTGGCCGACGACATGGGCCTTGGCAAGACCGTGCAGGCCCTGGCGTACCTCAGCCGCGACGCAAGCCGCCTCCCGGCGCTCATCGTGGTCCCGGCCAACGTCAAACTCAACTGGGCGCGCCAGGTCAACACCTGGCTCAACAACGGCGTCACCCACAAGATCGCCGTTGTCGACGGCAACAAGATCTTCGAGGTGGTCGAGGGCCGCAAAACCAACAAAAGCGACAGTATGACTACCGAAAATTGCAAGGCTGCCGACGTCGTGGTCATCAACTACGACCTGCTGCGCCGCCACCAAGACGTGTTGTGCGCCGCGGGCTTCTCCACCCTCGTGCTCGACGAGAGCCACTATGTCATGAACAGCAAGAGCGCACGGAGCAAGGCGTGCAACGCCATCGCCAAGACCGTCACCAAGCGCATGCTGCTCACCGGCACTCCCATGTTGAACCGCCCGAAAGAGCTCTGGCACCAGCTGAACATCTGCGACCCCGTGGTGTGGAAGTCCTTCTTCAACTTCGGGATCGAGTTCTGCGCCGGGCACCGTGGGCGCTGGGGCTGGGACTTCACGGGCGTGAGCAATGCCGATCGCCTCCACGACCAGCTGATCGGTCACTACATGGTCCGCAGGCGCAAGTCCGAGGTGCTCGAGGACCTGCCGGCCAAGACCGTGACCTGCACCAACATCGAGGTCAAGGCCGCTGACCGCCGTGAGTACAGCCAGGCTGCCAGCGACTTCCTGTCCTGGGCCGCTGCACAAGGTGGTGACAAGCTGGCCAAAGCCCAGCGTGCCGAGGCCATCGCCCGCCTGACCACACTGCGACGCCTGGCTGCTGAGGCCAAGACCGAGCAGGCTGTGGCCCACGCCGCTGACTTCTTGGCCAGCCGCGAGGACGAGCAGCTTGTGATCTTCGCCCACCATCGCAGCGTGCTGACCGCCATGGCCAAGGGACTGCGCGAGGCCGGGCACGAGGTCGTGAGCATCCTCGGTGGCGACACCAGCGACCAGCGCCAGGCTGCCGTGGACACCTTCAGGACTGGCCAGGCTCGAGTGGCAGTGCTCAGCATCATGGCCGCTGGCACCGGCACTGACGGCCTCCAGGACCGCTGCCAGAACGCGCTGTTCGTCGAGCGCACCTGGCGCCCCGCTGACCTGGCGCAGGCCGAGGACAGGCTGCACAGGATCGGCCAGACCGCGCCGGTGTTCGTCGAGTACCTGGACATGATGGGTTCGATCGACACGTACCTGGCCAGCATGATCGAGGCCAAGCGCGCGGTGTTCGGTGAGGTCGTGGACGGTGTGTCCGTGGTCAACGAGACGGACGTGGCGCTGGGCATCATCCGAGAGATGTTGAAGTAAAACCTGGGGGCGGTGGACAACCGCCGCCCCCTTAAAGGGCACGAAAAAACCACCAAAGTTTTAGGAGAAACACCATGAACAAGATCCGACAGCAGCACGAAGAGAAGATCATGAAGATGAAGGCCGATGACTGGCAGCTCTACACCCACATGAAGGGTGCTGGCCTCGCAGCACACCGGCTGAGCAAGGCCGCGTGCAAGGCGCTGCGTCTGCTGGACGAGGAGTTCGCGGCGGGCAACGAGCTGACCACGGCCGTGGAGGCCGCGTTCTACGTCATCCAGACCGCCCGCCGCAAGCCGGGCAACAGCGACCTTGGGGCTGGCGACACCGAGCCGCGTGGCGTGTCGCAGGACATCATCTGGCGGTACATCGCAGAGCGCTACAACTGCGAGCCCTACGGTTACGTCCACGGCCTGCTCTACGACCTGTTCTAGGGAGGATGTCATGTACCGGTACCAGCTACAAACCAAGCAGGGCACCAAAATCGAGGCCACGTTTGGCGACCGTGACACAGGTGCTGAGTACCCTCTGGGCGTGCTGCCGCTGGTCCAGGCCTTTGCCGAGCTGGACGGATGCCGGGTAGTGGGCATGAAGCACAACGCCAACCTCGTGCCGAGCTGGGAGCGCTGCCATGGCGCAATTCAGATCACCAAGCACCACGAGGGCTCGCATCACGGCGCTGTGGTTTGCCTCAGAACCCCGTACTCCAAACAGGTAGACCTGGTAGTCGACGGCGTGCGTGTGTTCTCCAGGCCCGGACAAAAGGGCATTGCCTGCGTCACGACACCAGGCACAGAATGTCCTGACCTCACCACGGCCTACCGCCAGTCGATCGCCCTGTGCCAGGCGTTGATAGCCACAGGAGCCCAGGGTGGTAGGTGGTGGAGCGGTGTTGAAAAACAGCTCCGAAAAAAAATGGCCACCAACGACCTGTTCAATTCAACACTGACAACCGCGAAGGAATTTGGACCGCAAGACATTGGCTACAATTCGCATATATCGTACGTAATAATATAAAGATAAAAGGTCATAGAATTCTGTCAAAGTTATGCTGTTTTTAATTGACATAGCGATTGAATAAAATGAAAATAGCAAAATGCTTTGATGTTCGATGATATACTGATTACAAACAACGCTCTGATAAAAGAGGAGAAAAAGATGAGCAAAAAGATCAGTAACAAGAGCAAGAACGAGAAGGCCACGGGGCAATTGACCAACGAGGGGATGCTGAAGAAGTTCATTGAGCTGTACGGCGTCGGGCCCGTGATCAAGGAGCAGATCAGCGACATGACACCGGACATGGCATTCAGCGACTTCCTGGGCATGCTCGACGACAAAGGCGTGACGGAGTACGTCCAGGAGATGACACTCAAGGAACTGTTCGGCGTCAACGGCGAGCAGCGTCACAGTGAACCCAAGGTCCTCAAGCGCAACATCCTCAAGGTGCTGCGTGAAAGCGGTGCTGAGATGAGCGTGAGCGAGATCGGCGAACATTTGGGGGAGGCCAGCAAGTACATCAGCATCGCCATTGCCGCGTTGAAGAAGGCCGGGCAGGTCCAGAGCAAGGGCGAGAAGAGAACGATGAAGTACTTCATCACCGGACCCAAGGACAAATAGAACCACAACAACAATGTGTGAATACAAACCACGTGTGACTCAATAGGAGACGATATGCGCGCCACCAGAACCACTCTCGAGCTCACCTTGAACCCTGGCTACGTGCGCAACTGGGGCGCGTGGGAGGCCATCAGGGAGCTCCTGCAGAACGCCCAGGACGCTCACGACATCGGCCGGGACATGGAGGTCAACTACATTACCAACACCAAGGAGCCGATGCTGCGCATCGTGAACCAAGGTGTGGTCATCGACCGCGAGACTCTGCTCATGGGCACCACGTCCAAGGCCGAAGACAACCGGCAGCGTGGCAAGTTCGGTGAGGGCTTCAAGCTGGCGTGGTTGGTTCTCAGCCGCATGGGTTTCACCGTGCGTTGCCGGTCTGGGGCCGAGCAGTGGATCCCGCACATCGAGCACAGCGACCAGTTCGGGGCTGAGGTCCTGAAGGTGGAGTGCTCACCCGTCAAATACCGCAATGCGATCCAGGTCGATGTCATTGGGCTGGGCAAAGAGGACTGGGACGAGATCAAGGAACGTTGTCTCTTCCTGTCGAAGATCAAGAAGGCCGACATGATCGACCTGGACTATGACAGGATCCTGACGGCAGAGGACAAGGTTGGCGTGCTGTACGTCAAGGGTGTGTACGTTGGTCGGTTGCCTGGTCGCTACTTCTACGGCTACGACCTGGACGATGTGGACTTGGATCGTGACCGTCGACTGGCCGATCCCTGGTCCTTGAAGTACGCGATCACCAAAGTGCTGAACAAGGCTCTGTCCCGCAAGATGGTGAAGACCGAAGACATCTGGCAGCTGCTTCAGAATGATGAATGGGAAGAGGGGCGTGCAGTTCGCGATAACCTGTACACGAACAGCACCATCTCCACGGCCATGGCCAAGATCTTCACCGAGAAGCACGGCGACGAGGCCGTTCCTGTGTCGAGCAGTGTCGAGACCATGGACGCCAAGCACTATGGTATCAAGGGTGTGGCTGTGGGCCGCACGCTGAAAGCTGTCATAGAAAAGGAGACGGGGTCATACGAGAGCAAGCAGCAGCAGCTGGAGACACAGGCCAAGCACATCTACAGCCTGATGGAGCTGGAGGCCGAGGAGCAGGTGCGCTTCGAATGGGCTGTGAACCTGGTGAAAGAGCACTGCCCTGGCCACGAGATCAACATCGTGGACTTCTACTCAGACGCCATCCTCGGCCGCTGGCAGGGTGATGGACGCATTGAGCTCGCCAGACGCACGCTGACAGACCGCAAACAGCTAATCTCCACCCTCGTGCATGAGCTGGCACATGACGGTGGTCTCGAGGACGGCAGCGTGGAGCACCGAGATGCATGCGACGAGCTGTTCGCAAAGATCATTTGTGCCTTAAGCGCCTAAAAAATCCGTCAAAGTATCGCCATTCCTAGCCTTTTAGGCAACCCTGAAAAATTCACAAAAACTTTCACCAATTATGGTATATAGAGGTGCGCCTTTATAGGGTTCAGCAGATATATTATATGTCAACGTCAAAGGAGAAAAGGAAACACAATGTCTGGACGTATTGAAATCCCATTGAAGAAAATCGATAAAAACGATCCCGAGAAGCCTCCGTTCTACATTGGTGAATGGGGCGCACCACGATGTGAAATTGATCTATCAGAGATGAAATGCCTTGTGTTTCCATCACGTCGTAGGGATGGTGGGCTCACTCTCATCATTGATGAGAAGAGAGAGCGCGACTATCCAAAAGAAGAGTACGACGAGAGAGAATGAGCGCTCAGATATCCTGCCTCCAATTTTCTACATCACATTCATAGAAAAATTCTACGAATCTTTTGCTATCGTGTAATTATAGATGGTGGAGGAATAAATGCTATTCAGCGTCAAAGAAGAAAAACAATACGACACAATCCGAACCGCTATCAGCAAGGGCGCAACCATTGGTGTGTTCGGTACCAACGGTAACAAAGGTATGCGAGCTCATGCCTGGCGCCTGTTTGGTGATCGTGTCGAAGTCCAAAACGAACAAGGTTTCTGGATGCTGTTGGCAGACAGCGACATGGACCACCACTTCTCTGTTGGTGTAATGGGCATAGCCACAGACTTTTCTGTCCCGGCAGAATGGCTGCCATATGTAGAACTATAGGAGGCAATATGTTGAAAATCATCATCGTGACAATGTTTTTTTGTATAGGATGTATATCTGTGCCACCTGGTGGATATACCTCACCATACGCAAGCACGACCACCACAGATACAAGCAACGTGTACCAGTGCATCGCCGAGTGCGATGCACAGTACGAGACATGTCTGTCGCGAAGCCACATCAACACGAAGAAGGCGTGCGTCAATGAAAAGAACCGTTGCATCAAAAGCTGCCAACGGTGAATACGATCATGAAGAATAATACGTTAATACACATCAAGAACTTCACAATAGCTGGATGGATTCACCTGAAACAGGGTCATTTAAAATCTGTCTGCTGTATGGCATGGGATGCGTGGAGGTACATTCTACGTCTGTTGCGGTACGAATACTTTTTCCCAAAAAAATGCAACAAATGCGGTACATATATGTTGGTATTTTTTCACCGTTCCGAATTCACTATGAGGGTCAGCGACTCAACATATCCGTTGAGTGACTGGCTGGTGTGTGCGGACCAAGACTGCGGCGAGAAGCGCTGCCTCTGAGGGAGACATGGCGAAGTACAGTGACAAGGAGAAGAAAGCCACCACAAAGCTGCGCAAACTGAGAGAAGAGCGAGATGAGCTCAAAGAACGGTTGAAGTCTGTGGACGAAAAGATCGTCAAGCAGGAAGAGAAGGTGCTTGGCCTGCTCGGTGCTGGACTCCACGTCCTGGGCAAGTGGGCTTGCGCCATCACCATCACACCACGCAAAGGCGCACGTACACCAAAGTACAAGCTGATCGTGGACAAGATGGTCAACGACGTGATGCTGGCCAAAGAGAAGCTGCTGGCAAAGTATCCGGACCAGCCACGCCCGATCATGGACTTCGCGCGCAAGATGCAGTCGAGCTACAACAAGGGGTTGGAAGAGCACACGACCATCGGCGAAGACAAAGAAGTGGTCAAGATCGAAATCTCACCTGTCGCTTCCTAAACTTTCCTTTATAGAAAAATAGAAAAAACTGTATGCTAGTATTGAATCATCGATACAGCAAACAGAAAGGATCTCACTATGACCGCAGGTATCCAGGAACACGACAACATGTTCTACTACGGACAGCGCCCGTGGCACGGTATGGGTGTGGAGGTCCCAGACGCCGCGACCAGTGACGAGGCTCTCGTGGCCGCGGGCTTGGACTGGGAAGTTGAGACCCGCGAGCTGTTCACCGAGCACTACGGTGAGGAGCGCATGAACGTGATGGTGGGCAACTACGCCATCGTGCGCAAGGACACGGAAGAGGCGCTGGGCGTGTGCGGCAGCCGCTACCACTGCATCCAGAATCGAGATGCCTTCGAGCTCCTGGACGGGATCGTGGGCGAGAAGCTCGCCATGTACCACACGGCTGGCAGCCTGTGGAACGGTCGCAAGGTGTGGATGCAGGCGAAGCTGCCCGAGGTCATGCGTGTGGCCGGAAACGACATCCTCGAGCAGTACCTGCTACTGAGCACGTCGCACGACGGTAGCGGCGCTTGCAGCGGCATGTTCACACCGGAAAGAGTGGTCTGCCAAAACACGCTGAACATCGCCATGGGCCGTGCCACCAACACCTTCAGGATCCGCCACACAACCAAGTACAAGGACAAGATGGAGCAGGCGAGAGAAGCGCTGGGGCTCGCACACCTGTACTTCAACAGGTTCCAGGAGCGCGCGGACTGGATGGCGCGGCAGAAGTTCACCGACATCCAGATGCAGATGCTGGCGCAGGGCTTGTTCCCGGCAAAGGACGAGAACGAGGTGCCGACGCGCACACAGAACAACAGGAACAAGGTCGTGCGTCTCTTTGACCAGGGCATCGGCCTCGCCGACTTCCGCGGTACTGCGTGGGCAGCGATCAACGCCGTGGCCGAGTACACGGACCACCACCGCCAGTCCCGTGGTGACGAAGCGCGCCTGAATAGCGTGTGGTGGGGCGGCGCCGCGCAGATGAAGACCGAGGCCATGAACCGGATCGACACCCTCCTCAAAGCTGCCTGATTATAGAAAAATAGCAAAACTTTTGCTGTAGAATAAAGGTATTCACAGGAGGATATCATGCTAGTCCAAGGACATGACGCCAACAGAAAACAAAAGCGTGCATATCTCAAAGAGATCTGGTTGCCCCAATGGTTGACCCAAGCACTGGGCGTGGCACTAGCAGCACACGACACCGACACCCACGTCTACAGCATCGAGATGGACCCAACATTGTGGAAGGTGCGCACCGTAGTCCCAATCCTGTACGCACACAACGGCTGGTACCAAGTCGAGGAGGAAGAGGAGATGGTGTATGCCGAGGTCAATGCGCGCATCACCATCAACAGCAATGCTGTGGGTGTGGTTCAGAAGATCAAGTGGACAGCAGACCGTGGGTTCTACAACTTGGCTCAATGCGTCGAAGAAGCCACAGAAGACGAATCAAACAACGCACCACCACCAACCGGGCGCAAGCGTATGCTGATGAGAGATCTCATGGCTCAGTCTCTCGAACAAACCAATGAAGCCAATGAAAACAATGAGTTCGAGGACTATCGTGTCGAGCAGATCGTTGAGGTCCTGTGCGAAAGTGGAATGGGTAAGAAAGCAGCCACCAAAAAAGCTCAACAGGCAGTCCAAAGCCAACCAGAATGTCATGATATTGATAACCTTATTGACTTGATAATTTAAACAAAAGTTCTCCAATAGTACGTTCCAATCTTAAAGTAATTCCTAACGTTTCAAGACAATCATCTGTATTTTTCTATTGCGTATCAGTCACACCACCGATAGTCCTATACGCTGATAAAAAATCGGAGGGTACAGTGATTGTCAGAAAACCACGCCCGAAGCTCCGCCCACGCCCGAAACTCTATCCACGCCAGAAAAAATTCACAGTCACTGACGAAAGAAAACAGCTATTCCTCAAAACTATTCAAGAGTTGCGGCCATTCCTTATGCGTGAAGCTGGGAAAGTATCTATACCGTCATTTATAGATAAAGAAGATCTTGTTCAAGAAGCATATTTAAAAATGTTTAAGAATCTAGACAAATATGATGAGACACGCGCATCAATCAAAACTTGGTGTATGTATATAGCACGCAAAAACTTCTTAAATACTGCTGTGACAGCATTTAGAAAAGATTCTAAATACACACCTAAAGATCCAAAACAACATGTAAAAATTGAGGTAATGAAAAACCAAGATATCTCAGTCGATAAAATCAAATCATATCCATATTCATGCCAAGCAAAATGGGATTATAGATACAAAGAAATATTAGAACACACAGAAAAAAGATTAAAACCTTTTGCACGGCGTGTCCTACATTCACTACTCACACCACCAGAAGAGCTGGTGAATAAAATTAAAAACGATCGTATTCAAAAAATGCGTGAACGCCACGTAGGCCTCATATCCAATTTGCCATTTGAATTTGTGATACGTAATAATCATCTAGCTGAATTTTTCCATGTTCCATACTATAAAATAGCAAGAGCAAAAGATGAAATATATGCAGCGATCAACGACGCAATTGCAGAATAATCCTTCGCCCCCGTCGTTCAAACGGGTAGGACACCGGGCTTTCAATCCGGCAACGTTGGGTTCAAATCCCACCGGGGGCATTCCACCCAATATATTATGGAAGAAAAAGTGAAAAAATAAGAAAAAAACTTGCGAAAAGTTCGAGCACCTGTGGTATATATTTTTTAGCGAGAACTTGGAGGTCACTTTAGGAAGACAGCTCGAGTGGTCGAGCATCGGCATGCAGAGCCGAAGGTTGAAGGTTCAAATCCTTCTCTTTCACTCAATCGTGATGTCCTACTTCCCTCGCTTTAAACGCCTTGTTTTGGTTGAGAACTTGAGGGTCACTTTAGTGTAGCTCAGTTGGAAAGAGCAACGGTCCTGAAAACCGTAGGTAGCTGGTTCAAGTCCAGTCACTTAGAAAACGTGATGCTCTAATTGACTCAACCATTTCTTTTAGCGGGAACTGTGATGCTGGTTCAGACAAATAGTTTATGTCAAAGACCCAGCTTCCGTAATTACCGCTAGATCTTTCCTTTCCTCCACAAACAATTTGATGGAGAACTCCACGGGAGAGGTGATGCTATGAATACGTTGGTGCAAACGCACTCGAATGAACAGCTGCTGTGGATGCCACGGAACAAGACTGCTGTGAAGAAGATGAGCAAATCCGTCTGCTCATTCCTGGACACAGCTGTCAGCTCCATGGGGCGCGCGACGCACTACAACACGCGCGCCGAACAACAGGCTGCCGAACTGCGTGTGCACGACGAACTCTTTGGCCTGGAGAGGGACGTATACGCCGTGCTGTTGACGCTGCCAGGGTTGACCGACCGCAGCGTGCAGATCGGTATGAAGAAGCTGCTGTCATTCCCCCGGAACGGCGTGGAACAAGCGTTCCTCGAGCCGGGACAAGAACGCATGGTGCTGTACCACCTGTTCCAAGCTCTGCCACCACAGCGCATGTTGAAGCTGATCGATGGACTGCGGGTGGGTGATGCATCCCTGGGTCTGAAGAAGGCGAACAACGCCAGGACAAGAAAACTGATCCTGCGCACGCTGCTCTCGAGCCCGAGACTGCAACTCTGGTCGGTGAAGTACAGGACAAAAATGCGGGCGGCACTGACCCACGCCTGGGGCCTACGGCTAACATCAATCATCGGATCGATCCTGAAGAAGGGTGGGCGTTACCGAAAGAAGAAGGAGCTAACGATTCTCGAGCAGAACATCCGGAAGCACTGCCAGCTGAACAGATACAAGGAAGTGCTCGAGTGCGTGGGCTTCATCCTGGACGTGCGTGAACGCCTGAGCCTGCCTCTCTTCGTTTCGTTTGAAAAAGCGAAGGAAGATATCAAGGCTGGCTCTAAACTTCCTCTGGAGGTCCTGGAGGGCCTGAGAAGCACATACCACCCCGACACGAAGAAGGAGGATGTGCTGAAACTTGTGGCCAAGGGCGGCAAGCTCACCGGCCACCAGAAGATGGCAGTACAGAAAAGAGCAAAGCGCGCAAACGTCGAAGTCGACATGGACCCGACGAAGTACGACGCTGTGCGCCTATACCTCTACGCGTTCGAGTGTGGGCTGACGCAAGAGATTGCGAACGCCTTGGACGAGAAGGCGAAGGAGACCGCAGCGATGTTCCCAACGCGCTACAAATCGGTGGCCGTCATCGTGGACGCGTCACAATCGATGGCTGGTCACCGCAGCCAACCACTGCGACCCCTGGCGGTGGCCTTGGCCATGCGCGACACCCTGTTGCACACCGGTGATGAGAGTCAGGAGTACCATGTCAGTGGTACAGACATCGAAGCTGGCGATGGTCTCGTCCGTCCGATGGGTGACACAGCCATTGCTGACAGCTTGGTGGAGGCGCTGAACGACGAACCCGAGGCTGTGTTCGTGATCAGCGACGGATACGAGAATGCACCAGCCGGGCGCTTCGCTGAGGTCATGCACCACGTGCGGGAGATCGGTATTGATACGCCTGTGTATCATTTAAACCCGGTGTTCGCTGCCGAGTCGAAAGGTGCACGTGAGCTGGCGCCCAACGACGGTGTACCAACAATGCCAGTGCAGCAACCTGGGCAGCTCACAGCCACCTTCATCCGAGGGATGATCGAGGCAGAGCCAGTGAATGGAATCAACGCCCTACTACGTCTGGCCCTGGGGTCAGTTGAGACGAGAAAGGCACTGTCATGACACGCAACCTCACAGTCGAAGAAATCCTCAGAGGAATGGGACGTGGCAGAACCCAAACCGTGGGCCACATGTCTGTCATCCCGCTCATCGACGAGGGCGACGCGCAAGATGACGACTTCGCACCACCAGACTTCCATGTGGAAACATCGAACTATGGTACGGTTCAAGTGCGCAATACAGACAGCACACGACCAAGCATCGTACCGACAGGTGCTGGTTGGGTGACAAGAGAACGTGCACAAGACCACGCTGTGCCAAGCGCGTTTTTGGTCAAAGCAAACGGCCGCAAGTCCATCGAGACAGCCATGTGCATCGAGGACAGCCAAGGTGGTTACATCAGAGACCAGAAAGCGATCACCATGTTGGTATTGCCAGCATCAATACGATCTCATGCTCTCAGTATGAGACACAGACAAGGTTATGACAAGATCTGGCCGCACATCAGAAGTCTGAACAAAGAAAGTGGAGTGCCACATACTGGTGGCCACCTCACTTACTTCTTGAAGCACTTTGAAAAGCAGCTGGATGAGTTCGTAGCTGAGTTTGAGTTGGTGCCAAAACAAATTGGTGCCATCATCTTGCTGGGAGAAAACGTGGTTGGTGTCGAACGCGCTCCAAACATGGCGTTCTGGGAACGTGTGTGGGAACCACTGATAAGAGTCTGCTACGGCTCACTCGCAATTCAGTATCAAAAGCGGCACAGGCAAGCGTCAAAATTCTTTGTGCCCATGAGCGTGGAGGTCAAATCGCTGGCTGGTATTCACCGCGCACTGAAAAACGCCAATGCGCAGGTCAAACTGCTGAGCGAAAAAACGATCGAACACGTGACACAACAGCCGCTGCTGTCAGAAGGTGCAGCCGACAGCAGACTGCCCAAGATGAGTGTGGCGACTGTAGCCAACCAACAACTGGCTGGGCAAATTCTGTATAAGGAACGGCAAGGCTACCCTTATGTGTCTCTGTGCTCAGCAGGTGCGTAAAATGACACTATCGGAACTACACCAAAGAATCACTGAACTCATCGAAGATGGGTATGGTGACCACGAAGTGATGACAGCTACAACACAAACTCTTATACCTGTGGGTATTTTCCCACCAGAGGATTATCATCAAGAGTTACCATTCAGTCTAAAAAAACTTCCAAAAAATACAGTCTTCATCGACGAAGACGAGCGCTCGTAGCGCAGTTGGATAGCGTGCCTGGTTGCGGGCCAGGAGGTCGCAGGTTCGAATCCTGCCGGGCGTGTTACAGGGATGTGCAAGCATTTGGTTCGGTTGGGGCTTGTGCGGGTGATAGTGATGTGGGCGGCTATCACCACTTCTTTCGCGTCCGTAGCCTAGGGGATCAGGCATCTGACTTCTAATCAGAACTACGCGGGTTCGAATCCTGCCGGACGCGTTACTCCTGGTACTGATTACTTATTGTGATACTATAACGATTAAATCAGCACAAGGAGGGATGATATGTCTGATAAGGAGAAAAAAGTCAGCGGCTCAAAAAATATTCTAGTATCTATACCAGCATTGATTACAGCAATAGCTGCATTAATAGCTGCAATCAAAAGTGACAGTAAAAATGAATTAATGCTTCATAGTTTATTTAATTATTCAACACAAGAAATATCTAAACTAAATGAAAAACATGATGAACTAAAAGATCTAATGTATGAAATAAAACTTCAAATGAATACAGCGGCACCTATGATGCCGGTGTCAGCAGCTGATGAACCTGATGCAATCAGAGCATTCATGGGAGAATGTCAATCGGATAGCGACTGTCCCGTAATGCACGAATGCCAGGATAGCCAATGCGTAGCTGAAGAATCATCACATGATAAAAAACTAGTTACTATAACAAAACCAACTCCGACATCTACTATGTTTAAATCCGGTGAAAAACCACAAGTCACGTTCAAGGAAATACAACAACATGTTCTTGATGAGGGGAAACCATGGCAACAGACAAAATAAATGTTGAATGCGCAGTGCCGTGCGAATTATGCGGAAATCCTCCATATAAATTCATGCCTTATGATGGTATGCATATAGTTGTTTGTGAGCAATGTACTCAAGAACTTGAAGAAGAGTCCAATCAACAATCATTATCCCCAACCCCATCGCCAAAAATAATTAGAAAATAATTATATTTTGAGTTGTGCTTTGCCGATGGTGGGTGATAGGATCGAATGATCCCACAGGAGGATGCCATGAAAACTACAACCAGCGTCACGTTCATGGTCCAAACCACAACCTCCTTTTCTCTGCCATATTCGGACTTATTGTCCGGGTCAGATCGACTTAGTAGCCCGTTCAATTGGTAAGAGCTGCGCCTGTTCCAGGGTAGCTCAGCTGGTAGAGCGGCGGCCTGTTAAGTCGCTGGCCGTGGGTTCGAGCCCCACCCCTGGAGCCATTGGGCGGCGCTCTGGGTAAGCGGGTTGGGCTCCAAACCCGACCGTCTGTAGGGTTCGATTCCTTAGCCGCTCGTCAAAAGGACACAAGATGTTGATGAAGGGTCAGTTCAGAATCATGTGCGAGTCGCTGGTCTCGCAATTCGCGAAGGCCGGTCTCAAGTTGGAAATCACAGACAATCCTGTCGGTGGCCGAGGTGTCAACCGCGCTGTGTTCGGCATGGACATCCAGCGCAAGATCAAGGGCAACTGGCGCAGCGAATACTTCAGGATCTGGCCTGGCGAAGAGGTGAACATCCAGGTGATCAACACCGACAAAAAACTCAGTCAACTGGTGTTGATGGTCCACGAAAAGGCCCGGGAATTCACCGAGGAGGTGGGCCAGTACGTCGCGCGTGAAGTGCCACAGCGAGACATCGTGCGCCGTCTGAAGAAGGGGCGTGTGGTTGTCCGTCGGCGCACATCGAGCAACAAACGCCACTTTCTGTTGGGTGTGGACGAAAGACAATTGTTCATCGCCCAGCTGCCAGAAGCGGCACCAACGGTCCAGCGGGCCCACGACAGACTCAAGGCTCCGACCGTGTGGCTGTACGAAGGCAAGCAGATGGGGCGTACCATCCGCCAGGGAGAATGGTTCTTCCTCAACGTGGACGCCAACGAGCAGGCCAATATCGACGAAGCGGTAGGCAAAGGCCTGGTGCAAAGGAAAGTCGACATCGCCGCAGCCAGGCGAGGAAGACGTGGAGGTGGTGGGAACCAGCACGTGGCAGAAGAGCTGATCGTCGCTGATGGAGTGCGCCTCGAGCATGGCTACTCGATCAGGGGGCGGGAGATCTTCGTGCGCGGGAAGGTGCGGCACCCGGAGCACAAGACGGTGTCGTTCAAGAGCTGGCGCAAGGTGATTCGCAATACCGAGTCCAACGAGGGCCGCATGGAAGGTGTGGCCTGGGTGGATTGAAAATTTCAGAAGTACCCCGCCGTACTTCTGAAAGGAGATGTGGTGGGTATTGGGAAAAACATAAAAAGAGACGAGCCGTTATACCATCGTGTGCATTTCTGTGCCGAAACTCAGGACTGTGAATGGTTTACGCCGAAAGAGATCGGACGGCTACATACCATCATCCAGAACGAGATTTGGAAGTTCGGAGAGAAAGGGCCACAGATCAGTGTGTCGATGATAGCGATCCCCGAACACATGGTACGAGCGAAGAGAAAAAAAGACGAAGAGAAGATGTCAGAAGACATACGCCATGAGTGATGGGAAAAGAAGATATCACTGGCTGACTCACGGCTCGACTATTGTAGAGCACCGTAAGAACGGTAAGACCGGTCGAGTACTAGATGGAAAAGGCACTACTAAGATGCAGTCAGTAAAGGTTCGATGGAAGGATGGAACAGAACAATGGGTTCGTAGGAAGGAACTCAGAATTCTGTAGGTATGGGCTCATAGTGTAGCCAGGTTAGCACGCTGGCCTGTCACGCCGGTAACACGGGTTCGAATCCCGTTGGGCCCGCCAAAACATCTTCGGCAATCCGTTGATGTTTAGTCTTTGAAAACTGAATACGAATCTTGTGGACCGGTAGCTCAGTAGGTAGAGCTGGGGCCTGAAGAGCCTCGAGTCGGCGGTTCAATTCCGCCCTGGTCCACAACCCATGGGGGCATAACTCAATTGCGCAGAGTGTCTGCCTTACAAGCAGATGGCTATAGGTTCGAGTCCTATTGCCCCCACCATGGACGGGTAGCCAAATGGTAAGGCACTAGCCTATAGAGCTAGCAACGCAAGCAACAACAATTTCTTTCATCACTCAATACGATTGAGAACTCAGAAGTTGTTTCAGCATAGTTTTTCTAGGTTCGAATCCTAGCCCGTCCACCTTTCGGGAGATAGCTCAGTGGTAGAGCGGGGATGTAAGTGACGTCTAAACTAACGCTCGTGCCTCACACATGGAACTAAGACGCCACTTCAGCATATGGAGCTCCCAGGTCGGTGGTTCGATTCCACCTCTCCCGATTCACGCCACAGTAGCCCAACTGGTAGAGGCATGCGACTTAAAATCGCATAAGTGAGGGTTCGAATCCCTCCCGTGGCAACGGGTTCGACTCGGAAGTTCAACTCCCATAAGTATAAGAATTCTTTTTACTTTAGTGGTATATTAGATTGATACCAACAAGTAGAAAGAGTCAACAATGATCGACAAAGAGATACACAAACGCATATGGGAGAAGATAGAACAGCGCGGTCCTAACGAATGTTGGTTATGGACTGGTGCGAAGTCCAGATCGGGTCGCACTAACAACTACTATGGTGAGTTCAAAGTATACTATTCAAAAAAACATCGCAAATGGTATAGGGCCCACAGACTTGTGTATGAAGATGTCAATGGACCAATCCCAAGTGGTATGTGTGTGCGACACACATGCAATAATACATTGTGCTGTAACCCAAAACATTTAATCATCGGCACACATCAAGATAATATGAATGACATGATACTTGATCAACGTTCATTAGTGGGTTCTAAAAATCCAAGTGCTAAATTATCTGAACAAGACGTTGAAGAGATTAAGACACTACGTACACATGGTAATACATTAAAATACATTGCATCAATATATGGAGTGCATTTGTCTACTATAGGATATATTTGTCAAAACAAATTATGGAATGGCGGTAAGAAAAAAGAACTTAATGCAAAAATAAAAAGATACCCCAGGCCAATAAAAAGATATCCAAGACCAAAAACTCAATAAAAAATTCAGCGTTGTGGTATATACATACATGTACACTTACACACATGAACAAGTCATCGCAAAAGCTGCACGCTGGGCCAAGAAAAAATATCCAGTTGTGATAACAGAAATTGTTAGCACGACACGTGAGTCACCAGACGTACTTGCATTTGGTAGCAATGTGAGCGTAGTTATTGAATGCAAGATCTCAAGATCTGATTTCCTAAAGGACAAAAAAAAGAGCTTTAGGAAGAAGACTGAGATGGGGATGGGTAGAATCCGCTACTACTGTGCACCAGCGGGGATCATTGAAAAACATGAAGTCCCAGATAACTGGGGGCTGCTAATCATCGGCAGTACTGGCAAAGCCATAACCATCAAGAAGCCTCCAAACATATTACTACCGTACAACGCCAAAGCCGAAATCGCATGTCTCGTATCACTACTCAGACGAGTTGGCGACTGGCCTCACAGCATCTGCATCAAATGTTATGAACATGAGACAAGAAGAAAAGCAAGTGTATCAATACAAAGATATCCAAGACCAAAGGAATAACAATGCATATTCAAGGATTAGAATTTCCTGATAATTGTCCGGAAGATTGTTTATATATACATGAGATTAATGAATATGGACAATCAGCAATATGCAGATATTGCCCTGTGTTCTGTTGTAAGTTAATGCCACCAGAACCAGAAACAGGCAATAAACCATGGAGATTAATTGAGCCAGATGATGTGAGAAGAGATTGGTTAGAAGAATGGTATGAGTACTTCACCAATGGAACACCACCAACTCTGGCATTCTAGTCCGTCTATCCCAACAAGGTAGAGGAACAGCGTTGAGGGCGCTGCCAGTCTGGGTTCGAATCCCAGGACGGACATCGACCGGGTATGGCGCAGATTGGTAGCGCTCCTGGCCTGGGACCAGGAAGTCGGAGGTTCGAGTCCTTCTACCCGGATCATTTTGTATGAGACGAGACTCGGTTATACTGCATGTGTGCCTTCCCCTCCGTGGGCACATTCCAACCCGCCCCTGAAGTTGTAGTAGGGGGCGGGTTGGGACTGCGAGTAAAATAATGGAAAAGAAAACAAAGAAAAAAGATTACAATAGACCACATCCAAAATGTTGTTTATATTGCGGTGATAAATTAACAAAAAAAGAAGCTAAAAAAGATATAAAAATCTGCGATGAATGTGAAGAATAATCATGGGTGATAATTCAAGAAGATTCACTGAAGAAGAATACGACTACATACGATATTGGCATGGTCGTAGATCAATAAAAGAAATTGCAGAAGCTTTAGATAGAAGCCATAAAGTAATACAAAACAAAGTCAATCAACTTGGTATAGCAAAATTAAAACATAATCCACCGTGGTCTGATGAAGAAATTCAACAACTAAAAAAACTTCTACCAACACATACAAAAAAACAAATATCAGAAAAACTGAATAGATCTATTAATGCTGTTGGGACCAAACTTCAAAAACTTGGTTTGAAAGCACAAATAATGCCATCAAGACATGGCATTAAGGTAAAACCATGGACAAAAAAAGAAGAAGATTTACTACTTTTTCTCGCCGGAAGAATGCCATTGAAATATGCATCCAAACGCCTTGGAAGAAGCAGAAAAGCAATCGAAATAAAATGCAGAGCAATGGGTATAATCTGGAAATCAGGTACAATTACCGTCAAAGAAATCTGCAGAGTCACAGAGCTGTCAGAATCTGCTGTCCGTTACCATGTGCGGAAATTGAGATTGAAAAAAGGCCAGTCATATTGGACGGATCCGGATATTATCTCGAAGATTGCAACGAGTGTATTGAACAACAACAAATCATTGAACCAATGCCGTCCTTCAATCAAACATCTCGAGGCGATCGAACGTGGTGATTTTGAGTATGCCAGTGTAGCTCAATCGGTAGAGCGCTTCACTTGTAATGAAGATGTTGGGGGTTCGATTCCTCTCACTGGCTCTTGTATGGTCGCTTGGGATGTGGAGCCTGTGTAGTGAAATATCCTCTCTTAAAAAACTACCAATTCTCTGTCTTCTGGCACGAAAAAGATCAAAAATGGGTAGCTGAAGAACAAAGCACACATTGTAAGATAATGCACCACAACCCAAAAAAGGCACTAAAAAAGATCATGAAATGTTTTCACGGTCAAGAGAAAAGAATGGCGAAAGTCATGAAAAAGATTGAGAAAAAGAAATGATAGCTATTGAACCAAAACAATATTATTGCAATGTTTGTGGCGCACAGCTTAATGTTTATATTGACGAATACCAGAGAATAAGGGTACAAGAATGTATGTGGTGTAAAGAATCAACAACGTATATAAATCAAGATACGGTGTTGGTTTTTTCTGAAGATAGCCAAACCTCTTCCCACATCGTGCTGGAGGAGCTCGCGCCATTGAAAAACGATTTCCTCGAGCGCCAGAGGAAACGTTGGCAAAAGCACCAAGCGCGTAGAGGGAAGAAGTTCTAGAAAGGTACTGCGGATCGGCACGGGTGTCGACTGCCACAAAGCAGGGTCAAGAGACCATACCGCAGGTAGCCAAAATCCTGCCAGTACCTGATTTTTTACCTCCTTTCGACATTTCATTACCTCATTTGCTCGTGTAGCCCAACGGCAGAGGCGCCTGGCTTAGGACCAGGATGTTCGGGGTTCGAATCCCTGCACGAGTATTGATTTATGTGCGGGTGGGTGAACGGTGAAACCAGCAGGCTGTAAACCTGCCGCCTCAGGCTAAACATGGAGGTTCGAATCCTCCCCCGCACATCGCAGCAGTCGAGAGGTCGAGGTGGCCTGGACACAGACTTGAGGATGTTAGACCCGGTTCCGATGCCTCAAGATCCTGACGCCGGGGTGTCCCGCTGCTGCATTTCCTGTGGTACTGCGTGCGCGACGGGTCGCGCTATGGGCCAGAATAAGCAACTCCCGGTAACGCACTGGGTGAGTGACCACCATGGCCCTATCGGTGGACCGCCGGTGAGAATCCGACCAGTACCTTCCCCAGCCCACCTACCCCAACTTGGTAGAGGGACACGGTTCAGGTCCGTGAAAGTCTGAGTTCGAATCTCAGGGTGGGCAAAGCAAAACACCGTAACCACGTTTCTCCAGGGCGCCTGCAGAAGATGGTTACGGTGTTTCGAAGCCGCCATAATAACTGAGTCACTGATATTGTCAAGCTGTTTTTGTTATCATGCCCCTGTAGTCCAACTTGGTAGAGACAGCGGTTTCAAGCACCGCGCAGTGAAGGTTCGAATCCTTCCAGGGGCAAACTATGGGGACCAAACAAGCAAAAATTATGATCGAATGTTTCACTAGGCAGCTGTGCCTTGGCAAAACACAACAAGAAATGGTAGATATAATTGATTTCACAATCAAAGAATTAGAAAATCTCACAAATATAATACAAGGGAAGGTTGGCCGAGAGGTTGAAGGCACTGGTTTGCTAAACCAGCGGGTGTAACAGCTCCAGAGGTTCGAATCCTCTACCTTCCGCCATGGAAGAGTGGCCGAGTGGTTGAAGGCGCTTGTCTCGAAAACAAGTGGGTGTAACAGCCTCAGAGGTTCGAATCCTCTCTCTTCCGATCATCTTGGAAGGTTGGCCGAGCGGTTTAAGGCGCGCGCTTGGAGAGCGTGAGGGTGTAACAGCTCCAGAGGTTCGAATCCTCTACCTTCCGTCTTGTTCTTGTGGAAGGGTGACCGAGCGGCTTATGGTACTTGTCTTGAAAACAAGAGGGTGTAAAAGCTCCGGGGGTTCGAATCCCTCCCCTTCCGCCATTCACATAAGGAGATAAAACATGCTAAGTTTTCGCGATTATCAAGAAGGTGCATTCGAAACAGCCAAATATCCAAATCGTTATAATAACTATATTTATCCTGTTCTTGGTCTTACGGGAGAAGCCGGAGAAGTAGCCGAGAAAGTAAAGAAAGTATTACGTGACAACAATGGAATAATGACTCCTGATAAAATAAGAGAAATAAGCAAAGAACTTGGTGACGTTCTTTGGTACATAGCTGCTATGTGTACTGAGCTCGGTTTAGACATGGAAGGAGTTGCATTTGAAAATCTACAAAAATTAGCATCTAGAAAACAACGAGATGCACTAAATGGAAGTGGTGATAACAGATAGGGGTGTAGTTCAGTTGGTAGAACACCAGGTTTTGGTCCTGGGGGCCGGGGGTTCGAACCCTCCCACCCCTGCTATTTCTTCCCCGCATCTTCCTTCGCGATCTCCGCTTTCTGTGGAGATTCAACTTTCCCGCCATCCACCTTGAGCTGCGGCTCTTCATCCGCCGGTTTCACGGCACTTTTCTTCGGACAACCTAACAAAAGACCGACAAAAACCAACAACAAACCAAGAATTCTGGTCATAGCAACCTCCTCTTACTAATAAAGATTATTATATGTGAATAAATTGTATATTCAAGTAATTGTGTATCGTATATCATTTTTTATTTGCATAATAATTAGATTGTTTCACTAAATCTATTACAAAATATCTACATTCTCTTTTCTTATATTTATTAACATTTCTAGATATACGTTTACATTTCTTACGTTCAACGCAATCTATGCAACGAACCATTGGCCCTGGTTCTGACGCACCATTTGTAGTCATAGCAAAGTTACCACCTATGTAAGAAGGGGTTCTTGGCAAAATACAACTTAATATATATCTGGTTGCGTTGTTCATATTAGAACCAAACCGAATCCAATTGCTCTGTAATTATCTCTTTAGCAGTCTCATCAAAATCACTCTTTTCAATAATCCACCTCAAAATACCACGACCATCATGATCTGTTGCCATCTCAGAAGTCAATGCTCCTTTCCATGGAGCAAGCCTGCCACTGCCAATATTGAATCTCACATCATTGCCGTCATCAACAACGATCAAAGGACCTCCATATTCTTCTTTTTCTTTACGATGGCGTTTAATACGACGCCGCATACGTTTCATATTTGTCTTTGGCATTAGTTCACCTTGCTATACTGACTGAACCCATATCAACTAGACGTTCGCCAATAGGATCTATTTCATAATAATGTCTGCAAAATATACAATAACCAACATGAACACATTCCGGTCCTGAGTCATAAAACAATGTATTAACTACAACACTTTGACATATATAAGAACCACACTTTGGGCAAGATATAGATTCATATTTTATTATCATGACAACTCCAACAATCTTTCGCCGAAAAGTTTCAAATGCCTACACCATTCATTCATACTTGTTCGATTTCTTAGAACATAACCAGGGTGCCACACATGCATCATAATGAATCCATATTCGCGCCACATCTCATATAAGTATCGCTTACTGAAAAATAAACCTCTATCTCTCTCAGGGGTGAATACAGCCGCCGCATGTTTGCCAACAGATAATACTATCCTCGGTTTGATCCTGCGTATATTGAGACGCAACCAATTCAAACATGCGTCTTTCTCATCATCCTTGGGGTCTCTATTATTGGGTGGTCTACAGCTGACAGTATTGAGAACGACCGCATCTGTACCTAATACGATCCCGACAGATTCCTGAATAGCACTTCGAAGTAAGCTACCGCTCTTACCGACGAAAGGTTTGCCTTTCTTGTCTTCTTCAGCACCAGGTGCCTCACCAACAACCACCACTCGGCATTCACGGATCCCGCCGTCAGACACGACCACTTGCCTCCTGGTTTTCCACAGGCGGCACATGTTACAAATGGATTGTCTTGGTATTTCATGCATCTATTAATCTTTCAATGTTGGCGTCATCTGCTGTGACTGATTTTTCTTCAATTAGTTCTAATATCCTTTTCCTCAAACAAGAATAATCTAATTGATCCCCAAATAAGAAAGACACAACATTTATAAATGAGAACCCCATTTCATTATCAGATTTTAACCATCTTACTGCATCACGTTTACACTTCATATCATATTGTTTGTTACTATTGGTGACAGCATCTTTGATTGCAACCGCCAATAAATAACGACACATATCCCTTTCACCTTCGGTAAAATTTTCACGCTCACTCTTCATTGATTGGTTGGTTCTATGTCACGTTTTCTAACGGTGCCGTACAACAAATTGACCAACCTCTGCAATTTCATAAAATCATTCATATAACTGTACAAACCATCATCTTCCCCAACCAACCAGCGAGGCCGCAGCGAAGAACATTCTTTATCACACCTGCAAAAACAAGTTTCCAAAGATACCTGATGCATGTCATATTCACAGTAAACATGTAATGGCCTACCCTTATTAATAAAACATTCTCTCAATTGTTTATATTGTTTATATAAAACTGGGTCTTTGTCTTTAGGTTTAACGCCGTTATTATAAATTGGCTCGCATGAAGAATAACTTCTTGGCTTTCTATTAAAATGTTTCTCTCTTTTGTATTTCGCCTTACCCAATATATTCAAATAATACATTTTGTTATTGGAATATAAATTATATGGTATACCCCATTTGATAATATACATTAACAACTTATATGGAAAGTATTTACTCTCAAGAACACATCCTTTTTTCAAAGATTCTTTTGGAATTCTATAAATTTTTCTAGGCCTTCTCTTAATTTTCATAGTTTGCCTTCACTACAAAAATCAAAGAGCTGGTTATTACCTTTATTGATCACAAACGAACAAAATATTTCCCATATATATTTTTTATATCCATATTCTTCCCATCCATTATTTACAAAATTACGTAATCCTTTTTCATCAGACGGAATTTTATCATGTAATTTTAAAACAAATTTCACGAATTCTTTTGCCATCCTAACCAACACTATAGCATCAGCTTCATTATCATCAGCTACTTCAATACCCCATTTCTTAAACACATTCATAATTATTAATTGTTTTGTCTTTTTACCACCTCCTACTGTTCCTGAACCCAAAATGAATTTTTTCAATTGCGTGGCACCAACAATCAATACCGGCCCAACTTCATCTGGATGATCCCAAAACACATTCAGACGAATCATACCTCCGACTTCTCCAAGCAGCTCACGATTCATGGCGCGGCCGTAGGCATAGCCTTCAACCGCAATCAATAATGGTGGGTATTTTTGAACCTGGTTTATCAGGAAATGACGGGTAAGCGCGATTCGATGTGTAGCGGTTTTTTTCTGCTTTGAATCTCGTATTGTAGCTGGTGAACTGGATACTTTGACACGCTTTTTCCGTATTTTTTGCACTGCTACAGCTGTATGATTCAACGATGGATCGATTCCCATCACCCATTGTTTATCGTAACTGGTGAAAACATGATGTAAATATCTCATGTTCTCGACCAATAAACGACGCTGTTCTTGGACTGGAATCGGTTTCTTCGCCATCAGACCCACCTAGGACGCTTATGGTGCCAGGCCCGATGTTCACCAAATCTGCGTTTCGCACGCGGAGGAGGTACGTATTCAACCTTCTTCAGATTCTGGCTTGTATGCCTCACACGCGGCGAGAGAGCTCCGCACGTTGGGCATGGCTCCGGATCGTCATCCATCCGTGTATGCCAGTCCTCGAACCTCTGATGGCATTTCTCACAATAATAGTCGTAGATCGGCATGTCATTCACCATCAGTGCTGGGCGCCGGGTTGCTATCCTGCGGAACCACGGACTGGGATGACAAAGTCACCTCATGCACTGATGGCTTTGACGTGGGGGCGTCATCCATATCCATCTTCGCTGAAGGCGGTGGTGGCGCGCAATGACGTGGTGGGCGGGGCGGCGGTGGTGGGGCAGCCATAGGCTGTGGACGTCCTGGAGGTGTTGTCCGTCCCGGTGGTGTGGCACCGGCCAATGGCACTGGACCACCGCCGCCCTGACCCATAATCTCCTCCATCGTATCATGTTCCATCACGGTCAAGATCTTCATGTCCTCGATGTTCTCTGTCTTAACCCAACTTCCAGGTGGTACCGAGCGCAGGCTTTCCAGTGGAATGCCAACCGAACAAGTACCGCTTTGATCTTCTCCGAACTTTTGAATCATGTAGATCAAGAACTGGGCCAAAGCATCGAAGTTCTGGTACAAGTGAATCGCCTGTCCCTCAAGTTCGTTGATCTTGAGGCCGAGCTCGCGGATCTTCATGTTCTGGAAATTCACCAACTTCATCAATTCTGCTGGGTCTTTCATCTCTACTCCCTATGCTGCGCGCAGCGTTGACGTTCCCTTGTGCATGATAACTACTTTTTTATTTCTGAAATGTTTTTCAACACCTTCTCTGTGTGAAATACATATCATTTTTCTCTTCGTACTCTCGCCACTTATTAACTCGACAGCCTTTACAATGCCTTGTGAATCCAAACCATCAAGACATTCATCTATCAGACCTATATCAACAGTTGTTCTTTTGATTTCATTTAATGCCAACTCTGTTGACAACCAAACTCTGGATCTTTCCCCTTCACTACACCAATGATATTCTCTATATCCTCTATTACCTGTCTTCACATTTAACATAAGTTTATCCATAGATTTCTTTGTCTTTTTTGATTGTTTTTCACTCTCCCAAGACACACGCATATAACCGTCAGTCAGTTCACTGAGGTACTCGTTTGTCCTCTGTTCCAGTAATCCTAATATACCGTTGATCACAAAGTTTTTTAAACCTTTTGACCCAAAACCTACAACCCAAAATTCAGCTATTGCAAGCTTCTGTTCAACAGTTTTGATCTGTGACTCCAAAAGATTTTTCCTATTCAATGAGTCCTGATGTTCATCGTTTAGAGAACGCACCTTTTGACGCAAAGCGTCACTGTTGTCTTCAATACTATTTTCATCAACAAATACAATATGTTTCAAATCACGTTTGATATACTTCAACTGCGATTCGAGTTTGAAATATTGACGTTCCAATTTCTTATCAACAGACAACTTGAGTGCATTTTTTTCCTTGACAAGTTGTGTGCGTCTCTTTTCCCATTTCTGATATTTCTTGGCACAATACTTTTTCTCAGCACGCGCTTTATCTCTAAGTTTTTTGAGATTGAACAGCTGACGTCGTACATGGTTGCCGGGTATTACTTGCTCGCATGTCGGGCAGACAGAACCTGACTTCTCTCTACACGCCGTCATTGCACGCTGTGCTTTATCTTCAACTTGAACTTTATAATCCAAATCAACTTTATATTTGGATACTTTTTCATTAACCATATCAATATTATTTTCAATAGATGTAATTTCTTTATCAATATTTATCTGTTCAACAAGTTTACCTTCAATGGACTTAATCTTGTCTTTTATTTTCTTACGTTTTTCTTTTAGTTCTTTTTCTTTTTCCTTGATATCTTTATTTTCACTAGCAATTTTGGCTTTTCTTTCCTCAATCCTACGCTCCTCCTCAATCAATTGTTCCTGCGCATCATGAAGTCGTTTCTCAAATTGATGAGATTCCGTTTCAACTGATGACAGCTTTATTTTCAATGTATTCAAATATTTATCAAGTTCCTTGCGATCTTTACGCGCCGCTTTCAAACCTTCATCTGTAATATCCAGGCCAATAATGTGTGATAGTAATTCGCGCCTCTTCACATCCTTGGCTTCACAGATACTCCCTCGACTTTTACTGAAAATTACAGAATACAGAAACGCCACCCTATCCATTTTGAAAATACGCACGATATGAGCGTTAGTACCGTGCTTACTTATATTACGAGTCTTACTTGCATCTTCACCATCAATTAACAATTGAACATCATGTTTGTATTCTGGGTGATTACGAAATCTTCTAATAACAACACTACGACCATCATCATCCAACCAACATGTTTGTACCCAAGTATAATCTTCATTCTTGCCTATAACATCATCTTTACCAAATCCACGTACAGTGACATCGTATAAACACCAATAAATAGCATCATAGATAAGTGATTTACCAGCGCCATTACTTCCAATGGCATGAGCATCTTTGTTCCAACCTGAAATATACAGGCTACCACCGCTTTCCATATCTATGTAAGTATGTTTATGTGTAACGAAGTTAAAGAGCTCAACCGATAGAAATTTTATCATGAATAGACCTATCTCTAGCTAATTTTCTTGTTCTGATGGTTCTTAAAGAATTATCTATTATTTGCCTTATTCTCTCGCGTGTTAGATCAAAATAATAACTAATGTCATCAAGATTCATACCACGTTCTCTTTCAGCCAAATCAAGAGCACACGTCTCCTCCATAAGCCATGGAGCCTCAAAATATTCTTTCCAAACACCAGATACTATATCTGCGTAAAGATGATACCTACATGAAACAAAAGGACATGGACGTATGCCATCACGGCATTCGCCTCGGTGGATTGGTTTTTTTGGATACGGTATACGCTTCGGTCTAGGAAACCGTTGAATGAGAGGACGTGGATGGTATTTTATTGCTTTGCAAATCATCGTTCTTTTTTCTCATAGACAACACGGTTTCTATCTGACATGTTCCGGTGGCATAGTTGGTTCAACACTACGAGCGAATCTTGGATTATTATTGTATACGTTTGTCAACCATCTCCTATAAATGTAATCTTGTACATACAACGTCTGTCTCAAAGTTTTTGGCATAGCAGACATCATTGCAAAAAGACAATATCCTGTCACTAATGAATCGTAATCAGCTCTATGGCGAGCAACATTGATCTTCAATTCATCCGTAACTGTTCTTGGTACATTCACTCTCAATCTGGCAGAAACAGAATCCAAATTGTTTGTCTGACCTGGCCACATGTGGTCTGCCCATATTCTTGGATCAATACATGGTTTATCCTCGTATTCTTCACCACAACGTCTGAATTCAGCCGCCATGATACCGCGATCGAACTGATCGTTGAATGCACACCAAAGATCTGCGCCATATAAAAGCTTATATATTTTTTTGAAACGTTGTTTGAAAGTACGCTGCTCCTTCACATCGCTATCTGTGATACCACTTACTTTCGCAGCTTTTGGATGAATTTTTTTCTTAGGATTGATCAAACGACAATATTTTTTTATTGGTTCACCCTTCTTAAATATAATTATACCCATTTCTGTTATTCTATCGTCATTGATATTCGTACCGGTTGTTTCAGTGTCAAAGCATGCTATCTTTAGTTTTCTCCAATCTTTTTTATATATATCATTCACTTTCCACTCCAATGTTTTGGTTTTGGTGTTCTTATTATTTTTCTTGGGTATCTAACAATTGCCCTAGGATAACGTGGTAATTTCCTCCAAGTTGTCCCCAAACGACCATCGATACAGAAGCCATCAAAATGATGTAATAGATCTATACCACTCTTCTCATAATTTTCGACAGCTTTTGGATCATATATCACCACTAAAGATGGAAATGGCGCAGCATCTGTCTCTCTGTCTTTGTACAGAAATTTCATCCTGCCTCGTACGAAACCAACATGACCACGTATAGCCCACTCGTGATACCACACAGTATCTGTACGCGCATGCACAAGGAACACGACCGTAGAACCATGTCTAGCCGCATCCCACCCGCGTTCAAACCACAAATGCAGACGACGACTATCATATGGTGGATTACACCAAAGACTGCTGTTAGATGGCCAATCAAACGACGTGGCGTCCATCTTCTGATTGACGTATTTCTTACATAATCGATTCTTTTTAGACGCAGCCATATCCCATTCAAAATGATACTGATTATCAAAGAAACGAAAAAACCAAAGTGGCGTTTGCCACTTAGTTTTGGTATCTCTTTTGAACATAGCTGCGCGATTATCGGTGTGTATAGACATCATGAACACCCACTAGTCTCTCCACATGTCTCACACTTAAAACACGAACCATTCCTGACCATGATCGAACCGCAGTTGGGACACGGCGGAGCGTCGTATGTAGGGGTGTCCAGCAAAGCACGTGGCGGCACAGGAGCTTCTTCATCATCTTCAATCACTGTGTCACCATCCAAAACGTGACCGCTGAATTTCTGGAGCAAATAACGAAAAATATAATCTGTTATACTGCGAGCATAACCCATCTTAGGTGTAAATCCCTGTGGCTCAAAAGTAGTATATGCCAGCTTCTTTGAAAGCACCTCGAGAGGTACACCATATTGTAATGAGGTAGATGTTAAAACGGCAATTGAATCCAATAACCCCGTCATAGTGGAACCTTCTTTAGACGCACGAATGAAAATTTCACCCAATGTGCCATCTGGGAAAAGTCCACAATGAAGATAGATCTTATGGCCTTGAATATTAAAATCATGGGCTAAGGCCTTGCGCTCTGCAGCCATCTTTCTCTTTACCTGCTTAGGCTTTTTATCATCATCATTTTTCTTCACATTTAACGGTTGCGAGCCCTTCGAATTGTTACGATAAATTGTAATAGCTTTTAGCTTAAGCTTGTGCGCTAACATAAAAATATTATATACATCCTGCACAGAAGCCTTTTCAGGAAGATTCACTGTCTTTGAAATACCTCCAGATATATGTGGTTGAATAGCAGCCAACATTCTGACATGACCTTCTGGGGCAATGACTCTACTTTTCTCACTACTGCCAAAAGCACAATCAAAAATCGGAATATGTTCTTTTTTGATTAACTTACATCGTTCCAATGTCTCATTCTCAGTTATGTAATTTGCAATCTTAGATATTGTTTTTTGGTCATATCCTAAATTAGCCAGCACATGACCTATAGACCTATTAACGATTTTAATACTACCACCACCTACCAGTGTCTTGTGTTTTACAAGAAAAAGTTCTGGCTCAGCTCCAGTCGTATCGCAATCCATCATAAACCCGATAGTGCCTGTTGGGGCTATCACTGTAGCTTTTGAATTGCGAATACCATGATGTTGATATTTCTCCGTAACAGACTGCCACGTATCTTCAACAGCATCTATGATCTCTTTAATACCATCTACATCTGTCTCAATATCTTTCACATTAGAAGCATGACGCCACAAAACTTGCTGCATCTTATCCTTATTCTTATCAAACTCTTTAAACGTACCCTTCACAAGAGCAACATCACAACTAGTGTTATATACAGAAGAGGTCAACAAGGCAGAAATAGAAGCAGCCAGTGCACGTCCGTCGCGTGAGTCGTATGGATAACCACAATACATAATCAACGTACCTAGATTTGAATATCCAAGCCCTAATTGCCTATGATTAACCGCATTACGCTTGATCTTATCGGTTGGATAACTAGCTTTATCAATAATGATTTCCTGCGCTATCGTTGCGATCCTAACGGCCGCCTTAAATGCATCAACATCAAATGAAAAATGACTATCGTGATGTTGTACAAAACGCATAAGATTGAATGAACCTAAATTGCATGCGGAATCATCAATATCAATATATTCGCCACAAGGATTAGTAGCCACAATTTTACCAGAAGCTGGAGTTGTATGATATCGATTCGCTGTATCAGAAAATAACAACCCAGGATCGCCGCATTGGTGTGCGCATTCACAGATACGCATGAATATTTCACGCGCTTTAACGTATTTGCGTTGTTGATTTGTTACGTAACGTAAATCCCATTCATCATCTTGTTCTACAGCTTGCATGAATTTATCAAATACTCTAATGGTGTGATTCTCATTTTGAAACGCAACAGAAGAATACGCATTGTTATCTGCTTCGAAATGTGGGCTGTATCCTGCTTGAATAAGAGCAGAAGCCTTACCTTCCTCTATCAGCTTGCATTCAACAAATTCCAATATATCTAAATGGTCTATGTCAAGGATAGCCATCTTCGCAGCACGTCTAGTTTTACCACCACTCTTAATCACGCCAGAGAAGCTATCCAAACCACGCATGAAAGACACAGGCCCACTAGCTTTACCTCCTCCTGATAGATGCTCGTATTTGCTGCGGAGCTTGGAAAAATTAGTACCGGCGCCTGAACCTCCCTTGAAAATCATAGCTTCTGTGCGTGCCAATTCCATAATGGATGGCATGTGGTCATCTACGCCAAGTATGAAACACGCGGCGACTTGTGGATTCGGATCAATACCAACATTGAAATAAACTGGAGAATTGAAAGAGTAATATTGCATATAAATAAGAAACTTCAAATCACACTGAAATATTTTAGCGTTCTCATCATCAAAATATCCTAACTCAATACCATACTGAGTAATTGTATCGACAACACGGTTCACCAACTGTTTCAAACTATATTCTCGTTCATCAGAACCGAGAATACCTCTGAAGTACTTATCAGATACTATATTGACAGCTGTATCGGACCAGAAATCAGGGAATTCAACATCTTTTTGTTGAAAAATTATACTGCCATCAGCACCTTTTATAACAGCATCTCTTTGTATCCAATTGAGATGTTCATCAAGATCTTCTTCGGATGATATGAAATATGGCTCGAACTTAAGCGTGATTTTGTTTTCCACTTTTTCACCTTATATAAAACAAACCTTTTTCTATGACTTGCTTCTTTTTGGCTGGCAGTGAACGCTTCTTATAAGACACATATGACTCAATCATTTCTTGAAATCCCATATTCATACTAATGGTAGCTTTTTTTCTCTTTGATTCCGTAGTCTGCTTATCTATAAAAACTCGAATTGATCCATTTTCTATGAGTGATTCTCTAACTGAATCTAATTCATTTGATACAGTATTAAATTCTGATGAAGTTCCTGATATACGTATGACACAAATACTATTCTTTAATGTTCCTTTATATAAATGTGGCCTTCTAATAATAGGACTAATCTTTTTTGTAATCTCCCAGTCTAATTCAATAAACTCTGGACCATTTAATTTCACAAATTTAACTTCATCATTATCTAAATCTATTATTTGATATCCTTTATCCTGATTTTTATCACGCAATGAAGTTTGTATTAAAGAACCTGTATACCAAACATTATCAAATAACATTTGATATCTATGAAAATCACCACATACAATATAATTATATTTCTTACTTGCCCTATGGATATCTTTCATTTTGATACCGGTTTTAGATTTAATACCGCTATCAAATCTAGCTCCAATAACAGGCCCATGTATTACAAGTATATTGACATTGCCTTTTTTCTTATGGCACCAAAGACTATCAACAATCTTAGCAAAATTTATTTCAAGAGCATTTACAGCTGGAATACAATGATAACTAATATTATCTTTATGTATCACTTTTGGATATGTAATAATCTTTATATTTTTATTAGCCAAATGCTTCCAATGAGCAATTGAAGAATGTGCATTACTCTTACTGTCATAACCATGGTTGCCCTCCAACAACACAGCCAACCTGGTGCCCTGCATCATACGCACAAGTTCAGAAGCATGATACATAGTTACAGAATCAACCACTTTATCATCTAACATGTCACCAGCAATGACCAAATGGCCACCGCAGTCTATCGCTGATTGAATTGTTTGCCTCGCCGCGGAAACGCGATAAGTCAGAAAGTCATTGACACCATCGTGATCAAAGACGCCATAGGAATCAGAATTACGTAAATGCCAGTCGGCACTGGTAATAATATGGGTCATTGCAGGTCTTCAAGACAGTTCGCATTGTTGCTGCAAGAGACTATCGAACATATTGATAAATGGGCCCTCGTTCCTACCACTACCAAAATCAATCAATTGCAATACCACAAGGCTAATAAAGTTCTCCACATTGCCAGAAACCCTACTTAATGCGATATCAATTTCATTCTCTGGGTGCGTTTTAATAATATTATATAAAACTATTTCAGTACTTTTATTCACCAAATCTTCAATCATCTGTAAGACATTGTGATCCACCTGCCCTCTCAACCTTTCAGTAACATGTTCATTCAAGGCGAGAAGTATGCGCTCTTTAGGAACCATTGACAACTTCCATGAGTTTTCTTGCTATCACAGGTTTATTTTTTATTAACTTCTCGAATTCAGATTTTTTATAAGATGCTTCTTGACCCAATGGATACACAAAATATTTTGGTCCTTCTTTCTTTGCATACCCAAGTGTTTCCAAAGCATACAAAAGAGCTTGTGGATAATTGAATCCACCGCCGAAGGTGAATTCCAAGCCCTCAAAACCTCTGAATGGCATACGACATTTATTCTTTATGTTATCTACTTTTATAGTCATACCGACTGGTTTGTTATTTTTCCCTTTTATTTTTCCCGTGTATGTGATCACGAATCTCAATGTACAATGATACTTCAGCGCCTTCCCACCGTAAGTGGCGGTCTTCGAGCCAAACATAACACCAATCTTCTCTTTGATTTGATTAGCGTAGATCATCATCACATTGCGCTTCGCAATCTTCTTCTTCATTTGCCGTTGAAAGCGAGACATCTTCCTTGCGAAATCAGCCATCGCACTGTCTTTTTCCTCATCGACGTCTTTCTTTTTCTTGGGCGCATACTCTGCCTTTGTTGGAGTAGCGGCAATGCTGTCCCAAAAAATCACAAGACCTTTATTCTTCGAATATCCTTTCTCATCATATTGTGGTAATTTTTCCACCGCTTTTTTGACACGAGATATGGCCTGTTCCAGGTAGTCAGGCTCATCCAACAGGAAGTAATCGATGTCAGCGCCCAGCACCTGAGCTCTTTCCTTTGACAAAGTCTGCTCTGTCTCTATCCAAAGCACGATGTACCCCTGGCGCTGTGCAGAGGCCGCTATGGCCAGCATGATGCTGGTCTTACCAGAATCTTCTTTCCCGGAGAATTCAATCTGACGGCCAAATGGTAAGCCGTAGACACCATCCACGTCACAGGCTGAGAGCACGTCGAGACATGGAATCCCCGTAGGAAGACATCGCCGAACAAGCAGAGAACTCGATTGATCCGATAGATCTTTGTATCCGATTTTCTTCAGCGAACGAATCAACTGATTTCTGGATACCTTTTTTTTCTGTGTGTGCTCTGTCTTCCTACGGGGGATTCGACAAATCATTTACTGATTCCACTAACGGTCGAGTTTGCCCTTCTTCGCTTTCTTCTTCAACTTGTTCCTGAGCTTCTCGCCGCGTTTCTTTTTGTCCGTATTCTCACTGGACTTCTTTTTGTTATTTTTCTTTGCAGATTTTTTCTTACCACCAGACCGCGGACGACGCTTGGGCTCGTCGTCATCATCATCGCCACTGGTGTCAGTATCTATATCCTCCAGTGAGAAGAACTTTCTGTACTTTTCTTTTATCTCATCCGCCGTACCCTCTGGTTTTGGATCCAGAGTACTTAGATCATAGAGCGCTTTCTCGATACGCTTCCTGGCTTTGGATGGGAACTCGATAGCCGACTTTGGGAAGGCCTTGGTCTTGTACTTCGTATCGTAGCGACCAGAACCCTTACGCTTAATACGAATTGGGATAGCCTTACTCAAGTCTGTGATGTCGCCCTCGTCCTCGAAATGGTCGAGCAGCTCCTCCCACACGCCCACTGGGCAATAGTACTTCTTGGGGAGGTCCTCACACGCGTCGCGCATATAGCACTTGTCACAACCGTCTTCGTCGCCATAAGCGCCAAAACACGGCTTGACTTTTTTCTTAATCTCGCCATTGGCACGCATGATACAGGTAATGTCGATCACCTGCCCAATTGGCTTCAACTTTGGTGCGTGTTCGCGCGCTTTCTCATCCCATTTGTCGCCCTTGTCCTTGCGCTTCTTTCTGAATTTGACCATCTTTGTACAAGGTGCGCATTTATTAGTATCATCTTTGTAGTTATTCCGCATACAGCGGATGTTGAAACTACCATTAGCATCCCGTGGTATATCACGGTGATGATACATGTTTTCGACGAATGGATAACCACCCATGTTTTCGTGCGGTGGGCAGAGAATGATGAACCTGCTTGAATCTGCTTCAACTATGAAATTGCCTGGGCCGTCATATCTGTCCCTACCAGCTTTATGATCGGCGGCCCGTTTACCTAGCTTGGCCAGGTCAGTCTTGACGGCCATTTATTCCTCCGATTTTTTCTTCTTCTTTTTTTTCTTTCTCTTCACTGTCTCAACAGAAGTCGCTGGCATCGCGAGCTCAGCGCGTCTGCTTGCCACTTTCGTACGAATGAAATCAGCCTTCATTACGAATGATTTACTTAATACTTTCAAGAATTGATACTTCATTTTTAATTCAATTAATTCTTTGCGTTTGGTTATATATTTTCCTTCACGTAGAATCCATGCTTTTACCTTAGCATCTGTTGGTCTTGCCATGACCTCCATCTCACGCGCGAAATTGTCCATCTCGGCATAGACGTGATCTAACTCGACCTTGCCAAGTTCATATCGCGCCTCTGCCACAGCCTCAAGATGCCCAGACAACTGGTGCCCGAAAAGACAATCCTGCATCATTACTTCAGGTTCGTCTTCGTTCAGCTTGAGATCATCCCAAACATCGAGAACAATCTTCTCACCAAGGAGATGATCCTTGATGAGAAGAAGCTCCCTCAGCCGATTTCGTTTTTTTGCCACTGCAGGTCAGACGTGCTCAGAGGTTCTTCAGATTGTTCGAAATCTTCGCCTTGACCTTCCTCTTCGATGGAACATCCACTGGTTCCCCGGTACGTGGATTGCGACTTTTCCGTGGCTTGGTCTCGATCTTCACGAAGTTGCAGATGTTGTTGAGTCGTACTTTCGAACCCAATGGCATCTTCTCGAGAGTACGGCCAAGAATGTTGAACAGAGATTTCGCATCACGGATATCCACATCCGCCTTGTCGGCAAGATCCGCAACCGTGAATGTCTGTGGTTCGCCATTCGAACTTTTGGATTTCTTTTTTGATTTCTTGTCCTTTTTGTCCTTCTTGGACTTCTTCGCCTTCTTCTCCTCGCCGTCATCAGCAGCCTGAGTTTCAGTCGCCTCGTTGTTGTTGGACTTCTTCTCTTTCTTTTCCTTCTTGCTTTTCTTCTCTTTCTTGTCCTTCGCCATCTTTTTACTCCTTGTTATAGTGCGGCAAACCGTTTGCCGACGGCGTACGATAATATATACCACCATAGAGAAAAATATTAAGAAATTTTTAATGAAGTTGGAGTTCAAATTTCATGAGACAAGTCATATACTTCTAGCTGTGACGCCTTATCCTTGCCAAGAGTAATCTGTATTTCTCCTCGCTTTGATCTCCCACATCTACCAAGCACTTCGATGATGTCGCCTTCTTTCACTTTTTTCTTGTGTCTCTTATAATACTCAGGGGTAATCATTAACAAGAACTCCCCGTCCAAATCATATACTGTGACAAAAAACATCCAACCTGTTCTGGCATTATAAGGAAAACTTCTCTTTACTTTTCCACCTGATATAACATATTTACCACTTGGTATATTGGCCAATTCAGAAACTGGAGTGATGCTCTTGCTGAACCAGTGAGAGAACTGTTGTTGGAAAGATTTTTCCATATAACCTAATACACTTTCGCGCATTTTCATCCAATACGCTTTACGTTTACTTGGCACATTAAGTTCTTTAGGTATTTCCTCGCGGCGAATATCTTCATAATATTCTTTTGCAATCTCATATGGTGTACCAAAATTATCGAATGCGCCAGATGTGATAAGTTTATTGAATACTCTTTTATTAGCAGACCTCTTCGGTACAACATTATAAAAATCAACAAGAGTCTTTGGCTTATGTTCCTTACAAGCTTGAGCTATTGCAATCGCACTTTTAACACCCACGCCTTTGATAGCCCTGATTGGCCATATGATTCTGCCTCGCTTAGATATCGAGAAATGATAATCACTGCGATTTGCACGTGGGCGTTCAAATTGATATCCATACTTAATAATAGTACTACGAAAAGTCCATATATTTTCAGACTTCTTTTCGTCGTCTGCAGCGTACTCTAATGTCGCAGACCAATATTCAAGCGGATAATATACTTTCAACCATTGACAAAGATATCCAATCAATGCATAGCTTGCGCTGTGGCTGTTATGAACAAGTATGTCATTGGCGAAATAATTATGCGGTTTATTTACCATTACAATATCATATGTATCTTCTTTGTATCTATCATCATAAAAAGTATTATAAGCATCAACGCCAACTTGTTGCGCCTCACTTCCATTTAATATCCAAATCAGATCGGTATTAATAATATCTTTCATCAATCGAAAACCACGATCAGTGCCAATACCGTGTCTACTTGTCAACCGTATATTCTTACCATCTTGTAGAAAAAACTTAGCTAAATTCTTTTTACCAGTATATACAATCTCTTCAACTACATTATCAACAATTTTTCCAGTTTCTATATCATAACTTTTTAATACTATTTCCTTCCCTTTTAGATAATCATTATACAATCTAGATATTCTTCTTTTTTTACCATTTGATAGAGTTATTTCTGAAAAGGCGTGTATACATCTATTGAAACCATAAGCAAAAAATGCCAGTAATTTATCCCAAACCTTATTCCCATGTTTTTTCTTCAAACCATTTTCCACACATCCTTTAACAAATTTCTCACGAAAAGCCTCCATCTGATCTTTGTCGTGTTTTTTCATAGCAGTGCGCATAATATCTGCTTCTGCCAAAGTCAATTTACCAAGAACATGCGCAGTGCGCATAACGTCTTCCTGATACACATAAAGTCCATATGTCCTACGCAGATACGGTTCAATCATAGGATGATCATATTTTGGTTTGCGTTCACCAGACTTCAATTCAATATATAATTCATGAGCCTTCGCATCCATTGGGCCAGGCCGCAACAAAGCATTAGTAGTAATAAGATCTTCAAACTCTGTCACATCTAAACGCTTCAGATATTGACTCTGTAAATGAGAATTAAACTGAAAAACACCCTCGGTTTTACCAGCATCAAATTCATCAAACACATCCTGGTCGTCCAACCTAACTTTAGATAGATCGATCTTTTTACCGCGTCGCTTGAGGATAAGCTCCCTGGCACGTTTGAAAACGTTGAGGGTCTTGATGCCAAGCACATCTAACTTAAGCAAACCACGACGCTCACAAAAGGTATCTTCCCACTGTGAAACAGCGACTCGTTCCTCTTCATCTTCAACCTTCTGTGTCCTAATCGGAATCCAATCTGATATGGATGTTGGTGTCACAATGACACCAGCCGCATGTTTAGAGCGTGAACGAATTTGCCCATCAAGTTTCTTCAAATAAAAGTCAACAAAATAAGGAAATCTTTTATAAAACTCCTTAAACGCTTCACTTTTATTCAAAGCTTTATCTAAGTCATCAATTTTGTCTTTGTCTAATTTCCTAATTAAAGCAAATAATTCATCATTACTATAATCATAATAACCTGTCTCATCTGGTATACGATGTTCGAATGCTCTATGTAAGTCACGTAATAAACTCTTCAATTTCATAGTCTGATACGAACCAATTGTACAAACTCTATCTTCTCCATACTTTTCAACTAAATATTTCTTAATTTCAGGGCGCCTTACCCTCTCAAAATCCAAGTCAATATCAGGCAGCGCGTCAGCACTTTGCGCGCGCTCACCACTAATACGTGTTGGATTCAAAAAACGCTCAAACATCAAATCAAATTCAAACGGATCTACATCAGTAATACCCATACAGAATGCAACCAATGAACCAGCAACAGAACCGCGCGCTGCGCCCACTTCAATATTTGATACTCTCGCGTATCTAATAATATCTTCAACAATTAAAAAATAATTTATGAAATTTGCTTTGCCTATAATATCAACTTCATATTTAAACTGTTTCAAATATTTCTTTTTATTATTCTTTCTCTTTTTACTTTTTATTATTTTACTACGAAATCCAGTCTTAGCTATTTTATTAAATAAATCTTTATCATCTTTCATATCATCTTCATACATAGGATGTGATTTTATATCATATTGTGGCAAACTATGTTTACCAATAGATATACTAACATTACATTGTTCCGCTATTTTATTAGTATTCGAGACATATTTATTAAAATCTGTTAATGTAATATAAGCATGAAGTTTATTTCTAATAATATTTAATTGTTTATAACTCTTTAACCACTTTTGTGTGCTATCAAATGATCTTCCTCTTTTAGAGGATTTAATACTCATTCGATCTATTTTCTCCACAACATCAGCTAATTTGTGTTCTCCTTTATTGGGATAATGACAATCGTTTGTAATAACTATTTCTACATTTGTATTATGTGATAATCTAATCAATTTATTATTATATATTTTTTGTTCATGTACATCATTCAATTGAAGTTCAAGATATAAGCGCTTACCAAATATTTCTTTCAATTGATAAATAGCTCTTTCAGCAATATGAAAATCAACTTCAGAAGCCATTGCCACAGGCCCAGAAAGCGAGCCTGTCAATGCAAATAAACCCTTCCTGTAATCATATAATTGTTCATAGCCAACGCGTGCGGTTTGACGTTTACTATCAAACCCATTTATCCACGCCCAATTATTCAGTTGCAATAAATTCTTATAACCTGTCTCATTTTTAGCCAGTAATATTATTGGTTCCTCTTGCATGGTCGCATGCACATCCTGTACAACAAGAGTTTGCATACCAAATATTGCCTTCACTCCATCCGTATCTAATGACTGTAGATAAGAAGCCATAGCAGAATTCATATTCCCATATTCAGTAAAAGCTAATGCCGATATCCCACGCTTTGCAGCTGCTTCATACCAGGACTTGATCTCACCAATCCCTTTAAGAATTGAATATTCAGAATGGACGTGCAGATGTGCGAAGTGTTTCATGCTTCGTCTCAGGATAGAATTGTACAGAAGATGGGTCTACAGTTTTGGACGAGGCCGACGTCGTATACCTTTTTTTGTACCAAGCACAGTGGTAGTGGGCTTATGGAAATCCTTTGCCTCTTTCCACTCGCGTGCAAGCTTGAATGCCTGTTTCAGTGCTTTCTCGTTCGCAGGCACCGTAACTCTGATATCTCCTGTATGCCATGGTTCAAGAGTAATACTTTTGTAACGTCTTGTTGGCTCCCACTCTCTACTCTTATTGAGCACGATAGTGATGCGCTGATTATTGCTGCCCTGTTTCATGATAGATAGAAAAGGGCGCTCAGTTTCATCCAAAAAAACGCTTACAGTACCCTTGTGTTTCACCGCACTAATTTCCTCCATTAGCTCGACGAAGTACTCAAACCCAGTAGGTATTATGCAGCCATCAATACGGTCAACGGCACGGTGCCTCGTTCTATTTGTTTCATCCATTGCTTACCGCCAAAGTAAGAGACAAAAAATGCGAATAAGCTATTTTTTCTTTTTTCCGCTCTTCTTGCCAGTTGTTTTTTTCTCTTTCTCATCATCGTCATCGTCATCATCGTCATCATCATCGTCGTCATCGTCGTCGTCATCGTCGTCGTCATCGTCGTCGTCATCGTCGTCATCGTCGTCATCGTCGTCGTCATCATCATCGTCATCATCATCATCGTCATCATCATCGTCATCATCATCGTCATCGTCATCGTCGTCATCATCGTCGTCATCATCGTCGTCATCATCGTCGTCATCATCGTCGTCATCATCGTCGTCATCATCGTCATCATCATCGTCGTCATCGTCGTCGTCGTCGTCATCGTCGTCATCGTCGTCGTCATCATCGTCATCATCATCGTCGTCATCGTCGTCATCGTCGTCGTCATCGTCGTCGTCATCGTCGTCATTATCGTCGTCGTCATTCACTGAATCGGCGCCTGCATCATCATCGTCATCATCGTCGTCATCATCGTCATCGTCGTCCGGTTCCACTTCTTCCTTGACCTTTTTACTTTTTTTCTTCTTCTTGGCATCGGCCTTTTTCGATTCCTCCTCATCGTCGTCATCAGACCCCTTCAGCTTCTTGAACTCGGCCATACACTTGTCCTTGACACCACACTGCTCGTCACAGACCTTATTGCCTGCGTCGTAATGCCTGCCAAAGCAATCATCCTCGTCAGCGGGTTCGTCTGTCTTTTCTTCCGCGTCCTTGGACTTCTTCTTGGCCTTGGTGCTCTGCTTCTTGGCTGCTTTTTTTGCGGTCTTCTTCGCCGCCTTCTTTTTGGTGTTAGCCTTCGAGCTCTTCTTCGCCGTCTTCTTCGCCATCTGTCACTCCTCATGTTCTCATGGTGCGTAGAGCTTTCAAACGCCTGGTACTGCGCCCTAGTCTCTCGCGGTTTCCGTAGCAAATCCTAATCTCCTTGAAACTTGAGCGATCAGGATCCTCCCTTTTCAGCTTCATGATGCTGACGTCACCAAGAAAAAACTGTTCTACTTCTCTAGCTAATTTGAAGGATTTTGAACTTTTTCTTCCTTTACTATCCACCACCACTTTATTGGCATCTGGATCAAGGCATACAACAAGCTCATCAGCATCCAGATCATTAAGAAGATCTAGTTGTGAACCTGATATATTCACACCGAAAATGGCCACTGCCGCATAGCCAAACATGAACATACGTAACGCATCAAAAATTCCCTCACAGACAACAATGATTTTAGAGTCAAAACAGAAGTCGTACATAAAAAGCATATTACTCAATATTGATCCAGGAGGATTCATTGTCTTCGGTCTTTTTTTAGTTGATTTTTTATCCATACTATAGGCAATCCACGCTTTATTACTTTTCGATACAACCGGAAAGAAAACTCTGTCATTATATTTTCTCCATCTTTTATCTACATTCTTCCCAAAATAATATGGTTTAATTGCAGTTATAAGTTCCAAAGGTATTTTTCTAGTTTTCAACAGCCATTTCTTAGCTTTTTTTCCACCATCAGTCACTGGTTCTTCAATCGATTCTACTCCACGTGGCATATCCCATAATATTTTCTGTGTGTCGATCTGTAATATCCTCCTGTTGTCCAAATTTTTCAGCTTTTTTTTCAGTCTTAGCAAAGAATTTTCTGTCTCAAACTTTTCTTTAACAAGTTCTTTCGCCCGTTCGAACGACACATCATAGTAAAATGACAACAGAGTCAGAACATTATGCCCAGACTCACAACGGCGATCGAAACCTCGCCAACAATTCATCACCATTTTTTCTGTATTTATTGTAAAGTCGTAATGATTTTCGTTTTTATCACAAAAAGGACAATTGCATATATATTCATCTTTTTTATATGAGGGTTTTGCACCCAATTCATTTATAATCCATTTAATAAAATCTTTTTTCTCAACATACATTAAGAAACGTCCATCATCATACAACTATAATCTGGATTGAGTTCTATTGGTCTGCCGTCATTGTCGCTATCTCTTGATTTGACAATTGTTAAAGCTGCAGTTCCTTCAATGATATGCCTTTGAGTTCTACTCAATACCAACATATAATCTAGTAACCGCGCTTTATCATAAGCCTCACTCATATCCTCTGCCGTGGGCATAGAGTCATCTGTTGAGGAACGAAGTTGTGATGTAACAAAACCAATGATATTCTTCTCCAGTAACAGTGATTTCAATTCCCAATAAACAGCTGCTTTCTGCAGACGATATTCCTTAAAAGTTGCAACTGATGTCATCAGTTCTGGCGAATCAATGATAAGCAAATCTGTTTTGTGTCCTTCCCGTCTTTCAAGATATTCAAGGATATTATATATTGTTAAAATATTAGTTTTATTAGGTATACATTTAACAGTTTTCAAATTTGTATTAACAATATCTCTCAACATATCAAAATTGCGACTTGCCTGAGACAACAATGGTGCGTGTCTTCCACCATAATCATAACCCTGTAACAGAAGATAAGGTACCATCGTAATGCGGCTATCATATCTACCTTCAATCTGATCAAATTCATTCTCTGTAATAATATGTGTAACATTAAATTTCTGATATAACCCAAATAAACCAACATGAATACAGAAAATTGATTTGCCGATACCGGTTTTAGCTGCAATGGCAACCAACCATCCAGGTATTATTCCCCTAGCAATTCGTATATCAACTCCTTTTATACCAAAACGAAAAACTTTAAATTTCTCCGGATGTAACTTACGTTGTTTTCTAAACTCTTGTCTCTCTTCAAAACCTATAAGTAGATCTCTAGACTCCCACTCCTTCTGTTTAGACATTTCAATTTCTAGAATTTGCTTATGAACGAAATCAATTGCCTCATCTACATCTGTATTTTTCTCAATTTTGTCAACAGTCTTTTCCATAGTCCCTAGAAAGTCTTTATATCTCGAGAATTTTTGTAACTCAGCTAACGAATACCTCGCATTTTCAGGATCTGTTTTGTATAGTTTTTTTATAACACGTAAATATTTTTTCGCTTTTGCTTCATCTAATTCGCTATCCCTTTCAACATAGTTCTTTAATGCTGTTTTGTTGATTTTTGTACGACCATACTTATCGCTCAGCCAAAAATCCACGCATTTATCAATGATCCAACCGAATACAGATTTATCAAAATGATCTCCTCTCACATTTGAATCGAGGAGAACTGGCATAAAATTTTCATCGTGCAGGGCACCAAGAACTATGTCTCGTTCAATAGTGGGTTCAGCCATTATTTATACCAATCTTCTCTGGCGAGCTTTCTAAAATTCTTTTTGGGATTAAATAATAATGCTCTATAATTTCTTATGAATGCACCTACAATATTCATTGTATAAAGTTCTTGCAATTCTTTATAAGTATTATTCGTTATCACAATAGTGGGCTTTCTAGCCATATCACGATCTTTAAGCAACTCTTCAGCCTCTGCTGCGATATGTTCTCTTTTGCCTGTCTCCTTACCAAACTCATCTATAATTAATAAATCGACATTAGCAATCTCATTCAATAAATCTCTGGAAAATCTACCTTTTTTATCGCTTTGAAATGAATCATTAATAAGCTTCATCAATTTGCGAAACTTTATAAAATGTCCGCTATGCTTATATTTAAGGAAATGATGTAATACTTTCATTGACGCAAAAGTTTTTCCAGTATTGTTGACACCTATAAATAGAAAACTGTATCCTCTATCAATAACCTTTTCCATGTTCTTCATGTACGGAGATAAGTTATCTGCATACAATTGTGTTTTACCACGTGGATATTCTTTGCCAGCGAATATATCTAATTCCACAACTTCTGTGTCTTCCCATTTTATATCTATTATTTCACGCGCCATTTCATAAGATACTCCTGAAACCATCATATCGAATAAATAAATAAATCTTCTATAACATTTACAAGGAAATGTTCTCAACGATAGAGTTTGTTCAGAAAAATATGGAGTTAATATACGTCCTCTTCCATCACATCGTTGGCAACTACCGATGAGTTCTGTTTTGAGTTTCGCTGCTTGTTGCGATACCAGTGAAACCCTACATTCATCCTTATCTTCACTCAAAAAACTTTGCATCCTCTTCAACTCTTCTCATTTGTTTCTTTAGTTTTCTTTTGCCTATTTGGCGTTTGTATTTTTCTATGAAATATTTATCAGATTCATCAGACAACACTGACATAACTTGCCTTACATTTTTGATAGTAGTATTTTCAATTGTATTAAACACATATAATAGAAATCTTTTAAAATCATCTAAATCTATACCGTAGATAGCCTTATTATATTTATATATCTCATATAACACAGAGCTATCAGAACGATAACGTCTCCTGATCAACTTCCCTTTAGTTCGCACAGTAACAAAATGAGTTTTTCCTTTGAATGGAAACTGTGTACCAAATATTTCTTCATGTAATTCTTGAAACATTTTCTTCAATTGAGACATTATTACCTTAGCATTTCGTGCCTCTGATAACTTTTGTTTTTTGCGATTTTTAGATGCTTGTCTGATCTTTGAAAAATCAACAACACTACCTGTTGTCGCTTCTTCAACATCTTTTTTTGGAAGCTTTGGTCTTGGATGTCTTTTTATCAATTGATTCTCCCCATGCACCACACTTAACAAAGGCTTTTTCATTTTCATATACTGCGTGTCTGTGTTTGCTGTGTTTTCTGACAAATGCGTGACCCTTATCAAAAGGATCGTAGTAGTTGACTGTTTGTTCCGTATCAGGATCTACATCAGCCTCGCCAGGGGTAGGTACCTTGCGTATCGCGCGGCCAAGACGCTGTGTGGTTTTGATATCACTATCACCACCAGCCATATTCGCCGCCGCGCCAACGGTTGGTAAATCAATACCCTCGTCATAAATCGAAGTCCCTATCAATATTGGATATACCCCAGAACGATAATCCTCAAGCGCCTTTTCTCTGACATTCCACGCCTCGCTGCCAGTCATGAATCTAATATCGCGACCTTCAACACCATATTCGCCCTGCAGCATTGAACGAAGCACATGACCGTGTGCAATACGATTTACCATAACCAATACTTGTAAATTCTTACAATAATTATCGTATATAAACTTACAACCTTTCAGATTTCTTATCAGATTATCGACAATGAGTTCTTTCTGTACTGTGTGCCAACTACTACCAGAACCAGTCTCCCCTTTGTAATTTATTTCATCTGAGTATATATGCGGCCTAGACAACCAACCATTGTCTATCATATAACTTGTAGTGAATTTACTAATCACATCTCCGGTATGTGCCAGAAGTAAGAGGTCTGCATTGTCTGTTCTGAAACATGTCCCAGAGAAACCATGACGAGCTTTGGTATTTCTACATCCTCTGGCTATATTGATCCATGTACTTGCGCCCAAATGATGACACTCATCTATAATCAAATACTCAACAGTGTTCAAATATTCTTTAACACGTGTGTCTCGTATCGAGCCTTTATTTATAAAACTATTTACGATACCAACAGTCCACTTTTTGGGTTTCCATTTTCCGTCACCAATGATTCCAACTTCATGGTCTGTAATGGCGGAAATCTGAGACTTCAATTGGTATAGCAACTCACGCCTGTGAGTTAGGATAAGGGAGGGGATGTCATAGCATAATAACAACACACTAAAAAGCGTGGTTTTTCCTGAACCAGTTGGCCACCAAAATAATCCATATGGATATTTGATACCTGATACAATACCTTCTACTTGATACCATCTCGGTATTCTATCAAGGCTATCAATCACATCTGATAATTGATCTTCATCAACATCTACTTCATCTCTATAATCAATTGTCTTAGTTCTATACCCATTTTTCTTTATTGTTCTACGCACGCGTTTCAGAAGCCCGACCGGAAATTTCTGCTTAGCCTGCGAAAACAAGTATCTCCTTCGCGGTCCAAAACCAGAAACCCAAGCTCCTGGCAACTCAAACGACGTGACTTTATTGATGGCACGCACGACACGAATGGGAAGTTGTGGCTCGATCGAACATTCTGATGGCGACACATAGATAGTGAAACGTTTGCTCATGACGCATATCTACCGCAAAACGTATAAAAATTGGTGAAAAATTCGACACAAAAATCCGCGGCCAAGAAAGATTTTTTTCTTAAGAAAGACAGGTGGGTCATTCTCTCCCTTCGACAGAAGGGAGAATGGCCTGGCTGTCATGGGGTTGGCCTAGGCGCAGTACGCCATTAACGTTGACGACGATCACCCCTGGATTCTGGTTCATTGAACGAGATGTACGAGAAGTGGATGACTGAGTAACGTACGTCACCTACTCGATTCCTCGGGCTTCGCCCTCGTCATCGAGTAAAAGGGGCGATGCCCCAATGTGATCGCTTTGAGCTGTTGGGTGGTTGACGGTTTGCGGCTTTCTTGCAACTGATGAACGCGGTAACCGCGAGTGTCGGGGGTTCTTAAGGGGGAAAAATATTTCTGTGTCAACTGTAAACAAAAATTTTTTCACTTTCGTAATGATTGCATCCAGTTACACAAGAAAAAAAATTGCGAGAAAATCGAAAAAAAAATTTGAAAAGTTCGTGCCATACAGTTTTTGTATCATTTTGATACAATTTTAGGTGATCTGTGCTGGAAACCACCACTTCTGTCTCATAATAATACAGTATAATAATAGCTTATTTCCCTGCTAGAAGAAAAAGTGCTAGCTGCATGACAGCTAATGCCAATTATGGTAATTCTAAAAACGAAGCTTTGAAGGAATCTCTCTTCATACTAATTGAAGTAGCCAAATACGTTTCAGTCGTTTCCACGTCATCAACGTCAACAAAAGTAATACTAACTACTGAGCCTGGTTGAATTTCCCTGGTATCTTCTGAATACCGAAGATTGGTCGTAAACGTATGCCTTTGGATTGCATACAGTAATACATAGTGATCCATCAATTTATTTGCCGTGAAGGAATCAAATATGTCAGGACAAAGTATCTCTTTAAGTGATCTTATTACACCATACTCTGAATACATATTGCGGCATAGCTGATCATTTGATTTATTCCGTACTACAACACGGTCATACTCATTCTTTATAGAATTGAAACCATATTTCATTATAAAGTCATTATACATTCCAGAAAGCTTAGGTCTTGACCAACTCTGTTTCCCAACAAAGTGTTCGCGTTCATTAATAAAAAATACAGGATCACGATTTTCTAAGTCTAATACGCTAATATTAAATACACCGTTCTTCCACTGCCAGTTGGCTTTGCACTGACCTGTCAAACGCTCAAGAATTTTCTTGCCATCTGCTATATCTGTGATCGCCGCGCCGAAACGCCAATTCTCTAGTCTGGCTTTGGCATCAGCGAAAGTCTGATCGTTGATCTTTGATCTGTCATTGTTGATATTCGTATAATGCAAGAGAAAATGTTTGATGATGTCTACTGGGTGCTCAATGAGAGAATTTGGGATACCAGTAATAACACCTGTGGTATCTTCCATGCCTCGAAACGAGACATATATCTTACTATTACCAAGCCCATAACGTATTGGGAACTGAGGTTGGCCATTTATTCCTGGCAGGTCGCCGTCTCCAACCTCAACTGGCGGTAGTTCGTTGCCATCAAACCAACCTGTGTACTCGTCTCCACGCAGCTTGATAGCTGTCACCACATCGCCGTAGTTGGTCGTGACCTCCACGAGCTTGTGGAACGGACATACGTCTTTTGACGGGTCTCCTGAGCGCAAGTCATACTTGCTAGTAACTGTTGGCTGCGTATCGCCTGTCAGGTTGCCTTCGTGCCACGGATCAATCTCAGAGATGCTACGTGGTAATGGGTTTGGTACGTAGTCCAACGACCCGTGCTTGTAGTTCATGCCCTGCGCGTTCTCATCAAGTCCAAAATAGACTCTGACCTCCGTGGGACTGCGATCGTAGATTTTGTGCCCAGCAATCACATACAGGTCGTCACCAGCCGACAACGAGTTCTGACGCGTGCTCTTAGCGCTAATGGCCCAGACCGCGTACATCTTCTCTACGTGGCCGTAGACAATGGGGAACGGCTTACCAACGCTGTCGGCATTCTCAGGCACAGGTTTCCTGGTGATCAAGAACTTGGCGGTGTCGGTTTTGTTGACCGTCACGTTATCAATCGAACCACCGAATTCGAAACCACCCCACGGCCCCGTGTAGAAGCGCAAGCCGTCTGTAGCGCCACCGGTCTGGGCTCCAGCCTTGATTCGCATCTTGTATCTGCCGCTAATGCCCGGAGCCAGATATCTGATTGTAGTAGAAAAGTCGGCACCAACTGGAACACCATTGATATGTACTGATATACGGCCTTGTGTAAAACTAAGCAAATCAAATTCAACTATATATATAGCTCCTTCTTCAAACATAGTTGTATCATTATATGCTAAATCAGTAGAACCAACTGTTGGTGTACAGGTTGCCACACCACTGCCTATGGACCAACCTACGCCCTTAGTCCATTCCGCATCAACATCAAAACCACCATTTTTTATCAATACCGTATCTGCTTTCCAGGCATTGGACATTGTATTATTTAAAACACTATGCATTTCATATGGCGCGGATGGAGCGTTTCCGCCAGTCGCGTCGTTTCCATGTTCGCGTAGATTTTTATCAATAAAAGTGTACATATAATAACGATCTAAAACTGTTGGCAATACAATATAATCATCTGCCGAGCGAATAGCTACTGCAAACTCGCCTATAGCAAAATTGCTGCTCTCTGGATCGGCTATCGTACCACTAGCATCAACACAGTCAATGCGTGCGCCTTTCCAGTAGTCATCTGGCGCCTTGAGCTCTGGATGCGTGATACGTTTGGCATATCGAACTTCTATTCTGTCATCATCCTCATACCCCCATATTGGTGTAGCTGTTTCGCCAAACCGCATAATTATTCCTTCAGAAACTACAAATTTTGGATCTACAATGACGCGTGTGTCTTGAAATGTTTTCTCATCAAAGACAATATCTGGAACATTTCTATATATTGTTATCTCTTCACTTCTGATTTGAAATTTTATTATTTCTCTGTCCCATTGTACCGAATCAATTTTTCCACTAAATGAATTTATTATATCTTCATAATCATCATTATTAATAATTTTTATAGAAGCATTCCCTGATTCTATTGCTACAGGGTGATTGCCTAGATGTAAATTATCTTCATTAAATATAGACACCGATACGTTGCCAACAGATGGTTTGTTTGTTGTCACATTGAATGAATTTTTTATATCACCTGAATTCATTATTAAACCTTTATATAAAATTATATCATCTTCTACTATAACATTACCATTTGAAGAAGTTGAGTATTTGTGCGCAGGGCCATCAACATCTGAATACCGATAGTGCCTATCTATCAGATCTATGTCTAGTAATATTCTTGTGTTTTTATAATCTTCCATTATATATCTTCCTTAAGCTGTAATGTTATATTAGTTATATTCCCTGGATTCTGTGGCATGCTTATATCTTTATCTATGTAACATGGGAAAACATTTAAAGAGTATGTGCCATATGACGTTAATTGATATTCTTCTATATCATCAACGAAAAATAAAGGGTACCTGCCATCACAATGTTCAACAATTCTACGTAATTGTTCGGCAAAAGCACGTTTATTTGTACTGATGGCAGAAAACAAAACTCTTCTATTTCTAGATACAGGTCCTTGGCGCAACATTCTTGTCGATCCACCAAGAGATTTGACTGTTTTCGTGTGATTTTGATATGTAACGTCACGATTGCGTTCTGGATTCTCTTGTAAGTCGTCAAACATACCAACTGAAAATTGACCAATCTTGAAATAGCCCTCTGGTGTTGGGTATGTGTAACCACTCTTTCGGCAAATGATTCTGAAATATCTATCCTTATGTCTCTTCACAAGTTTAAGAGCGACACTGTCTGAAAGTATATGTATATACCAATTTCCAACTGGTATAGAAGCTGCCGTATCAGTCTCATAAAATAAATAACGGCCACTATTTGCACGGATACGGAAACAACCGTGACTGGAATTTTCTGTAATGAACAGCTGGTCTCGGAGCTCATCTCTACGGAATCCAGTGCCAACAGTATACAACCGTACCATATCATCTTGATTAACTATTTTATCAATGGGTACATCAGTATATTTTGCTAGATCAATTTCAACAGAGAAATTGGGTGTTGTAAAATTATCAGTATCATTTGACTGAACAGCTATATATCTTGTGTTAACACCTGTTAATACAATCGAATTAAATTCAACATCATGGTCTGCGTCTATTATTACTTCTTTATCAGTATTGTCACCGTCACTTTCCCATAAAACAGATTTACGATCGAAGACATTAGACGCAGGATAATCACTTCTTTCTAAATCTGTGATATGCCACTCATCTCCTTTGCTACTGAAACCTCCGCCAACCGTATACACGATTCCATGTGTGGCCTTTACCCGCTCACCACTAAAAAGACTTTCACCACGAACAGGATTAATAGCTGGATCAACAAAACATGTATCTGTATAACCAAGAAATTTGATTTCTTGTTGATTGATGGCTCCAGAACCACCTATCGAACCAGCTCTGACATCAGCCACGATACTAGCCACCGTATATGTACTGACTGTCTCGTCCTCAGCAATGACGGACCACTCCGCTGACCCTGAGAGGCGCGCGTAGGCCGACACGTGTGGATACGAATCCGATGTCATCATGGACGGCACAAGAAAGACCATGATGTCCCAGAACACACCTGTGGCCCCACCTTTTGGGTCTATGTTGTTCAAAGTATCCAATGACGTCCAAGTTGTACCACCCACATAATGTTGAAGGTCATAGCTACCGTCTTCATTCCCAACACCAGATTCGTCTGTAGACACAATACGCAGCTTGCATTCTTCTGGTGACGCAGCACCTTGAATAATGCGTGGTACGGTAAATTCGCAAATTGTTCTTGTAGCATTAACACTATTGGCAGAATAACTTCTTGTTGACATTAAGAACACGAAGCCTCGATGATAAAAATCCCAATATCTAACCGGCATCGCTCTGTTGCCGTCAGTGCTAAAGGTATCAGTATCAAATACATATGATTGTTCAATCCAACCAGTAGATTGTTGTGTACGTATGAACCATCCATCTACATCTGTGTACGTACCATTCAGATACCAACCTGAGTACTCTGGATCCGATGTCCAAGGAACAGCGCTGTAAACTGAACCAAAATTAGGTGATATTGTTCTTGTAGAATATATAGCTCTTTGTACTAAAAATAATTCTTCTGTACCGCTGCTGTCCGTACCGCTGCGGATATAGAAAACAGGTTCTTCTTTGTGCCATAGAAAAGCTTCCATGAACACGCGTGTGGTTGGTGTTGTATCATAATGGGTTGGATACAAACCAAATTCATGTGGCGAGAAATAATAACCACAATCATCATTGAAATATTTTGAATTATGAAACTTTACAGAATAAGTATCCTTTGCCAAGAATTTTCCCTCTACACGTTCTACATCTCTTTCAAGTACAAATTTGTTAAATGCAACACCAAATGAATTGAATTGCGTAGACCCCCAATGAGTACTTTTGATATCTGCAGCGATCCACGCTTGATTGTATTGATCAACAACTAACTCTATATTTGATCCAACCATTGGGAAGATATTACTAAAACCATCATCAGCCCCGGTACCAATAACATTCTTTCTTTCAATATTGGTTAACAAACCCCAGTTATCGAATCTGATTGGAGCCATACCATTACAGAACAAGAAAATTCTTCCTGTTCTTAATATATTATCTGTAGCAGTACAGATTAAATCACCATTGAAAAATACTCTAATTGTATCATCACCTTCAAAGATTACATCTATAGCGCCGTCTCCGCTGATATAATTAAATGGGATTTGGGCAGATGAACTAATTGCTGTTCTTGTCCCGATGGCGCCATTAATTAAATATATATTCATATCACATATACCATATGCGATGTTAGTCGTATCTATCTCAACCGTATAATACGAATCCTCATCTTGCCTACAAAAACCCAACCCAAATACGCCACTTCCAACAGTGTGGAAAACATCAAAAAAGTATTTTACATCTACATGCAAACCGACTGTTCTATTTAATGTAGGATCGTCATGTTCTCTATAAATTAGTTGTGTGCCTCCAGCACCACCAGCACGGCTTGGGTCGTTAATATAACTATCTTGTACTAAATAACCGCCAGACACATGCCAATTGGATGGAGTGTCTGTTACGGTTGAACCAATATCAATATCTTCAATCAAATATTTCAAAACTGGATATGTAATACCGCCAGACATGCCATCGACATTCAATGTCGAATTGGTATATTCAATAATTTTGTTATTTGCCGCTGATCCATAATTATCTGCTATAAATAAAACTCTTGTAGAAGTTCCACCGTAGTTTATAGCTGTTATATCGAGTGTACCCACACCGTTGACTACAGAAACAATAGTATCTGATACATCTTGTGCAGTGGCAGTAGCACTAATATCAATCTCTACTCCACTTGGAGGAGTATATGTGCCGCTCACATCAAAATAGAATTCTGTTGCTATATTTACACCATCATTCAAAATAAAATAGTCGCCATCGTTCAAATTAGATTTAGTTACAGCAATCAGTGAACCACTAGCACGCGTCTCAAGACTATTCTCTGAAAAATCATCAATCAAACGATAATTACGGCTACCAACAGTAGATGCACCCCATTGCCCCAAATCGTCATCAATATTATAAAAGAAAAATATCTTTTCAGTATTCTCAATTATTTCTTCATCACCAGTACTTCTAAGTACAACAACAACTTTGTCGCTTTGAGGTTCAACACCAAGGCCGAAATTAGCTGGGCCACTATTATTACTATCACCATAGTTATATGAAGTCGCCGGTATACCACCAAGCGTTGAAGCACTAACAAATTCAAATGGTACTGTTGTCCAGCTTTTGCCTAAATCATTTGAATAAACTATGTTTAATATTCTTTGACTTCTTAACTCATCATCAGCAGGAGCGCCAGGTGAATCAGTACCTTGTAACATAGTACCTAATATAATTTTATTATTGTGATATATAGCTTTCAGTACGGTACAACCCCATTCTAATAGCACGTCTGATGGCACAACTTTTCCATGATAGGGATCCAAAGTAAAACTACCAAACTTCTCCCATGTTTGTCCGTGATTTTTAGTGATTGCCATAGTTACATTTTGAGCAGAATAATCCAACGAACCATACGCATCTTGTGATATAGAATAATACAATAAAAGCGTTCCAAGATTAGGAACAGTCAAAAATGTTGGAGAACAATCTATATTAATTGCACTAATGAGAAATCTTGGTATCGTATCTATTAATATATAAGCACCCCAAGTTTCAGTAGATTCATTATAAACAGAAACATATATTTCATAGAAATTGCCAGCATATTTATAGAAGCTGCACATTAGAACTTCGCCATCACTGTGGCCAGAATGCTTAACTCTGTCAGAGGATAAACTTGAAATTACACTATGATTGTAAAATGACCAATATTCGTCTTTAGCCTTGTTATCAATACAATCATTTACATAATCAACTAATGCGAAACGAGCTGTTCCCAGAGCGAAATCTGGTACATCAACTGGATAACGATAATTGCTATGTTTATCAATTAATGGGCCTCCATTGATATTTCTTACACGCATACCATAATACGTATTAGGAGACGTGCTGTGTACTTCTAAATCTTGTGTCGGATCAAAATCAATAATAGAAAACTCAGCTGCATTTTCTTCTGCAGGATTGATATTTGATGTGCTTTCTACTGCATACTTATATTCTGCTGTGTCCTCAGAATGAATTGCAGCTAACTTGTGTAAGGCGCGATTATGTAAAAAACCAGTCTGCACCATCACACGACCTCTTCCAACAAGAACTTGATATCCTGCCGATCTGGGAGTGTCTTTGAATACGAATAATCCTTAGAGAATACAACAAGGTACAATTCCTCTGGGCTTGTTACCACATCAGGAATGTACCAAAACGGCTGACCTACTTCGTTGGCGGCATCGTACAACGCTTGAAGCGCATCAGCATCATCATCGGAAGTAATGTTGTATACCATAGAGAATACGTGAATTGGCTCTCCTTGATTCGTTACATCTGACTGGCCATAGTCATTCTCCTTGATTGTATTGTTCTGTTGTAATTGTCGAGTCGATCCATAGCTAAAGTTGTCTTCCAACTCGATACGTTTCCCAAAGTCTAATTCGCCAACTGACCATGAGTCTTCATTCGGCAAACTTGGCTGGTTATTACCCCACGGATCGGACCATAAATCAGATTGTCTAATGAAAAACCTGACATATTTATAAGCAGAAACATCACGTGTAACTAAACTCATTCTTGAATCATAAATAACAAAAGAATCTCCAGCCACAACACGTTGATCTTGAAACAAGTGGGATGAAGCCCCGCCATGTGCGGCATCATCTATCAAACCAGCTGTGCTGATTATGACAAAATCAGCACCATTATCCACGATTTTAAAAGCAACATTTCTGTATTCCTGATCAGAACCCGGAGGTGCTACCACATGCGGTTCGAAGATTCGTTCCAGGAGAATGTATTTACCTCGCAACTCACCATGTAACCACTCTTTATCAACACATCTGATAGTCAACATATCTTCATTTATTCTTAATGTCGTTTCATATATTGTGCCATCTTCTAAACCAAAATCTACATCAAGCTCCAATGGCGCTGGCGACCAAGTAGTACCATCATTATTTGCCTGTATTTTACAATAACGGAAATTTGTATTTAACATTATGAATGTATCCATAATATATGCGCCCATATCGTCATCTTCAGAAAAGAATAATACTGATTGATCAGAACTTGTATTTTCTGTGCGATAAACAAGCTTTGGTATTTTACTAGTTACATTTACTTCATTAAAATCACTTGTAGTATTAAAAGTCCAACTGTCATTTTTGAAAGCATCCAAGCCGTGCCAACGCAGTATAATACCGCTGATTGTACGTTGCCATGTATCTACACTACCGACTGTACGTTGCCGTATACCTTCACGTCCTATTGGCAATAAATCTAAACTAGCTTCATCTGTCGAAGGATTATACGTATCAATAGAATCCGTTGTTGTGAATTCTATATCTGTTGGTTCAACACCATCACAATAATACACTGATTTCCAAATGGCCTCAGACGTTTGAGAAGGTTGTGGGCCGATCAAACCAAAATGAAATTCGCCTTTAGAAGTTGTATCAGGAGAAGTAAACGTCGGTATACCGGTTAATTCTATCCACGTGTCTGTAGTACTTTCAATAGACGCGGGTGTCCAAAGCGCATTAGCGTATACAGATCTATAGAAACATTTCACCACACATGTAGTAGACGATGGTTTCGCAACCAATAATATTTCATAGAAATCATTTATAGTTATAGCGAACTGTGCAGATTCACCACCTGGTGATTCATTAACTACATATATACCATCTGTACTAACTCTTACTGTAATATGAAAATTATCAGTATTGCCCGTATTTGGAAGTTTCAAATGTATTCTTTGCGCGCTGTCAGAAGTTCGTCCTCCGTCTTGTACTGGTTTAATAACAAACTTGACTTTTGCGCCATCGTCTTTCATGACGCTAGTATCTAGATCTGTTCTACCGTAATAAAGTTGATCTGCTGCACCAGTATTTACAGTAATAGTTAATCCATATTGATCTGATGAAGCACTACTTGTACCACCAACAGTTTTAGAAAATCCAATATCAGAATCTGGTTCTCCAACTGTACCGAACCATCCACCGCTGTATTGTGTTTTATCAGGCAAATTGGTATGCCCACCCAATGCATGAATTACAAATCCAATTTTTGCGAATCCAGTACTTAAGAATTCAGTCGCATAATACAATACATTATTAAAAACAGCATAGTCGTGCTTATCTATACGATAACCACCAGTCGCAGAACTATTGTCCCCAGCCCACACCAAACCACGACGTGAACCATGCGTTTCATTTTCACTTTCGAATATACAAGAATAAATACCTTCAGAATCTGAACATATAGAAAAATATTTATTATTGAATCTCACTAACTTTGCACTCTTTTCATCTGTATCCAAATCTTCAGCTGTACTCCATAATTGAACAAAATTTCTGAATACAGGGTAATTCAATCTATTCCACGTAACAAAATCCTTTGAATACGCTGTTCCACATCTTGCGCCGGCATCAGGGGCGGTACGTTTAGACATCACGGTAATGATGAAAATTTCATTTATTGGATCGTATGATAATCTTGGATATTCAAGACCATCACCATTTGTAGTGTATGGATCAAATCCAATCTCATCAAAAAAGTTTGGTAATGTGGAGATTTCATTCGTGCCTGGAAAATAAACAAAATCCCAATTATTCCCGTTATCGTATGACCTTATAAAACGAATCTTTCTATCTATATCATTGCCAGTTTCTGTATAATAGAAAGTTCCATAAACATTCCCACTACCGTCAGCTATGAGATCTAAGTGCCCTGCGTCTGATGCGTCTGGGCCTGTGAATTGAAACGGGCTGATCACCTCTTCATTAACAACATATTGATCACATTTAACTATTTCCATTGTATATGTTCTAACACCACCAGCAGAGGAACTACTGAGGCTAGCAACCATAAACGAAGTAAAAGATAATTTAACAGCAGCATCCATGCCGCTCGCGCCGCTTACCAAAAGCGCTGTGATTCCAGTTGAACCAGATGTATTAACTTTATTTACAGCTGACGCCTTAACCCCAATGCCATCTCTATAAAAAACAAAGAAAGTATCATCATCTCTATCTACTAATCTAAGATTGAAAATTGGGTTGTTAATAGATGAGTACACCATACGATTGAACGTACGATTAATGCCATAGACTTCATCACCATCATCCACTACAACCAATGGCGGTTGATAATCGCCCTTGAAGACCTTCTCGTCCTCATACGTAATCTGGCCCACACCGAGCTCAAGTTCAGTGTTTTGGACCACGTTGAGTTTTGTATCAAGGCGACCGGCAACGATAGTACGGATCTGATAGTTCTTCGTCGGGTCTGGGTTATCCTTCTCCACGGACAACGAAATGTTGCCATGGCTCCCGGCCTGCACCTGATTGAACTTTGATTGAAATGCAGAAGATGCAGAGTTCACCGTCTGAGTCATAGAGTTGGCAAGAAAAATGTGGGCGTTGGTATCAAACTGCTCACCGGTGTAAAACGTCCAGCTGTGCGTTGGCATCGTGTTCGGAATACCAGCAAGGTCATCTGCGTCTACGGTGATGAGGAAGGTACTGTCGTCTGACAGGTAGATAGCTGGCACAATGATGACGCGGTATCCAACAGCTAAACCCAATGTGATGGGGGAGATTGATCCGTTGTACCCCGTCTGGAAAAACCCATCGAGGATGGCGTTGGTGCCATTGACGGTGACAGTGATGGTGTCAGGATCAACGCCAGCCTCAAAATTTGGTTCCAATATGTTGAAACTTATAGCGGTTTCTATAGAGACGTTTGTCTGACCTGGTGCTGGGTCCTCATTCTGGACATAAGGCGGGGTGAGATCTAGATCTAACTCCCCAAGAAAAATGTCTGGCATAGCCGCTCACCTCTGTTTTCTGGGCTTTAGAGCGGCTCGTTATCCGTCACCGTGACCCAGATGCCAGTACTAGGATTGAATATGATTTCATTATTTCTACAATAACGTCGCATAGCGTCGATATAATCACTCCCATCACAAAGACCTGCATCAAATTCGTATTGTGAACCAGCTTCTATCAAAGGTGTTGAATTTTCTAAATTCACATGGCCAAAATAAAATATTTGCCTGAGATTAAATGTAATATTTGATGATGTATGATTTTCAATCACGATATGAATAGGAAACTCCATTATACTCTCCCTGTTATATAATCTTTTATCTCAGCTTCTGTCTTTGCTATAAAGGATATCTTATACTGACTCAATATATCATACAATCCAGTTTCGATAGTTGTATTAATCAAGCCAAAAGACGGATCTTCATTGCCGTCGCCAGACATCCATTGTGATGGCACCGGGTTCCCGTTGATAGCCATGAAAGTGTTTGTAGAGTTTCCAAAGGTGTGTGAAACCACGATGTGATTTGGTTCGTTCCATCTCATAGTGTGCAATGCAACCTGTTGCAAATGATGGGTACTGGCACCATCAAATTCAAAATGCAATTCACCACTCAGGTCATAATAAAATCTTATATCGCCATTCACTACGTAACCCAATTGGCTTATAAACTTAGGAGTAACCCAAGCTTCTATTGTGATTTGAGCGCCAGGCCCTCCAACATCCCATTGATTAATTTGTGCTGGATAATCGCCGATACGAATGGCACCTTCATCAGAAATTGACCATTCGTCATTGATAACAGCGTTGTACGCGTTACCAGAATCATCAACTATAACTCTTGCATCATAATTATCAAAAGTCCAATAATGCTCCAAACCCCCGACAATAGAACTATCAATACGGTTTCCTTGCAGTCCTCTATTGTATATGTTTGCCAATTCAGATGTCACAACTTCCTTGTCCATGAACACGACTTCAGCCACATAACCAGAATATCTTGGCACCACCCAAAGGGCGTCCACATCTGAAAGAAAACGTGTCTTTCCTGTTGTACTAGCAACTTGAACATTGTCCCTAAATATTTTCATCCTTCCACCAGACACGCTTTTGGTGAAAAGATAATGTGTCCATTTACCTTTGTAATAACTAGCACTACCTGTATATGTTAACTGGTCATAAGAACTTGTGTCGCTATTCCCACATCGCCAATAAACAGTGCCACTTCCCCAAGGTAGAAGTATTTCAAAAACTCTATTTGAACTAGCATCTCTACCATAGATTATAGTGCTATTGACTGGCTGATCAGCACCGCCATATATCCAAACACTTACGGAAAAATCAGTAAATGATAGTGGCGCACTTAATGGAATATTCCAATTTGAAAACCAACCCGACTGATATTCAAAAAGCCATGATTCACCAATCTGCCCGGGTTGCCCTGTATGAACAAGACTTGGTGTAGTATTTGTTAAAACTAAACCGCCAATAATGTCAACAGTCTGGTGAGCACCTGGGCCCAGTGTTTCGCGCGTACAATCTAAAAGAATTCTGGTGTACGCGTCCGTCGACAATGGCAATGGAATATTAGCTTTATTGTCATAATTACCTATGTAATAAACAAAACTATCTGATGATTTATCGTCTATATCAAAACTCAGCAAACGATATGCTGAATGCGTAACAATATCCAGCTCAGGAACAGTCAATTCATTTCTGAGCTTCAAATCACGCGACACCACATAAAACGCACGCAGCATCCAGTCCCGAGCCAGAACTGGGTGTGTACCGGCGAACGCCACCTGCGGAATAACCGTGGTTTGAAGATTCTGGAAATCATAGACCATCTTCCATATATCTGCACCATCGTCCCACAAGAAGAGAACATTATTGTTTGTATTGGTTTCTATTATATAAAAATTCTGAATATCCACAGCCTCATCATTTGGTATTACATTGTGCGCAATATCATTCATTGGGGCGATGAGCTCTTTAGCCGGGTCCGTCAGGAGAGACTCTATTTCCTTAAAAACAAACTGTTTCTTTTGCGAAGTCAACAGTGCAACATACACCACATACGCCTTGATAGACCCAGGCATATTGGGCAAGTGTATGAAGCGAACTCTTTCTGCATCGCCGACAAGGGCGGCGACGGCTGGGTTCGAAAGTGCTATATCTGCTCCTGCGCGACGATAACTATAGACCCAACCCATAGCTTCCAATCTGGACGTCGCCTGACAATAGAGAAACTGAATGACTTGCTGACTAGTATCTCGTCGTACCACACCTGTAACTGCGTAGTGCCGTCCGAGGCCGTGGCTCCGCGAGTTGGTGACAACCCGCCTGTGGTGAAATCCTGAATATCGTTAGCCGCTTGCGTTCCCGCTTGATCGGCCGTTAGGTTAATGAGTGCGGCACCAGGCGCATCCGGCGTGATCCTAATGGGTGCCTCGAGAATGGCAGTGCGGATGGCGTTGGCCACATCGATGGCTGTGGACGTACCGGAAATATCAATTTCCACTGTACCGGCAGGAGCATCATACAACCCATCTACATCGAGGTAGAAGGACACCACCGGATTGATACCGTCATCCATGACGAAGTAGTCGCCATTCGAGTAGCTGCCCTTAACCAAAGCCGTAAGCGTCCAGGTCTCAGCAGCACCGAGTGTTTCCACATTAATGTTACGAATTTCATGTACTCTTCTGCCATAATTACTTGTATTGCCTTCTATGACAATATAATCACCAACTGCCACATCAAAAGCATTCACGTCAACCGGAAGATCAACGATATCTGTTCTGCTATCCCCATCGTCATCAGCGGGCGATGTCGCACCGGCTGTAGTGGCAATAAGTGTAATGAACTCAAGGACATCGGATGCATACACTCCGCCACCACGCTGGCTCACCCACATAGCCAAATTTATGTCTGTAGAACCCGCGCGCCCTGGATTAGAAGATGATTGAGTATCCAGCGCCCTATACACAAAGAATTTGAATCCACTGAATGGTGTTCCGCCTATTTGTAGTGGAACGTTATCGGTTTTCAAATAAATGGTGTTATTTGCAGGTACATCTAATATCTGAGGGTTGAAATTCCTCAGTGGCATATAGCGATCAGACAAGAAAAACGTGTCGTCAGTCGAATATGGATCTTGATAGAAACAAATCTGATCATCTTCACCCATATACAATATTTGCCAATCGAACGTACCGTCTTCGTACGTAAACGCCTTATCGGTGATTACTTCTCTGGCGTTGATGTATGTGGTGATGTTTGCAAAACCGTCGTTATCAGAATCGTTGGCATCAGATATTCTGATTAGTTTTCCAACATCTGTTGGCACAAAAGTATCTGATGTAATTTGTATATTTCCCATTCGTGTGATTTTTGCATTACCACTTCCAGTATCTTCATATAAATCTGTTGTTGATGTGGTGAGTATATAAGTTAGATTATCACCGTCATTATCATCAGTGGCGGCGATCGTACCGCCTCCTTCAAAAACATTTAGTTTATAAAGTTCCGTCAAATTAGACACATAATGTTCATCACTACGATCTGATAATTGTTGTGTGTCAAGTACACCAATATAAGCGCCATTAGCATCTAGCAAACGAACAGAAGAAAATCTATGCTGGCCATTAGTACCACCATAATAACTTCTGTATACTTTCCAGTATTGTCTTCTCCTAGACGCTTCAGGTAAGTCTCTCAGATCAAACCACAGGCTGGGCGAACCCCTTAGAGCATCTGTACGGTAATGATATGTACCAACATAATCATAATCATTCCAATACACACCGTGATCTTGAACAGTAGAAAGCGGATCATTTATTGATACACCGTTGTAGCTCAACCATTTTTTGACTTGCGTCCATGTACTGCCGTGGTCCCTACTTGAATATAATTTCCAATCTATACCACCAACCATAGTATCCATTCGGTCTGTATACTCCACAGTATATACAACATACGCAACAGCCGGTATGTCTCGCAACTTCCACCGTAACGTATTAACACCACTTTCATCACCAGCATTAAATGTACGATCAACCTTCACTTCATTGGGATCAGAACCGCTGGGATTAAACTCCAAAATCACAGCCTGACCGTTGTTTCCTGCGGTAGTGGCATTCTCGATGAAAATTGATTTTCCCTCATCGGCTGCCGAGAACGTGTGCATCCTCATGCCAACCGGCCTAAGTGAAGCTATATTCGCCAAGCTCTCAGTGATAACCTGGTTGCCTGCACTGCCAGTAGCATCATTCTTGAGTGTGATGTACGGGTCACCTAAATTACTGTCTGCAGTAATGTCTAGACTAGCAGCACTATTGATAGCAGAACGAATCAAATCAGCAACATCGCCTGGAGTAGATACAGCACTGATGTCAATCTCCACTCCACTACCAGAACCACTACCAGAGGCATCAAACCAAAACGTAGTTGGTGAATTCACACCATCATCAAGTGTAAAAGTATCACCATCCTTCAGACCAGTAGACCACGGTGTACCATCGTTTGGGAGGGCTGTAATTGAACCAACAGCATATGTTTCAGTGGTGAACACATCACTGCCATTGGTAACAAAACCATCACCGGGGAATTCATCAACACCATCAGATTCATCTTTGATCCTAAGTGCAGCCATAAAATGTGCGTCGTCTGGATCGTCGTGTTCGTCGTAGCCATCTTGATTGAAAAAATTATAATAATAATCTGCTTGTGTACCAGTTGCACTACCATCTTGGCCATACGACGCATAACCGTCATATTCAGCTACACCACGATGGAATGGTACTGTACGCTGTACAGTAAGATCGTGGATGTACCCACCATCAATACCACCATCCACAGTCCACATATTGGATAAACCCTTCATGGGTTCTGAACGATCTCTATGAACTGTAGGTGAAGAATATCTTTCTATAGAATATTCAACTTCTTGAGTGTTATCTTTTCCTACACCAATGTAGGCAGCAAATGTAGTTGTCTCGTCTTGTACGAATTCGTCTGTCTGAGAGGCGGCTCCAGAATCAACAAAACGAATGTACAACCCGTCCTGCATGAGTTGAAAATCATCATGCATACGTTTCAATCCGTTGCCTACCGACAATGTTTCTTCAGTAAACGGGCCATCTCCAGTTGTATTCTCGAAATCAAGATCGTAATATCTGTGGCTAACTAAATGTGTCAAATACCAACTTTGACCATCCCATAAATAACTCATTCTGCCAAAAGAGTATAAAGCATCTCTTGTATTTGCATCATAATCTGTTGATTTGCCATGACCAACAAGCAATTGATTATTCATACCAACATCGTCCCAACGCATGTCGTGTATAACACTCCAAGTAGATTCACTATCACTTAATTCAGATAGACTACCAAGACGTGGGCAATACCCAAGTGGAATACCTGAATGTACTGTATTGATTACCCAATAATGACGCTCGATACCAGCTGAATACGGAGCCCATAATCCCAGTGCCCCTATATTTGGATTCCAAAGCACATATAAACCATAGTCATGATCATAATCCCGTATCTGGATTTCAGTTGGCCAGTTATCAGACGCGCTATGGTGATATTGTGTTACTTGACACTTCAAAAAATCGTTCGTACCATCGTTATCAATTCTCAGAGCTGCGTTAAGGCCAAATGAACCGGTCCACACATTACCTTCAAAAGCGTGATCGGAAAATCCGTCAGTCTTGAATCTAGTGACAACTAGATTTCTGATCTTATCAGTAGCAACCCTCGAGAATTCGGCTGTAGTTCTTGATTCGGCATAACCCTTAGAAAAACTCCACTTATTGATTTGATTACCATCATCAGAAACCCAAAAGAAATTGCCTTGTTTATCATAATCAACATAACACCTAATGGTGTAATCACTGGTATCTGTTGATGGGGTATGATATCTTGTATAGACAACCGCTTGTGCGGCAGTAAGTGCACCTTTCTCAATTGTCAGATTTGTATATGATTCTGGATATGTTGGACTGATAGTCATTGTTGTCTGGTTTGTAATGCCAGTTATTTCAAAGGCCCTGATGATTCCGCCACTCAAACCACTAGGATTAAGAGTTTTGGTGGGGGCTTGAATCATTTCCGTGATTGTGTTGTTCGCACGATCACCATCATTATCGGCTGTGAAATCTACTTGTGCAGTTGTATTCCCAGCCGTTATATCCAAATTACTTGTACCATTGACATCAGTTCGAATCTGATCGGCGATGAGTACGTCAGTACCAAGACCAGTAATAGTAATAGTCACGTACTGCCAACCAGCAGGCGGTGAACCAGGACTATAGGAGCCAGATACATCGAAGAAGAACTTGACCGGGTCATTCAGCCCGTCATCTAACGTGAACCAGTCGCCGTCCGTGTAGTCAGCCGGAATCATAGATGTGATCTGACCTGTCGCCGGCTTAGGCTCAGGTCGAATCCAATCACCAACAGCAAACTCATCCTGGAAGAACGTGCTGGTACCATTGAGTGTGGTACCTGAAGGAGTCACAGTGCCAGAAGCAGAATGCAACAAATGCAAACGTTTCCACGCATCCCCGTACTCAGCTGCACCCGCATTCTCTGTGTACGAGAACCCGCCCTTTTCCATATCCTCGTACGTTTCACCAACATGGAGATTGCCAGGGTTGTGTGCAACAATCACACGACCATTGATTTCATCACAACAAATACCAATAGGATAATTTGAACACAAACCTTCGTCGTCAGTGGGCCCAGTTTGCGCTTCAAATAAATCGTAGTTGCCCGGATCATGAAGATCTGTGACGGCAGGATACCTGGCGTTACCACTCGGATATGGATCAATCCGAGCAAGTATTTTGTCGGCATGTGGTGGATCTGGTTGATAGTCATAATTAGACCATGCAGCCCATATCTTATTTTCATCATCTATATTTATCGAACGCCAAGCTCGAATGCCAGTCGGCATATTTTGTATATCACCGTCCTGATAAACAGGATCAAAACCCCTTGGTGCCATGTGCAGCCAGCGATTGATACCGGCACCAGCTCGTGTTGTAGATTCATCATCTCTTCTGTGAATCCACCACCAACTCGCACCTCGATCAAACACACTTTCATACCCAAACATACCAACTTCTTCTGTGCCATGATATTCATGACGCATACCATACAAACGCCCACCACCATATGCATAACTGGGTACAGTAGTGCCTTGTGTATTTTGTCTGGTATATGTGTTTCTTCTAATCAGATACTCACCAACAGGACCATCGCGCAATGTCCATTCCAAACCGCTAGGCGAAGCACCACCCTCGGTCACGAATGGTTGATTAATGGTCGTGGCGTCAACTGTGCATTGGGTAGTACTGATAAAAGCAGTTATTTCGAAAACACCATTATTGATAGCATTGGTGGCATTTTTAATAACAATGTATCTTCCAACATCAGAAGCATCACCGGCAAACGGCGCAGTACCACTATTCGCGGTAAAGGTATCAGAGCCAGTAGAAACAGAACCATCATCACGTTCCCCGACACCAGAATCGATGATTCCGGTACCGCCTTCATTAGCATAATAAATGCAATACCAACGATGTTGTAAATAATCAGGCGAATACACTCCTTCTATTTCAACATCACCCTGGCTGAGAGCAATGTCAGTACCTGCTGTTGCATGATTGAAAATATTGTTGAAACCTTTTTCATGTTTAAACAACAATGGGCTAATTGCGGTACCCTGTAAGTCAATAAACGAAATCGCCGGTATACCATAATAATTTGTCGGGAAACCAACTACGTTTTCTGTCAAATACCTATAATTATCCCAACCAGAAATGAATGAAGCGACAGCATTGATACCTTCAGTTAATGTGGCTGTTCGATTTGCAGATGGATATTGTCGTCTTCTCATGTAGTCAGCAGAGCCAGCAGCCCAATAGTGATCCCACAAATCTGACATGTTGTAATGGTCTATATATAAAACAGTATGAGTATCTTTTTCATAACGATACCCGCCATCAGTACGCAGAAACATACACATAGCTCCGACACCAACACTATATCCGCCACGACCGCCAACTATATCGTTGAACATGCCTTCCTGGAGATTGGCAGACATCACAAATGCATTAGGGTGCCTGGAGTTTTTCTCTTCACCAGTGACTGCGTTCTTGATACGAAGGTTCAAATACCCTGTGCAAAGATGGTTACTCATGTGTCACACCTGTGTGAGAGAAATTCTGTAGACGAGTTCCAGCGTTTGTGATGTTGTTTGTACGAACGAAGAAGATAATTTTGTACCACAATAACATTGATATTTTATGTTAAAATCACCAGAAGTTAAAACAGCAAAATTAGTTGCCAAACCCACCCAATAAATAGTATTATCAGTAGACGGCGCGCCAAAAGTACCTCTAAATGTCCAAGTCTTGCTTGTGTTATTAACTTCGATCGTATTAGAAGTTAAAGACCCAGTATCAGTATAAGTATTTCTAAATATGGTCTTTCTGAAATTCATCACATCATCATCGTTGGAAATACAAATACTCACTGTATTTATTTGATAATCATACCTTGTTCTGAATTCCCAGTATGTTCTTGTCATCAAGTTTTTTTGACGTAACTGCTGAACAATACGCCCATCTTCATCCCTCAACGTGGCAAAGATCTCACCACTTAAACGAGGCAACCAGGATAGACGGCCCTCAGCTCGATGTTTATTCAACATCTGTGTGAGTGTGGGAATAGACATCAACCAACTCCTATCGGATCGTATCCCGTGATGTCGAGTTTCACTATTCTATCAGTTCCGCCGTACACAGACATGTCCATAGTTTCAGTATCATATACGCGTTTGACAGGTACATAACTAGTAGACGAAGGTACAACCTGACGTTTTCTACCGCCATAAACAGATATATCACCATAATCAGCTATCAATCTTTTTAGAGGCGGTGAGATAGTAACTGACAACACAACCTGGCGTTTTCTGCCACCATATATAGACATCGCCGCTAAATCAGACATCGTATTTTCGGACAGTGTTACAATGTCGCTCGTAACGCTTTTGAAAATCTTAGACGTGGCCGTATCATCATATTGAAATATTGCACGGCATCGATATGATGCGCCAGCAATAAATTTATTATCAACAAAAACCGCATATGGATCACCATACGTATAACTGATTGTACCGAGTGGTCTCCAATACGAAGAGCCGGGAATGCTCTTGTACACTTCAAAACCAATCACATATTCCTGCATGTATGAGGATACGGTATTGTAGCAGTGTAGTGTGACTGGATACGGTGTACTGAGAAATTCACCAAGTCCTGGTGTACCCCAGTCGTATGTCATACCTCTTCGTTGATTACCATATGTACTACCATAGAAAATAGTACCACGTTGTCTTCGCTGATCACCATAAAGAGACATATTGGCATTGGTGAAAAGAATAGATTCTGGATTCTTGTAACTAGGACTATCCGTTGGTAACACTGTCATAAACTGGACTTTTCTATTGTGTTCAAACACAACATTGATAAGTCCTGTATTAGCATCAAAACCAACATCTACTACCTGTCCAGTCACCGTGATGGCTTCGGCGGTAAGCGGATTGCCCTTACGCATGTAAATGTTGCCAGGCTGCAATGGTGGTGTGAGGCCCTCTTCGTAGTCCCTGGTGTATGCGTACCACAGGCTGCCATCGGCATCCAAAACTACAGGAGAACCTGTGTCATGCGTAGTGGTGGCCTGTGTCGTACCAGGTAGAAAGCGCCAAGTTCGTGAATCTGTAGTGGTCTGAGCCTCAACAACCACGCCCACATTGATGGTAAAATCAGATGGCGGGTCGAGGACGATACGGGTACCGTCAACATGTGAAATGTTGAGGCCAGACCATCCATTTTGAAAAGCGCCGTCCCACGCCACAACTGAATTAACCTTTATCAAAACAGGTGTTTTGGTAAAGTCTATGTAAATACTTTGTTCGATAGGCGCGAGCTTCTCATTACCCACAGGTGTAACTGGATTGATCTGAGTTGTGTAAATATTAGTTTTGAAATACTTATCTTCATCAATAGAAAAACTTAAGTCATTATCAGCATCAATTTGTAAATCAATCCTTTGGCCTGCACCAAAATCCTCTTCCTGGTCGATAACCAGGTCATAACCATTACCATTCACCACGATACTGGAGCCTGTACCTTGAAAACCAGGCTGAAAACCTGGTGTAGCACCATCATCGTCATACGCAAGTACGCTATCTACGCGCACTTCAATTGTGGATTTCGTGATGTTTCCAGACCCACCATCCAGTGTCATCTCGATGTTTTTGTCATGGTCGACACCGGTTTCACCATTTGCTGGGTCCAAAGCCGAAATAAATGGATAAGTGGTAATGTCAAAAGAATATGATTGATTCAATATAACTGTACCAAGAGTATTCTCAGCATAAACATCAACATCTATTGTAGTTGTTTCAGGAAAATCTGATTCAGGATCAATGTCAAAAATGTAACCGTTCGAACCGTCCGAAGTCACTGTACCATAGAACCCGTCCTGGTATCCCGCTGGCGTGCCATCACCGTCATAGGCGTCCGACCCCTCGATGGTGATTAGCACCGTGTCCAAGTCCACAATGTCGCCGCCATCGGCCCCAATGCGCAGGTAGACATTCGTGTCCTTTGCAACATCCGACTCGGTGTCATAAGGATCTAAGTCTGCCAAAAACAACGACATCGCACTTCACCTACGACCTATACCTGATACCCTCTGGCTCATCGTTACCAGCTACGTTGTTCACCTCTTCGTACACACGCCCTTCGCCGTTGGACATCATATCAGCAACACTATTTTCAACGTCCTCGGCAATAGTCTCTGACTGGAAATTCGAACCAGACATGTCCACATTCACTTGAATAGTGACTGGTCCTCCACCGCCGCCTCCGCCGCCTCCGCCTGCTGGTTCGGGGCCGCCGCCTCCTATTGGCCTAACTGTTTGTGTGTGCGCACCAAGCACACCAGGATTGTCAGCAAACGTAGCAACAGCAAACTCATTTTTATTGGCTGCGTTTACGGCGTCAGCGCCGCCAATGGCTTCAACTCCAGTACGTGTCAGGATACCTTCACCATTCTGTAGAAGAGCCAGACCCTCGTCGGCACGTAGACCCAACATTCTGTTGAATTCCTGTGTCGCGGCATCAGTCGCGACCTCAAACACACCGCCCACGTGGAAGGTTGGTACATCAATCATCCAGGCGGGTATCTGTGCTCCACCTCCGTCAAGTGGCAAACGCATAGAATCGCCACCGGCATTCAACTCATCTAGCACCTCAACGCCACCAATTGCCTTGACGCCAGCACGAGTCAGAATTCCCTCTCCGTTTTGCAGAAGCGCAAGGCCCTCATCTCCACGGAGACCAAGGAAATCATGGAATTCACGTGCGCCTGGGTCATCAGATGCCTGGAAAATACCTCCAGCGTGCCATGGCGTCAGATCTTTGAGCGCGCCAACAGCATTTGAAACACCGTCTTTAACACCATCAGCAATGGTTTCGCCTACATTTTTGGCCGTATCGACTACGTTAGACGTAGAGTCAGTAGCGTCCCCTGGTGTTGGTATTATCCCAACGATATCTGATATCAAATCAAAAATATCTGAAAAGGCATCACTGAGACTATCAAATGCCGTAACGAAAGTGTTTTCAATAAAGTCTGAAATGGTCTTCAGACCTTGTTGCATAGTTTCAAACACTTTCATAAAAGTGTTTGCGATGAAGTCGCTTATTGCTTTAAACACATCGTATAGTAATTCAAGTACCGGTATGAGACTATTGCCATACAATACTTTTTGAATGGCATCGAATACTTTACTCAAGAAAGAGAATTTATCTATTGCTTCAGTAGCTTTTTCTTTTAATCCTGTAAATACATCTGCCAGCCGAGTAAACAAAGCAGTCAGACCCTGTAAGGCCGCTACCAACGTACCTGTAACTTGAACAATATATATCAACACTCTAACGGAAAACATTAATAGTGGCATCAGCGATTGAATAATTGGTATACCCAAAACAAGTATTTCTATAAAACCAGCAATAAGAACCACAAATGCGGTCGCTATACCGGCTTTGATAAAGATTTCTAACAACGGTGCTAATGCTTCAACCAATTCTGTAAGTGGGGGAACCATTAAAGATATCATATTCATAACTACTTTAAAAATAGGTATAAGTGCATTTAGAACAACCGGTATTATTGCGGTGACCACATCAATTATGTCAACCAATACATCTATAAGCACTTCAAGAATAATAATCGCCGGTCCCATGTAGTTGGCGAACATCTCTCCCAATATTGGAATGATCTCCATCAATAATTCGCCAAGCGGCTCAATAACTGCATCTAATAAGCCCATAAATGCTTCTACCAATGGTAGAAAAGCATCCACAATTGCAGTTAAGATTGGTGTAATAATCGGCATCAACTGACCAACGGCATCAGCAATAATATCAATAAGGCTAATTATGGTCGGTACGATTGCGGAAAATATTTTACTGAAACTTCCAACCAACTCCGCTAATAACGTAGCTATCGGCGGGAGTATTGAATATATAGCTTGTTGTACTATTGTAAGTACATCAATTATAATAGGAGCCAAGGCCATAAAAGTATTTACAACCGCCACACCACCTTCAATCATTGTTGGTAATACTTCGAACATACTCTCCAAAAACCCAGTAATACTTTCAAACAACACACCAAATTGACCACCATCACCACCCATGTCGCCAAGACCGGCAAACATACCAACAACTGCTTCCTGCAATTTTGACAAAACCGCAGGATCCTTGAACATATTGACAAAAGTATCCATCAACGCGGTGACCGCATCCATTAACTGAGGAGCTTCTGCGACTACTGCGCTGCCAATAGCGGTAACTATAGCTGGTAAAGCATCAACAATAGATTGCAATATGGGAATAACTAAATCACTAATACCACTCACAATAATTTGTATCACAGTGCTGATAGTTGATTGGACAGCATCTGCTAAAGTGGAAAGTTGATCCCCGGAGAAAATATTTCCGAATGTTTCTGCTATTGATACAAAAATCCCCTGGAACAAATCTGGTAGGGCTTGAACAATATCAACAAAAGCATCTAAAATTGTACCAACGAATACAGGTATAAAATCACTTCTCAATATATCCGCTATAGAACCAATGATCTTGATAACCATATCCACAAATGCAGTAGCTATCGTGGGGAAGTTATCCTCTAAAGCCTTAGCAACTAGCGGAAGATTTCGAACAAAACCTTCTCCAATATCAGCTAGAATGGCAGGTGCCTCTCGGAATGAGTCAAGCATTCCTTTGATTTCATCTTCACCCATCATCCCCAATTCAACTATATACGGAATAATAGAAAGTATCCCTTGAACAGCAGAAGATATCACACTTGTAAAAGCACTAGCGATACTACCAACGGCAGAGAAGATCGAACCCATAGCTTCGCCAAGAACACCACCGACTACTGAGCCGGCAGCCATTCCGGTTTCGCCAAATATATTGCCTACAGCTCCGCCTATATCACCAAATACGCTAAAAACGTTATCAGCCAAACCAACCATACCATCAATAATATCGTCAAAAAATTCATTGAATCCAGAAACCATATCTGTCAACAAGCCAGTAAATTCACTAAAGAAATTCTTTGTAAAATCCTCATACACATCGCGTAACTCACCAGTAACGTCTTCGGCACTTTCCGCCTGCGCCTTGTCCCTGTCTGCGGCCAGGTCTTCTAGTTTGTTGAAATAATCAAAATATGAAATCTCATTACGTTTCAATTGTTCAACAAGAGCAACGCGTGATTCTCTAAACGAATCTATGATATCTTTTTGATTTTCTTCGTTAGCGGCAACGACTTCCGCCCCGGCAAGAACAAAGTCCTTTACGAACGTACCGAATAAACCTGGTAATTGTTTTGAGAATAGATTACTGAATTTACCAGCAATATTATCAATAGCCTTTTCCATTTTGCTGCCAAATGCATCAAGCATTTTGCCAGCTAATTCTACAAAAGGACCTTGCGCGGCTTTCACTTGCGCACGAAATGCAGATATCGCACCTACTACATTTTTTAGTTTTACAACTGTTTGTTCAACAGCAGCAGTAAACACTTCCTGGGCGTTAGCGCCTTCTTCTGTCGCTACTGTAGTGTTAAAAAGCAGCTCAAGTGATTGTTTAACATCCGCGGTATATTGGCCAGACTCGCCTGTCGCTTGATTCTTTTGGTCAATTGCTTCTGTAAGTTTTTCCGTCTCTTGCGTTACATTAGCTACATTTTCAGCTTCTTTTGGATCTACAATCTCAACTTTTGGCGCAGTTATTTTTGAAATAGAAAAAATCTTTTCACCAACTTCATCAATTGGCGCCAACATAGGATCTATATCTACTGAAACATCCTTAAAAACTACGTCATTAATTTGTTCTGCAACACTAGGACCTTTATACGAAATCTCTATGTCATCAAATGTCATTTTTAATAATGCATATGTCTCGGCTTCTGCCTGAGATACTCCAGTGGTTTTAATAGCGGTACCACCATCTGCATAACCACGTATTCCACTAAGAGAAACTAGGCCGCCATGTTTATAGCCAATAGCACGACGATTTTCATTTAAGAGATCTTCTCTCACATTAGCAAATTGTTCATATCCTAATTCATTTTTAAGTCTTGATATATTTGCTGCAGACAATTTTTTGATAAGTTCCGGATCAATCAAACGTCCAAAGAATTCGGTTCCAAGTGTTTGGACAGACCACCGCGGAATAACAAAGTCGCCCTCGGCCAGTCTGGCTGGGATGATATCACCAAGGCCCTCCCCAGGAACCAGATTGCTACTGGTGTAGGCTGATGGTCGATCAATACCAGGTATATTGCCGAAGACACCGCGCAGACCCTGGCCGGACCTGGACAGAGCATTCACAAAGTTCGGATCGCGGAACTGTTCAAAGAAATCAGAACCAAGAACACCAACTACAGAACGCGGTATGACAAATTCACCAGGCTCCAACATCGCCTGTACGATATCGCCTCGCCCCTGCCCCGGGACACCACCGCCGTCTTGTCCGTGAAAGAATCCAGCTTGATACCCACGCGTAGCGGTCCCGCCACTATATTCTTTTACCTCAAATGTGATGGTAGTGCCTTCAAGCCTTTTCAATTGTGATATTACTGTATTCATACTATCAACGAAACCATCTAAGAATTTACCTTCACTTAAAGCTTTAGTAATAGTATTGATATGTTTTTCAACAGTTTGTAGTAATTGTTCAGCCCTATCACGACTTACTTCAAGCTTCGCTTCAAGTCTGCCGCCTGATTCAGCTAGTTCGTCACCTATCAGGCCACCAGCAATTCTGATCTTTTCGAAATTCTCGAGAGTGGCTCGATAATCGACTTTGCCTGTACGTGGGTTCAGGACCTCAGCGCTATTGCCCATATCGTCAAGGGCCTTAGACGCTTTTTCAATGTTTCCGGCGTCTAACGCAGCTTGCAGCTGTATAATAGCAGTTTCAAATCTTTGCCGTTTGATATCTTCTTGTATTTCCCTAATTTTCCTTTCTTCTTCGCCAACAACAGATAAAGCACGAGCAAATTCATGCATTTTACCTGTGAAATTATCAGCAGACAACGTTCCTTCACGAAGTCCTTTATTTATCAACTCTATGGTCTTTTGCGGGCCAAGAGCTTGTATCTCAAAGATACTCTTACCAAGGGCGCGAGCAGCATCTTGCATCGCACTAAATGGTGCGTCTCCAAATCTTTGTTGCAGAAGTGAAGATGTAGCACCTTCTATCTCACCACGTATCTCAGCTAAATACCCAAGTTCTTTATCATAAGTCGAATTAATCTTATCTTGAACTGCTAATTGTTGTTTTTTAATTTTTTCTAATTCTCCTTCATCGCGCAATATATCTTCTGATAGAAGTCCGGCATATTCATCAATCAAATCGTTATATTTTAATTGTTCATCAGTATTTAGCTCAAGACCTCGACTTAATTTTTCATTAAAGAAACTAATTTTTTCTTTGGTTGCGGCTATTTTAGCATTCAAGATATTTTCTTCATATACATTAGCAAGATTCCTATCTTGTATTAAACTACTCTGAACTAATTTTAATCTAATACTTTCTAATGAAGATACTTGCTCATTAAGTGTAGCATTATATTCAGTTCTAGTTTCTAGAATACCAATTTCAAGAGATAGTTGTTCTCTTTTGAAGGTGTTTATTTCTCCTTCTGTAGTACGAATATCAGCAACAAGATTTTTATACACTTTACCATTCTTATTTCTTCTTGATTCTAATTCAGCAATTTTCTCACGTCTAAAAGCCAACTCTCTTTCAACAATCAATAATCTATTTTCAGATTTTAATATCTTATCGTCTGCTTTAAATATTTCCAGAGCAGCATTCAATCTTGTGGCAAAATTTATGGCTTCCTGCTGCTCCGCTTCTAAAATCTGCCTATTCAATGCAAAACGAGCAGCGATGAATTTTCTTCTTTCTGCCTCTGCCGTAGCACGGCGTTTTCTCTCGTCATCGATCTTGTTGATCCGCCTGATACGAATCTTCTCCAATCGACGAGATAGACTCAACTGCGCTTTCAACTGAGAAGAACGCGCTTGACCAAAAGCATATTCCCTATCAAGAGCACCAATAGCTTCAGTTCTGGTTCGCGCTATACTGGTCTCAGTATCCCAGACTTTTTTCGTTTGTGCAGCCTGCTCCGCAGTCAATCCCAATACTACAGACTGCGCTTCTTTTTGAGCGTCCAAGGCCGCTTGAAGAACAGGTCCTGATTCCTTAATTCGTTCTACTCTTTCATTAGCAGCTTCTAGTTCTTTTTCTGCTAATTGAACTTTTTGACCTATAACATTAAGTGATTGCTTCTCATCATATAATATATTGTCACTAATTGACTCGGCTTGGCCCAGAGCTAAGTTGTAAGCCCGCCTAATGGCCAACTGTTGTGCATATATACCGTTAACAGCGTTTTGTGCTAATAATGTTTGCTTAGATAAATTGAAAATCCTATCAGCATATTCTACTAGTTCTTCTTGTGTAAGGTTTCCATCATACAAAAGATCATTCATATCACCATATAAACCTTTAATACCATCAATAACTTGTTTTCTATCCTCTTCATTTTGAATAAGATAAAAACCGGCATCATCCTGTTTCTCTACTTGCGCAATTAATTCATCTTGAATGTTTTGTATTGTTTTAGCATTATTATAAAATTTCTCCGCGGCCTCGCTGCCTTCCTCAAAAGCTGATGGCAATAGTTGTATATTTTCCGTTATTGCTGTAAATAATTCTTCACCTTGTTCTTCATCAAAAGCTATTAATTCTTTTAAACCCAAACCTTTCGTTGATTCTCTTAACTGTTCTTGTATTGTGTCAGCAAACATCTGAATCTTTTTGTCTGATTCAGCAAAATCAACATCTATAAATTGATCAAGTTCTATCGTGCTTAATTCCTGAGATTCTTTCAATAATCTAGTGGATTCTTTGAATACTCTAGCCACTTCTGCTTCAGCATCATCAACAACTGAATCTGGAATAACTACATCAAATTCAAACAAATACCTAAATTTGAGACTCTCCAATCCTCGCACGATCTTATCATTCAACTCAGAAATCTTGGCCTGTATTGGGAACTCCGAGAGCTGGTTTACAGACCTCTGCAGAAAACTATAGAAATCGCCGAAAGCCTTCACGGGCCTATCAGTAGCGTACAACCGTGATGCAGCCTGAGAAGCATCTTTCAATACATCAACAAATTGTGGCATTATTTTTATATTTTCTTGTACACTTTTACTCATATCTCTTTGTGTTTTTCTTGCTTCCTCCATCACCCCCGCAAGTTTGTTTTCCGCATTTGTCAAGGCCAATTGGGCTTGAGCGCGTGCGGACATAGCCTGATTTGATTGAAATTGTATGGGTATTGTACCAGCTAATTGTCCTTTATAATTAGCAATTTGATCTTGAAGTAATTCATACTGATCGGCTGAATCCTGCAAAAATTTTGTCTGTAGTTTGATACTTTCACCAAACTTATCAACTTGTTCCCGTTGTAGTACCTCCATAGCTTCTTGAACGACTTGCCTTTGTTCTCTAGCTTTTTGTGTGAACACTGCAAGATTACCGCCGCTTTCAGCTGCGGCTAACGCTAATTCACCATGTGCTGATACGGCTTCTGAGATAGCTCTATTCTGCGTAATTAGATTGGCTCGCCCTTCCGCTGAAGCTTGATTAACTTCTTCCAATTTACTTATTGTTCGATCAAGCGCATCTCTCTCGTGTCTTCTTTGTCTAATTTCCTCTCTGATTTGCTCTAATCTCTTATTATTCTCTTCTATTGTAAGGCGATATTCATTACGCATTCTATAAATCCAATATATTATTAGTGCAATCGCAGCACCTATTAGCACATATGGAAACGCCGTAATCATAGCCGTGGCAACAGTTTGCAATACACCTGCTAAAACACCCAGCGCACCACTCATTGAAAAAAGAGCTTTTATATTTGTGTACACGCCAACAGTAGAAAGGTGTAGAGCTCTGATATATTGATGTTGTGCAACCACAGATCCTATTACAGCGGCTTGTTGCCTAATTAACCACAAAGTCTGCAACTTAGTAACAACAGTCCAAGCAACAGTTGCTATTTTTATTGCTATTAATGCTGTAGTAATAGCCAAAATTATTTTCAAATATTTGTCTAATCCTGTCTCTTGTAAAACCTCATAAAAGTCATTGAAGGCTTCTATTAATCCAAAAATAATTGCACCCAATGGCAACAGGGCATCACGTGCTAATTCAAGAACAGTCTCTTTGAATTTGTTAACCTGGCCGGCAATACTTTCAATACGAACGCGCGCCATGGTCGCAGCAGCGCCTTGGGAATCCTCCTCTAATTTTCTGATTGTCTCGCTCAAAGAATCAAATTGCTGAGTCAAAACGAGAAACGAGTTAGCACCGCGCAAACCAAAACGTTCAAAAACAGTACCAACCTGATCAACAGTCAAAGCGCCAGAACTCATACGGCTCTGCAGCTTTTCCAACATATCAATAAAACTAAGAGGTTTATCTGGGTCCAGAGCAATACCAAAAGCTTCTGCAAATTCCTCTGACTGTGATGACATGCGTGAAAAGATCGAACGCAATGAACGACCTGCTTCACCAGCACGAATCATATTGTTCTGGAGTGTAGCCAGAATACCTGAGACTTGTTCAAACGAAAGATTCAACTGTTTTGCAACAGGAAGCGCAAACTTCAAACCTTGATTCAATTCGTTGAGCTCGACCTGATTGTCACGATAGGTCGCGGCCAACACATCATTAATTCGAGCAAACTTCTGTGTTTGTGTACCAAGATAATCTAATTGATTACCAAGAAGCCTGTAAACACCAGCCACTGTTTTCGTAGTAGCTGTTACATCCGCATCAGTAGCAATAATAAGTCGCATTGTAGATTGAAGAGCCGCCATTGACTCTTCAGCCTGCAAACCAGCACTACCAAATTGGAACAATATTTCACTGACGTCTTTGATGCTCCTGCCCATCTTGATGGCAGTACTCTCAATAGAATCGCCAAGCGCATCATACCGTTCTTCCAACCCCAAAATAGCAGAACGCGATACGGCAAAGGCTTTAGCCACACGATCGCTAACTTCAATAATAGATTCAAAAGCCTCACGTATGCGTTGAATCAGACGGAAGACAACAAATGACGCACCCAGATATTTAAGCTGGGAAGCAATAACATTGTTGAAGCCCTTCGCAATCTGGTCAGCGAAGTTTGTGGTGGCCTTGGCATTCGCCGCCGCTGCCTTAGCGGCTTGACGTTGTGCGTTTGCCTGTTCTCTGGCGGCTTGATTCGCGACTTTCGATGCATTTTTTTGCGCATTCGCGGCTGCAGTAGCCGACTTTGCCGCCTCGCTGTTGGCCTGCACCATTCGTTCAACGGCGCTCTTACGCACACCTGCTTCAACTGCATACACTTCACGAGCGGCTTGTACGCGTTGACGGGCCGCTTTCACTTCCTTTTGGGCGTTGGCCAGCGCGCGTTGAGCTGCTGCGTCTTCGACATTTTGTAGTGCCCTGATCGAAGCTTCACGCTGTTTCAACAAAGCGCCGCGATATTCTTCAATTCGTTGTGTAACCGTAAGAGCTGCTTGTTGAGCAGTCTTTTGTTTTTCTACTGCAATTTGAGCCAACTGTACAGCTGCTGAATATTTATTATAAGATTCTGTAGCCCTATCAAGAGCAACACGCTGCGCGTCAATAACCTGAGATGGCGCGCCAGCAGCTTGAAGTTTACCAAGCTGTGCGGATGCATCGGCTACACGAGTCCGAGCGGCTTCTTGCCCGGTAGTAGTCTTAGTGGCGGCCGCAGCCACTTTCATACTACGCTGTAGTTCAGTAGCGTATTTATTCCACGCAGAAATAGCAGCGGCTGAAGCCTGCCGATTGGCAACAGCAAATTTACGAATAACTTTTTCTGCGTTTACAAGAGTTTGATTAGAATTTTGTATTGAAACAATTTCACTATTGATAGCTTTCTTAACACCATCAAACGATTGAATTAAATTAAGAGTATTTTTGTCAAGATTCGCCCCAGCAGTACGCTGCTCTTCGAGCGATTTAACAGCTGCAACACCAGCTACTCTCAGTTTTCTGAGCTCAGTAGACAGAGTCTGCATCTTGCGCGCAGCACTCGCATCTGCCTCCCCGGCCTCAGCGCTTTGCCGTATCTTATTTCTTAATTGCGTAAGTTCATTCTGTCTGGCATTAACTACTTTACTTATATTTTCAAGAACTTTTGCCTGTGCTTTTACTTCTTTATCAGCTGCTGATGCCGCGTCCTTTGCGCCTTTTTGGCTGCGCGTTGCATTCAACGCATCCATCTGCTTTTGGAGCGCTTTGATCTGCCCCGTAGCAAGTTCACCTTGAGTCTTGAGAAGACGCATCATGGCTGTAATTTTTGTTAGATCAACCGCATTCACTGAAGTTGCTACTTTGGCAATTGCGTCTGATAACGCGTTGAAGGCACTAGCAGCTTGTGTGACATTGGTGGCGTTAGTGCTTATCTTGGACATAGCGGCAAGCGCGCGATTTGCCGCACCAGCTTCTTTTCTGAATTGTTGGAATTCTTTTATAAGGGTTCTGAATACATTCTGGTCAGACCTAGAAATATTAATGGCGAAGTTAATCTGACGGTCTGCCATTTTCCATTGCCTTTATCGCCTTCTTCTTCCTGATTTTATAGTTGGTTTTCTGTGTGGCGATTTTGGTTTTTTACTTTTCTTTTCTGTCTCTTTCCGATTCCGTTTCATTTCCTCATTTTCAATTGCTTTCTGTTCCCCGATAACGGTCCTATAGCATTCGAAATAATACTGAGTATGGTTTGTCAATCCACCATCAAATAATGGTGTATTCATGTTCTCTGACCAGTTTATCAAATCTATTAAAGCAATCAACCCTCTGTTACCAATCAATAATCCAGCAGGACATGAATAAAATTTATGAGAACCTATTTCAAGTATTGGCCTACGTTTCTCATCATTATCTAATCTTTCTTTATTCCTTTTTGCTTTCTTCTTAGCAAGCTTTATATCATATTTACTAAGTGATGATTTGGTTACTATTTCTTTTATTTCTTTTTTTTCATCTTTATCCAGATACGGGCAATTCCGTTGAAGTTGTAGACGTTCACCTTTCTGCTCACTGCAGTTCTCACACGACCATTCTTTTTGCCTGTGTTCGGGATTGTCACCCGAGGCCAAGAAATATCGAAAGCGGACGATATCCCTTAGCCGTTGCCTTCCCCCTCTTCGAGTTCCGACTCTCCGCGGATGAAGTCCGCAATTTCGGCTCGGTACTTGGGAGGAATGGCTGCGATCATGTCTTCGATGCGATCCCGATCGAAAGTGAACTTCTCACCTTCATTGTTCGGATGTTCCATGTTTTCCCATCCAACGAGGCACGACTTGAGAATCTCGAATTGCTGTGTGCCTGTCAGAAGTCGCTCTTTGCGCTTGGAACCGGTTCCTGACACGTTGTAGATCTGATCGCCGAGACGGGCCGCGGTGTACGGGTCAAGGTACTTGCACTTGAAGACCGTACGCTGATCGGGTGGGGCTTTCTTGTCGTCTTCACAGATGAAATCGTAAGCTTTCTTCGCGTCAATCGCTTTCATAATTATCTCCTCGTCTTTTATCTGTGTTGTATAACTTACAGTATCTACCGACACTGCACGCATGATTATATGAGCCTTTTTATTGAGCTTCAAGGCAATTTGAGATCTTCTGCCACCTAGTATTCCATATTTTTTCAATCCCGATTTAATCAAAACTCTTGCAATAAAATTATAGAAATGTGCCAGTATTATTACTGGCAAATAAAATATGATTGCCAAATAAAAAGATATTTTGGTTATGATGCCCATTTTGTTGTTGAGGGGGAGCGACCGGGGGCTTGCTAACGGCCTCTGGGGGGGTGAGAGGCTTATGCCAACAAGCCCCCGGTCACATGGCGACGCTCACGGGAGAGTGATGACGGCCACTAGATAGTAGCACGGTCATTGACGAAGATCACGGCGATTTCGTTCATGTCGTTCGTGCTGTCGATGAGAGCGGTGAACGGCATGTCGTGTGTGATCTGGTCAGGTCCTCCAATTTGCGGTGTAGTGCCTGTGTACTCGATGTTCGGCAGAATGCAGTGCTTCTGGCCATAGACCTCAAATCCAGCCGGTGCTGAATCGTCGATCTGATAGCCGTCGTCCACACACCGAATCTCGAGAAACGCAGCCGTACCGTTGACGTACTTGTGGTAGAGGATCATGTCGTCGAACTCCACGTTCAACGAACCCTCGACCGTACGTTGCTGCTCCGGGAGACCAGCGCGGAAGCGATCACCGAGCTGGTACTTGTCCGTGAACAAGTTGTTGTTCAACGTCCAAGTCGCGCTCAACACCTCTTGCGCCACGCCATCGATGTACACCGCGGCCTGGAACGAAGACAGCGGGTCTGTCGCGGTCGGTTCCGCAACATCTGAACCCCATGTCACCTGAGGCGCCACGGGCTCGTCGATCGCGTGTGTCGAGCCAGAAGCCCAGTTCGAGACGGTCAGGAGCTTCGCGGTGCCCGCGGTGATCGAGACTTCGGTGCCGGAGTACGTGATCTCGTTCTCCGAGCCCACCTGGATCGTCCCGCTCTTGCCGAAACCAACGATTCCAGGACCGGTGTAGACACGCTGTGCAAGCGGGCCAGCACCAGACGTTGCAGCGCTGAGATTCGCACGGACCCAGTACGCAGACTGCGCATTGACCGTGGTCGCGGTCCAGTCGGCAGGTGCATTCCACGTGTTCACGTAGGTGCCTGCCGCCTCTTCCAGCGTCTCCAACTCCTGAACCAGGAACGGCAACGTCGTCCATGCGCTACCGTCGTAGTACTCCCAATCCACAGTCCAACCGACTGGTGTAGCTGCCGGCGTGCTGATGATCACTTCCAGCGCGGTGAACACGTCATCCGAGCCGAAGTAAAAGGCATCGTTGGCTGCAACAGCCGCCGGCAGCAACGTGACGTCATCGGCTGTGTCGTCATTCGCTGCTGAGGTCTCGTCTGTGAACACACCACCATCGTCTGCAAACGCGTAGCCGATGGCGCCTGACGCGTTGTAGTAGTCGAGGTAGTAGTTCTTCAGCTCGAGTTCAGTGGTCGTGTCGGTCGTTGCGACAAGCAGATCGGCGCCACTGTACTCAGCTCGTCCGATGGTACCGAAGGTGGCCTGCAAGATCTCCTGAGCCGTGAAGGTGTTCTCCACGGTGTTGAACTTGCAACCCGAGTACACGAAGAAAGCCACGTCACGACCCACCTCAAACGTCATGCCGGTCGGGAGAACGGCAGCCGCCTCGATGTAGTGGGTGTAGACGCTGTCCCAGTACGCGGAACCACCGCCGTAGGTCTGCATGATCCATGCGCCCTGCGGGATGGCTGTGGGACTTCCGGTGAGTGTGAAGGTGGCTGGTGAGGCGGCTTTCGCGCTGTACTCCAGCGCCTGGGTCGTGAGCAAACCTGTGGTCGAATCCTTGTAGACCGCGACCAGGTCCCAATCACCAGCACCGTCGTCGAATGCACTTGTGTCGCCAACAGAAATATCACCGGCACCGCCGGAATAATCTGCTGTGACTTGCGTGCGCACACCACCGTCGCACTTGTTGATGGTAACGGAATCACCGAATGCGTGTTTGTACCAGGTTTCATACCCGGTAGTGTTCTGCTCCACAGCGACGTCGCCGCTGATGTTGCTGACACCACGGACACGCTTCGAGATACCGCGCGATGGGTTGAGCGCCTCCGACAGGAGGTTACCGATTTCGTTGTTGAACGACTCGGTAAGGAAGTCAACCCGTTGGGTCGGTGGAATCGGTTCACCCCAGCCAAGCGCGTCCAGCTCTTCAGCATAGGACAGCTGGCCACGGGCACCGATTGCGATGCGTCCGAAGCTACCCATGTTTTTGACTCCTCTAAGAGACTCCTCTCCTCGATTGGTGGAGAATTGGGACTTGCATCCTGATCAATCCCCCAGAAAAAGCGCCATTCTGCCGCAACCGAGACATCACTTCGCCCGACGGTATCTGCGCACCCTTCGAACTGAGCCCGTTCAAATCCGAATTGCGTCGCAAGATACGAGCAAGCTCCCACATTGCGTCTCTTATCTCTTTTTTTCTTATTTCTCTGCTTATTTCTTGGTGGTAATAGTAGGTGTTTATAAGTAATGTTGTTTCGACTGTTACTTGTCTTTTTCCTATGGTGTGGATTATCTCTTCAAAACCCTCGAAGGAAACAGCAATGCATGGGGTTTTGGGAATGAGTAGAATATCTTCATCGTGGATTTTGAGTACACCATTGAGATATGTCAGTTTCTGTTCTGTATCCTCGCGCTGTTCGCGTTCAAGAATCTCAACGATATTGTTGACACCATCAGCAAAATAATTGCCAGTCTTGATGAGATGAGCTGTAGGCCTATCTTGCGTCATCTGCTCGCCTCAGCGAATATTTGATCTATGATTTTAGGTACTATTTCCATAAATTCCGACATCAACTTTGTACGCTGTTCGTCATATAATTGCAATAAACTATATTGGCCTTGTGATTCTTGCATAATTTGTTCATCAACTATTAATGGATAGTTTTCAAGAAAATTTCTAAAACTTGATGAGAAAGTAAGTGTCAATTTATTTTCACTAGATTCTACATTCATTGGCGCGTTCACACCTTTGATCAAATCATCAGACATGAATTCCGTGGCTTTCCACGGCTCAGAAGACTTAACTTTCTCTGGTTTTTGACTCGTGCGTTGCATATAACTTGCTGGATAACCACGTGAAATAAGAATTTCTTCATATTTCTCCAAAGGCTTATCCATCAAAATCTGTTTAGTTGATTCCCATCTGTCCGATTGCACATCGATTTCACCAACTTTCCAATCATTGATATTCTTTAAAAACATATCCTTTACATCACGAAATAACTTATTTATAAAAGTCTTAAAAGCTGGAGTACCAAACAGCCCATCGACTTTTTGTAACGCCAATATTGCATCATCAATTGACTTGATGAATTCATCAAAATTTGTTTCTATATTAAACATATTACGTTATTCCAATCCAGAATTATCCCAACTATTCCAAATATAATATTCCAATAAATCCCAGTCGAGTAACCCGGCGTAGCTCATATCAGTCTGCTCCTTGAACTCATCCAAGGCAGGGAGCTTGAGACCTTCGCCGACGCCATAAACACCAACACCATCAAAAAGCGTGTCCATTGACTGCCAACGAGGGGCGGTAGTGACGGCGTCTCCTGTTTCTGGGTCGAAGAACATGCTGTACTTTTTGATGAATCCTTGCAGATAACGTTTCGCCTGCTCAATCCAACTACTGAGATCATCACGGCGATCGGCATTCGAGATATCGTTGATATTGTTCGGAAGACCTGGAATTGATTGTTGATGATAGATTGAACTATAGATGAAAAATGCGGCTATTCTCGCCGTGGCCTGACGCACGCCTTTTGGTACTTCGTCTCTAGCAAAACGAAGTTCATCTCTTTTCAACTCTGTAAAACCAATATTTTCCTCAATTATCATATCTGCAAAAATTTCAGCATCATTTATAAATTGCACAGCATCATTCATCGACATATGACTATCTGTTGTAAACAAGATCTGATCGCCAGCGACCGGTACACCACTCCAGTCACTGGCCTTGATACGAACAGAATAGTCATCTGCCACAAAGTCTGTAGAAATGTCGCCAGTTCCAATCAGACGCATGGCAAGCTGATGACCTTCACCAACCTCAACTTTGAAATTGGTTGCGTCTAAGAAGGTGATAGCGAAGTCCTCTTGCCCGTAGTAGCTAGGACCAATCGTCACTGTTGTGAGATCAACATCTTGCTCGTCATTGGCCTTACGCAAATTCTTGAATGCGTCAGAAAAACGAATCTTGCCAGAAGTATAGCCAGTATTCAAAATCCGTTTCATATTTTCATAGCTACAGTACGTGGTGCCAGGAGTATACCCCTGAAATGGTTCTGAGTAGTTGCCGGCGGCTCCAGTGCTGTTATAGAATCTCCACCGATACCAGAAGAATTCAGAACTATCATAATCATCAAAATCATAAATCTGTTGATCTGTCGCAAGGTCAATGCGAGTTGCCGGCGACGTGGCTTCGGTATATGCACCCCACCGCGTTTCAGCACGCCATACCTGAATCTTATCGAAATGGATAAGGGCAATGTCAACGTCTTCTTTGATATCTATTGTAATGCGTATAAGCGCCATTTCTTCTCCTAAATAAACGAAATCCTACTGTCAAATTTCCAACCACTTTGAAATTTTTCTTCAACTGTATTGTATCCAATATTATATAGTTTATCAATCACCTCATCATCAAGGCCCCATAAATCTAATGAGTTCCACGGCGCTGTCAATGTAATAACATTAGTAAATATTGCATCATCAATATGTAATCTTTCTATGGTATGAATAAAACAACTCAATATACTACTAATAAAAGTTATCCATCCAAATGTTAACAATCTCAGAATAAACGACGGTTTACGACTAGCGCGGGTATCTGAAACAAGACGGAAGCCAATAGACGGCGTAGATGGAAGATTTACTGGGAGATGATTTACCACACCGCCGTCAACTAATTCTTGGCCTATTTTTACTGGAGCAAAAAGAATTGGAATACTACAAGACGCTCTACAAGCTTTTGTTACTGAAGTTTTTGGTTTATCACTACAAGAAAATATCTTTTCCCTTTTTGCTTTATAATCAGTTGTGACAATTGTTAGTGGTATCTTGGCGTGTGCGAAATTATCTGGCACATATGGAGTAAGCATTTTCTCCATTTTTCTGAAATGTAAAAAACCTTTATCACCAAAAAAAAATTTCCAGTTAAAACTTAACATTTTGGAAGGTAATAATTTCCTCGCTTCATTGATAAATTCTTTTGGTTGCTTGCCGGTCGACAATAACGCGGCGGCAATAGCACCCGCCGACACACCGTACAAAGAAGTTGGGGTCATATTATGATCGTACAGGCACTGAGCAGCACCCAGATGCATGTACATGAGTGAAGAGCCGCCACCAAAGACCCAGGCTGTCACGGTGTTGTTCCAGATGGTTGTGGCGATTTTTCACTAAACATGCTGACGATTTTCGGTGCGCAATTACCAATAGAAGATGATAATGAAATCAAAATAGCAGCAATAGCGATAAACGTAGTCCAACGAAAATTTTTATCCGCCCTTTTCTGTGCTTCTAACGAATCGATTCGTTTTTCTGCACTAATCTTCTTACTTTTTTCTATCCCATTTACATCGATTTCCAAATCATCTAATCTCTTTATTAACAAAGCGACGCTTGTTTTGATACCAGGGCCACCATTTCCTTCTATCCTGGCTTCAAGTCGATCTAAACGCGCATTGACAGAATTAGTAAAAGTTTCAAGATTTGTAGTTAATTGAGCAAGCTGTACATTTACCCTCATATTTTCAGCACGAGCTGTTTTCAACGCAGAACCATTCTCCTCGAGACTATCTGCTATTCGAGTTAACAAAGCGCTGCTAATACCACTGTCTTTTGATGCCATCGTATTAACCGTCCCCAATCAAAACAGTACTTGTCAATCTTATTTCTTCAGCAACCTCCAATAGTTTATCGCCAACGTTACCGGCGTCGCGCACTACACCAGGCTGAGTAATTTCCTCGCCATTCAACATGCGTTCATTTCTCTCCACTGCCGTAGCCATTCTCTTATTCATTATTGCTTGTTCGATAATCCCAGGTAAATCAAGAGGTGTAAAATCACCTTTCACCAAAAATTCATCAACACCCATTTCTAAAGATTTGTCCAACAATTCTTGTCTAGCGGTATAAACAATTAAAACAGTATTTCTAGTTAAATATTTTTTAATCGTATAAGCTGTTTCTAAACCCCTACTATCCAAAATACTCAAATCAAGAATGATTATATCAATACTGTGTGTTTTATATAGATGTATAGCATTCTTCAAAGTACTAGATTTAAAAACTATATTGCCCAACTTCACTAAAACTATTTGCATGGCTCTGGCGGTATCTTGATCATCTTCCACGATCAAAATCTTCATCACAGCCCCCATAAACTTATACAGATTTCCTCAAAAATGTTACTGAACTATGGCGTATTTGAAAACTCGAAGCCCCATTTAATCTTGCTTGTATTACGATATCATCAGTGCCTAGTTTGAATGCGCCATCAGAGAAAAACGTAATAGGTGTCCACGCGCCAGAGGTATCCGCCACAGAATGAGGCGTTTTTAGCTCTGCGGAATCACTCGCCCAGATAGCACGTATCTGTGCCCCAGTACCACTTACTTTTACCGAACCAACCCATTTCCCAAGAGCATCTGACGCTTGAGTAACAAAAAATGCGGCAGTCGTTACCTGGCCGTCTATATCCTGCCAATCTTCATCTTCAGTTATATTGATGACACCGGCGCTAACCTTAGAAGATGTAACATATTCATACACTGGAGCTGGTATACCATCATGTGAGGCCACAGCGCCGTCGACTAGAACTTTGTCGGCCGCAGAGGGTTCCGCGGAAAAGACGACTGCGCAATCATCACCAGCAATATTGACACCTTGAAATGTTGCACTACCAATTTCTAAAGCTACGATTTCGCCATGAAATTTATTAAGCGCAACACCATTGGAAAAATCTTCCGACACCGAATACGTGTTAGACCAGCTCATACAATCCTCCAAAATTCAATACGCGCTTCTTTAATCGACTGCGTATTACCACTGAGTACATCACGCCATTGAATCACAAATGTTTTTGAACCACTGGATGAAAATGTTACCTCGACAAAGTCTGTGATCGTCTCATATATATCTGAAGTTTTTGGTCTATACTGCTTCAGACCACCCAGCATCACAGTGTCAGTAGAATTATAAAGACGGGCCTCGCCCGCCCTATCTACATTGGAAAACATAGCTGTCCAACCAACTCGATAAGTACCAGCAGGAACTGTTGGTGTAGTCAAAGACAACTTATCCTGGAACGTAGACGATGTGGTCGAACTCTCGCCAGATGATTCTTCTTGCTGATACTGCGTCCCAAAAACAGCCCCCGCACCACCCTCGTCTTCATATTCAAGATTGCCACTTGTCGAATTGTACTTAAGGATCTTCCCATCAGCGATGTCTGTATCGTCTACAGTGACTCCTTTGATACTTCCTGCATCCTGTTCATCTGCAAGTGTACCACTCAAACCAGCAACACTTATTTCATCAGCTCCACCATTTTGATGCGTGGAAGCGTGCGCTGTAGGCGTACGTGCAGAACTTGAATCATCTAAAGTGGCATCTGATATTTTTGAATTGAGATTAGCCAATGTATCAACATTATGCTTAGAACCACCTAAATCATGTGCTAATGCCGGTTGGTCATCAGCCAGCTGGCCAGAGAGCCCAGCAACACTAATTTCATCAGCCCCGCCGTCCTCATGTGTCGACGCATGACTAACTAGATCTTGAAATGTTGCGGTACCATCACCAACCGCTGTCAGCACTTGGTTGACGCTGGCACCTGCCGCACCTTTGGCCTCGTGCAGCTCAGAATCAACAAGATTTTTATGTAGTGATGTAGCCATTATGCTGCCACCTTAAGCACAAGGTCACCGTCATTTGTATAGACGATACCACCTTCTGTAGTGATTATATACTTACCAAGGTCCGCAGTTCCTCCAGCAACTGCATCGATATCCTCGATTACTCCTTGCAAATTAGTCTGTGTAGAGTTGTAAAGTTGCGATGGATCGACCCCAACTTTCAAAGCTCCAGATGGATGACGAAAACTAGCACTTCCCCCAGTACTATCTGGAATTGCTTCATTCACAGTGAAAGTATAAGCGCCTGTTACGGTATTTATAGTATAAGTACCATTGCCAGCAGTAGCACCAGTTAATACAAAAATATCATCTACTTCTGGAGCTATATCGGGATTTCTCAGGTCGTCATTGGATACAGTTACTACGCCAGATACAACTGAAGTCACGTCATCAGAATGGTATTCAACTGTACCATCGCTGAGCAGTTCTTCAGCATCAATGATCTCAAGATCGCCAATATCTTTGCGCGATAACGTCATTCAGCCTTTTTCTTTCTAGGTCTTTTATTGGTTTTTTTCTTGGGTGGAGATTCTGCTATTTCTTCAGAAACTCCACGTTTTTTGTCCTCTTCACGCCCTTCGCGTTCCTCCAACATCCTGCGCTCTTCTATCTCACGTTCTGCGCCTTGAATGTATCTATTGACTACATTCAGGACGATAGAGCTTATCATAGCATAGCCGTCGGCTTTGGACCGTGATGCTGCCGCCTGACGTTCCATGCGCTCTGCACCAGAAATTTCATTGCGTCGTAGACGTTCGGCTTCCTTCACCACGTCCATTAATGGTGCTAACGCCGTTTCTGGCGTCAAACTTGTTAATTCAACATATCTTGCAAATTCAACTTTCAGACGTTGAAGAGATTGTTGATGGTCAGATAGACCACCATTCCTGATTTGTTGTAGTTGGTTTAGCCTGTTGTTGGTTTCTTTTTCACTCATGGTTTTATAATCCTTTTTTCTTTTTATCTTTTATGGCGCTGGCAATCACTAAACATGGTTCACATATGACCATATCTATGTTGTCGCCAACTATATGAAAAAATCTTATTGGAGCATCATGATATTTGGCATCTTTAGGAACATTGCGCATATGTCCCTGACACCACCGATCAGGTGGTGCAGGGACCTGCACAATGGTTAAATCTGCCTTTAACATTCAAGATTACTTCAGAATGAAGAAGTCCATAACGTCATCGGCTTTGATTTTACGTTTCACTAGGATTGTAGTTGTACTTTCTTCTTCATATTCGTAGTACGACGGGTCGGTTCCAGGATGTCGTAGAATTCCACGACTGAAGAACCACATATTACGTCCATTACCAGTACCATCAAGTGTGTAGGACGCGCTGCCAGGAAGCGTATGACTTGTTCCTACGTTGATATCTGTTGATGCTACTTCAATGTATCTTACGACACTAACATCGTCGATGGCATTGGCAATTGCTTCAATACTGGCGGTAATAGTTTGACCATCAGTCAGCAACGAACTCGTGTATGTCCTATTGCCAATCTGCTCATTGAGTACGTTGAGAGCTTCCACCACGCTTGGAGTCGCATCAGGCAAATCCACAAACGTGAAGTAGTTCCCGGTATTGGTGAGGTACGCGCTGAGGTCGGTATCACCATCCTGGATCCCAATGGAATCACGAATTTGGTCGATGTCAACGACCAGCTCGCTGGTGCCACCACTACCACCTACGAGAACGGCACGACCCCAGGTTTCCGACAAATTGTCATTGCGGAAGCGATCACCGTGAAATGTGAAAAGAACTCCGCTGTGACGGCTGATTTGCCATTCGATGGCACCAGAGGCATCCGCCGTGAAGTTGGAACCTCGCTCAACGGTCACGCTACTTGCTGACGGCACGGCAGTGATTTTGTAGTGCCCAGCCTCGTCAGCCGCGAGATTCCAGATTGTAATGTACAAGCCGATATCGGCTTCTGACATTCCAGTCAAGCCAGTGACGTTGGTGTTGCTGCCCGGCAAGCTCGCAGCACTGCCACTCCGTCCTGAGATCGGTTCGACGGATGAGTCGGTGGCCGAACCATCGTTGTCACCGGTCTTGAGCTGCATGAAAAGTCTGCTGCCCTCGTTTGTGACGGTGCGATTGGGATCCTTCTCATCACCGAAACTACGACCAAAGATACGAAGTGCAGCCTCACTCTCGACGGTGGCTTTTCCGCCGGTTGAAAGTTCCTCAAGCACTTCGATGAACGTGGCGTCGTACACCGTCTCGTCTTCAGCGCCACTATCCGCGATCGGTACACCAGTGCGATCAACGGCATCAGCATAATCACGACTGGTCGAGATGCCCTTGAGATCGCCCTCGCGGACCCAGGTGACAGTACCCGCGCCGGTCGCTGCCAGACCATCAAGCTCAAGCGTTTGACCGTCTGTTACGGTCTTGACTCGGTACGTGCCTGTGGCCCCGACTGCCGTGCCGTCGGTGAGCGTGACGAAGCTGTCAACGTCGTCACTAGTGAAGTGGAAGTTGGTTGTCGTAAATGTTTCATCACTGATGAGCACATTGCCATCACCGTCGGCAATGGACGGTGGTAGTGCGACGTCCTCGGTGTAGACGTTACGCACCGTGGCCAAGGCATCAGCCGTCTTGCCCGCGAGATTTGCAAGGTTGGCGTCCACATCCGTGCCAACGGCATCTGGCCGTTCATACGTCGGGACTGCTGCGTGGTAGTCCACACCCTTGATGGCTTGGCGGTCGGTACGAATATAGTTGAAATCGTCTTCCGCGCTGTACGGGTATCGCTCGACCCAAGCAATTGAGCCGTTGTTGCCGTCTGGAATCACGGCGCTGGCATTGACCACATCAACGGTATCCGCATCCACGACGTTGGAGATGATGAACGTACCGTTGTTGGCGCCAGAAGCGGCTCCACTGATGGTGAGGAACTTCCCTTCATCAGCGGCTGTCATACCGCTGACGCCATCCACACGTGCCTCACCGGCACCTGCGCCAGTGATGATGCTGGCAGTTGAACCCGACTGACCAGACAAAGGACGCCCAAGATAGCTGTCCTCCTCGTCCCAGTCCATGGCCGCGTCGTGTGTGTATGACCCGGCAATGTCAAGCGCCTGGTCGATGAGATTGTACAGAGTCGTAGGCATCTTTCTTCCTCCTAAAAGAAAACGGGAACATAGTTTATTCTTATAACTGATCTTTCTGCTGGTGACATTCTAAGAAAAATTATTGTGTTGTAACCAGTTCCCGCCCCTCCACTTTCTACACAAAAATAATCCCCTAGTAGCAAATTATCTGTGTCTGAACGCGTTAGTCTTCTACCATTATGAAATAATTCAGCCGATTCCGGTACAAATTTTTCATAAGTTGTGAAAGTCCTATTACTATCATCTTGAACGCCTATTAAAGGACGCCCTGTCAATCTATCAGTTGTATATACAATCTGTTGTATTGGTTGAACTATCGCATCAACACTAAGTTCAACAATATCTGCGCCAGCTGACATCTCAGCTGTGTATTCTTCCTTCTCGAGTGTGACAGCATTTTGACTAACATCAAGTTGAACAACGTTATCAACAGTATCAAGTTCAATAGCTTGTTGTTCTGGCTCTGCTTCAATATAAACTTTGTTCACACCATCTGACAAAGTTTCGAGACTTAAATTAGCTTCAGCAGTAGATAATTCAACAGCATTCGTTCCTTTTACCAACTCAATACGATATGAACCAGGCGTCAATTCACAAAGACAATCGCCCTTCGTGAGGGCGATTTCTGCAGGTCCGCTATTTAGATAAATGGTCATGCAATCTGTGCTTTAATAATGAACTTAAGCCCTTGAAAAGTAATCACTTCACCAGCATTATCAGTAATTTGAATTTCGGCTTCCCATGTACCCGTCTGAAGATCACCAATATTATATCCAAACTCGAACTCGCCGTTCGGTGGATCCGTCACCGTACCGACAATCGTCAAGGGCACGTCATATCCGATGTGGAGTTCAACGGTGGCCCCACCCAAATCTACGCCCGTATAAACACACTGCAGCTTCGGCAGCGTATCGTTTTCAACATAATGAATTTCTGAAGCCATCGTCTGCCTCGGATTCTTTTTTTATGGTTACACGTTCAACATCATTATATATGATATTTTCTTTTATGTTTATACATGGTGGTTGTCCAGTACACTGCGGTTGATATGAACAAGGAAATTGTGCAAAACCATCAAAAAGAGATTCTGATTCTATCTTTGGTGGCTGATATGATTTTTTCATATCATTCATCTTAGTTGAAGTGCAAATGGACCAGAGCCAGCACATCTGTGCCACCGGCCACGGACTCCATAGCGTGACCAATCTCGCACATGTGGTCCTCCAACGCCCCAATCGTCCCTCCAGAGGGTGCGGCGTTAGTGGCGTCGGCTCTACCGGCAGCTGTTTCGGAAGTACGAACCCAGTAACCACGTGTAGCTGCAGTACTGTCCTGCAATAACACGTATGCCGGGCCACCAATGACAACCCAGACAGAACTGCCATTAGCTACACCATCACTCCACATAGCGCCGATGGGGTCAAGACCATCAGCTCCTTCAACCGTGACCCCGTTATCTACTGAGCCGCTGGTGTCGACAAGAGTGCCTTTGACGCTGGCGGCTCCAGTGTCATTTGTATACTTGCAAGCAAAACCACCCTCAGGCGTGATCGCAAAGTTATCATTGATGATGTACAGGCCTTTGGACATAGCTCTCTCCTAGACCAAGCGCCGCACGACACGTACTTCCCAGTTGTCACTGGTTGCCGTTGCCCGCAGCCTGACTGTGTTGGAGTTGATGTCGACGTCGAACGTGAGGTCGGAGGTATCACCAACCTCCACTCCCGTTTCTGTATGGGTAATGGTATCGGTGCTGGACTCCCATCCCGCCGACACCGTACCTTTTCTGGTGTTGGCACCTTTCTTGACCACGTAGTCCCAGTCAACACCTTCACCTAGTGTATCGGCAAATGTGTCAACATCCTCTGTACCCGTATCCACATCGTCGTTGACAGCGTTGACGAAGCGAGCTCCATTGATGAACTCCAAACGATCATTCAGAATGACCTTGTCCGTATAGTACGGAGCCTCGTAGTTGATCGTGCCGCTGAGGGTCCTACCGGCAGGATTGTCAAAAAGAACACCACCCCAGAGATTCAGCGTCGAACCAGACTGGAAGTCATCGGCGTTGGTGTAGGAATAGAGGTACGATCCTGTGTTCAAGCTCAGCGCGCACCCAGCTTGAACCGTAATCCCGACGGGACTTATCTGGGCGCCGCCATAACACATTAAATCTATACCACCTGTCGTCCCTGACCTAGCCAAGGTGATAGCAGAAAGAATAGAACTATTCTCGACCCGAATTCGACCGCTGGTAAAGACGTCCGGGATAACTCCCGTATCGTCCCAATCCCAAGTTCTTGTGCCACTACCCACACCAGCGATTACGGTATTTGTCACTCTGGTTTCAAAAACATTGGTTATCGCAAGAGCTTCTGTATTGAGACGACAATCGTCAAATGTTAGTAGGATCAGTGAACCGAACGTGGCGTCCTGGAGCGCAGCAAACTGACACTTGTGGAAGCTCAGATAAGAATCGTTGCTGGCACCAGCAACGTCGCATGAGTACGTTACGTCCCCAGTAAAGACGAAGCCTGTTATTGTCAGATCGAGATTCTCGTTATCAGCTGTTGTGTTGATGCCTGTGACAGACACCGGGCGAGGACGGAAAGGTAGACCAACATCGACAGCAGCTGCAGTCAAATCCAACTTGTGCAGGTTGGTGTCGCTGAAGTCCAGTGTCTCGGTGTAGGTACCTGAAGCGACTTCGATGGTGACTCTTTGTGCCGAGTCAGCAGTTTGAATGGCGATGGCTCTTGTTATTGCTGTAGCGATGGTGGCGTAAGGATATTTTTCTGAACCGTTGAATAGATCATGGCCTCGAGCGGCGTCAACAAAGATTACATCATCACGTTGACTTCCAAGCCCACCTTCATCTATGTAGATATATGAAGACGAATCTATGGAAGAAAATTCACTGAAGTCAATTCTACCGCCGGTGACATCAATCCAACTACCGGCATCTGCTACGGCATTCCCATTGTATTCAGTGAACTGACCACCTTCTTCTACTGCTAGCCAACCATAAGCCCCAAAATAACTGTCAGTGGCGCCTCCTTGGTTGCCTATTCTTCCACCGTAGCAAAAACCACCTATCCAAACTGTAGAACCATTCTGAGTATCTAGATTAATTGAAGGTAGAGCGCTTCCTGTAGAACAAACTATGCCACAAGTAATATCAGTCCATCCAGATGGTTTCAAACTACTTTCATCAGCGACACCAACAATCGAACCAGTACCTCTCATAAGTGATCGAAATTCAAAAATAATATTCCAACAATTTGTAAAATTAAAGGCTGGTTGATTAACATAACATCCATTCGTAAATCTTATTACATTAACAGAATACAAAGTAAATGTGCCAGTTGCTTTAGAAAATAAACAGTTATCGAAAACTATCTCTTCGCTTCCGAAATCACTTCCAGCAACGTCAGAAGAAAGATTCACGTCACCAGTAAACTCAAAACCCGCTATCTTAAGAAATTCCAAATTTTCATTGTCTTGAGTGGAGGTGAGGTTCAACATCTCGACTCTACGAGACTCAGTTCCAGAGCCTTCAGATATTGCTTGTAATTCCAAACTCACAAGATTGGTATTTTCCAAAACCAAATTTTCAGCATATGCACCACTACTAACTAAGATCTGAGTATGCTGTGTAGGATCGGCTGTCTGAATGGCGATGGCCCGAGTAATGGCGTCGCCAATGGTTTTATACGGATACTTTTCAGAGCCATTGTAACCGGCATGCCCAAGATTGCCGTCCACGTAGATGATATCGTCTCGCTGCGCTGCAGGACCTGTAGGGCCTTCGTCGATGGCTATTGTGGCAGCGGGGTCGATGGTGTAGTCCGACGACAGGATTCCACCGTAAAAGTCAACCCAGCTTCCAGATGAGAACGAACTACCAGCACTACCATAGAGATAGGCACCGACGTATAAGTCAACCCAGGTCTGGTCACCAAAGGTTCCAACTTCTGTTGTGGCACCTATAGAGGAACCAGTCCAAATACCGACACCTATCCAGCCTGTGTCTCCGTTGATCACTGACATGTCAGGAGCAGAAAGGACGGATTCACCATATGGGTAAATGACCTGATATCCATACCAATTGTTGTTCTTGTTAGCAAGAGCGTCGATGATTCCAATCAACTTCTTACCGGGTTGAACTTGACTACACGCATCAAAGTCAACACGACCACAGTTAGTGATGGAGATATTCTGTGGGAAGTAACAATCCTTGAACCAAGCAATATAGCATGCTTCCAGAGTCGTTACGCCCGCAAACCGACAGTTCTTGAAGTTGAGACCGGTGTCCCCCAAGTGGTTATTCGCCCCGTCTACATCACAAGAAATCGTTGATGCCGCGGTAAACTTGATATTGCTTATCTGGAGATATTCGAGATTCTCGTTGTCTTGCGCCGACGTGATTCTCTGAATGATAACACCAAGTGAGTTTGTGTCATCCAGTTCGGCTTCGACCTCTAATTGATGCAGATTCACATTTTCAAGTGTTAGTGGTTCAGCATAAGTGCCGATGCCAACAACAACACGAACCATTTTCGTCGAATCTGCTGTTTGGATTGCAACAACTTTCGCTATGGCAGCGGCAATCGTAGCCACTGGGTATCTTTGGCTTCCATTATATTTGTCATGCCCATATTTTGGGCTCACGTGAACAAGATTTTCAACATCTTCTCTGGCTTCTGCCGGATCAAAGTAGACATTCGCGCCCGCATCAATAGTCCAATAGTCCCATGGATTCCAAAGCACACCACCCCACAAATAGAGTGTAGCGCCCGAAGCGATCGTGGAAACAGCACCCCACGCATAGACATAGGCATCAAAACCGGTAAGACCAAGTTCACCACCAGAACTTACCGCCATACCATACGGTTCAAAACCAGACTGGGTTATATAAAATTGTCCATTGATAGTCGCAGTATCTCCTGTCGAACCCCATGCACGGACTAAACTAAGTAAGGCGCCAGCGCCAAGTGTGAATGTGCCGTTAGACGTAAATTGGCATCCATCAAAAACATAAACATTAAGAGCGCCACTCCATGATGTCTTAGTTATGCTAATAGATTTTGGGTTAAGAACTCTAACCCCACGCCTCATCTCAATTTGCATCTGATTAACTGAATCCATTAAATTTGGAACAGCTTCAGTATCATCGGCATCAATAATGAAATCATATGTCGGAACGTAAATCCATCCACCTTCTTGCATAACAACACTATAAACATTCCTGAGAGTCAATCCCTGAAAAGTCGAGGCGTACGTCCACAGAAAATTGGCAGATTGGACAGTTAATCCACCACTCCTGAAGTAACAATTGAATAAAAGACCCAAGCTATATAGAAAATTGTTCGACGACCCTGTTGTAGGACAAGACAATTCACTTGGTGAATTGAATCTAATGCCGATGATTCGCAGAGTACGAAGCTCTTCATTGTTGACCGTTGATTGAAGAGATTGGAATGTAACAGATGAAACTGCTCTCGGGTCCTCAACAGCACCAACAATTGTAAGATTTCTCAAATCTGAATTTTCAATTACTATATTCTCAGCATATGTGCCTGTAGCTACATGAATGATAACAGGTTGAGTAGGAGCAGCAGCCTGAATGACGGCTGCTTCTGCAATGGCGGCAGCCATAGTCTCGAATGGTTTGGCTTGTGTTCCGGGGTTAGAGTCATCAGCCCCTACACCACCAACATAAAGATCGTCACCAACCACTTCTGCCCAAGGGCCGATAGAATCATTTTGTTCCCACGAGTCGGCAACCGTTGTGCGCTTCCGCCAATACACATTACCTGTGGCCTGGAGGAAGTTGGTACCAGCTGGAGCACCTTGAAGGATCGCGGGCGCGCCACCGTCATTTGGATCGCCATCATAGCCAGTGATGGTCTGGTTCAATTGCGCCGGGCGCCGTGGAAGCTCGGTGTTGACGAAATCCTCAAAGGCGGTCATGACAAACCTCTTGAAATCAGATTTTCTCTACAAAAGATATTGCAAATTTATTCAAGCCCATATGCGGTGTTAATAGTGGAAGCGTGGTCGGTGTAACCTTCAGCAGTGAGTTTGGAAACAATGGTCTCCAAAATCTGTCGGCTACCTCCATCCACTCTATCCGCGGGCTCAAGATACGGCCACATCCGAGAACGAGAATGGCCAAAGAACATTCGCTCAACTTGTCTTGCGAAGCTGCTGTCAACGAGCTTCAATGCGTTGATAACACCAAGAGCTTCTGACTTAATCATCAGACTGTCTCCTCTATGTCTGTGAGTTGTGCTGTTCCAGAACTATTAGCTGCGGCTGCAGCTACATCATTCCACCAAACAGCAGTTGGATTTGTAGCCAAAGAATCCACCGTGTATTCATCAGTGGCATCACTGTGATCGCCCTGTGGTGTGTGTCGTACTGCTGGTTGATTCGTAGAAGTGAAGATACCAGCCTGCAACTTGGTGTAAGTGATAACCTCAACATTGATATTGACAGTCTGGCTGAACGCTGGGAACGTAACGGTCCTGGCCACAAACCCGCCAAGTGTATAGCTGGACCCGGTGTTGATGGTGTTCTGCACCAGCCCCGCCTTGTTCGTTGCAACCAACCCCTGCCAGGTGTAGGCACCCTTCACGTCGTCGTCATGGACTTGGAGCGTCCTGGTATACTGCAACGGTCCACCAGACCAAGAACCTGTGAATGTGCCACCACCTGTATCTTCGTTGAGGGTTGGTGCTGCATCCAATTGCTGGTCACTGTCAATGGTGATGGTGTGGTTTTGAATCGATGTTCCATCGTTTCCGCCACTACGCAACCTAGCTGCTGGCGTAGAAACATCAATCGTAGGAGCAACGTTTGCGATCTCAACCACTTCTTGGTCAACTGTCGTCGCGTCATTGGCCGCACGATTTGCAGTGATACGAAAATTGTTAGTGGAGTCGTTATACGTTCCAGCAATACGCTGCACTGTCTTTGGATTCTCAAGTGTAGTGGGGTTCGTAATTGAAAGTTCTGCTGTTGGCGAATCGTAAACAACAGCAGTATAATCAGACACTGTATTCACAATTGTTGCAGTCTCAGAACCTTTAAGTGCTCCCTGTGTTGGGGGATATGTGATAGCACCAATCGACACTGAAGGATAAAGATCGTTGCAATTGACTACATCAGTTCCGTCGACACTACCGCCACCAGCATTCGTCGCACGAGAAGAGCCATAAGCTCCAGCAGCATTCTTAGCCTGCACGTGCGCTGGCAACAACTGCGCCACGTCACCACGATCAGCAATGGTACCGGTCACCGTGAATACTGTGCTCGCGGCAAACGTAGGTTCTGATAACTGACATGCATCAAGGTCCAAGATACGCACGCCTGTCGCGTCCTTGTCGGTAGTACCTGTGATCTGGAATGTGTCACCCGCCTTGAGCTCTGTCTGCGAGCCAGGATAACCGCCGGTAAAGGACAACGTCAAAATCTCAGGCGGTGCTTCATACGCTACGCGTACGGTATCAGTCGGTCCTACCGATTCGTCTGGTGTAATTACTTGTACTTCAAGATCAGTTGTAGACGCAGGAATTGTCACATTAACGGTTCCTGAGTACAAATCACCAACCAAAGATAGCTCATAATCTGAGCCACTAACTCTTACCTTTGGATAAGAACTTTTGATAGAAACTTCAATATCAACAGTATAAGAATCGCAAGATTGTAAAACTGTATTCCCAGTATCCTGATATACTTTATTATCGACAACACCTGCTCCTTGTGGCGCGACGTCGCTGATGATGATCCAACCACCGCCTCCAGCGCCACCGCCGCCTCCAGCTGCTGCATTGCCTATTTCAATGTTCTTCGCGGCATCTGCAAATAGCCCAACCGTGAGCGTCTCACCGGCGTCACCAACCGGAGTGAATGTGGCACGTAACTGTGCTGCGGCAGCAGATACCAACCATACCCAGCTCTCATTGCCGGCAATAGTCTTTGTCCATTCGACTACCTCACCTGATGCATTTACCATGTCATACCACGTAATGCCATCAAGAGAGGTTTCAATTGTCATTGAAAGTGAAGTAATAGCTGAATAACTGCTTACATCGATACCAAAAACAAAATCACTAAACCCACCAGATTCGACTTCACTGGTTACAACAGGAGCTGCAGCCAAAGTAGTATCAAGAACAGTACCAAAATCCTTTTGTCGTATTGGACCGAAAGCCATTGTTGATACTCCTTAGCCAGCATCGACCCGAACTGACACGTCAATGGTATCTGTTCCGGGGGCTGTGGCCGAAAAGGCCAGTTTCATGCGTGTACAGTCTGTTGGGATTCTCCAAATCCAAGCAGCATCACCGCCCACGACTTTTGTCCAAACAGCATCCTCACTCGTATACAAAGGATCGCCAGCCGTACTCACATTCTGTAATTTGAACCAAAAATTGTCATCAGATGGGAATGCCACAAAGCATTCCATGGACACTTCAGTCGCAGCATCATGTGTCAATGACACTGCGACATTGGCTGTACGGAAACCACCCACATAAAATGGCTCTGTGGCTGGGCTTGATGACAGCGCTGCTGACTCAAGAAGATTATCATACTGACCTTCGATAACTGCATTTGATGACATGATTTTCCTCTATCTGATGTTTCTTACCAGTAAGGAAGATCCATACATAATGAGTCCTCCGGTGATTGTACCAGTAATGAATATTCCAGCGTAGATATAAAATTTGATGTCATTTCTTGAACGATATTTAGATAACTCTTTAAGACTAGCTTTATAATTCTCCTGCCATTTATTAGATATTTCTGATTCAGCTTTCAATCTCTCATCAAGAACTGATTGAAGAGCTTTACTAATTGCGACTTCTTTTTTGAGGAGAGCGTTTTCCGCTTGAAGGGCTGGTAGTTCTACTTCGACTTTTTCAAGAAGTTTTTTGGCCTGTTCTGTAGTGAAGAACACACCTTCCTGACCATTATGTACAATCGGCTCGGCGGCCAGAGCTGTAGAACTAAAAGCCCAAATCACTAAGCCGACGAGCAATCTCTTCATTTCCAAGTCCTTGGATTTTGAGTTTTGCTTTTTCTGTCTTCTTCTTATTTGATTTTATTTTTCTTTCAATTTCTGCCATATCTTCTTCAAGATAATTACCCTTCTGCTTAAGAAGAGCTTTTCTCGTCTCCAGGTGATTGACCTCGTTCTTAGCGTCAGCCATCTGAAGACGAGAAAGAAGATCCGCGACCTTGAAACCACGAATCTTCAGCCACCAACCGGCGGCTACCAATATCAACACCAAAACCATCAGTATGACTAGAAGAATCTTCACCAAATTCTTCTTGAACCAACTGACGACCAAGGTGAAAGACATTGTTAGAGTTTGCCCTTCAACAGATCCACTTTCGTCTTTACGATCTTCCATACCTGTCCACTCAAACCGCCGAGGGCGACACCAATGAAGATCTTCAGACCCAACTCTTTGGCCTGAATCACTCCTGGAACAAATGCCGTTACCGCACCAAAAACCAACGGCAAATACGGCAATACTACTTGTGTAATTTTCTTATCTAGCACCTTGACCATTTTCAAGGTACCCTTCAGGACTTCGAGAATCGCCATGAAAGCGACAATGGCCACCATGTGCTGATACACCAGCAATTGATCAATAGACATTGTCGCTCTCCTTTCAGTAGAAGTTGGCAATGAGGGAATTGATGTTCTGTACCTCAGCCAACAACAACTTGGCGTTTACATTATGATACTCCGAATCATCTCTATTCCAAAAGTCAAGAACTGTACGTCGTATTACCTCGGGTGGTTCGAAACAGAAGGCAATGACCGTTTTGCGTTTGCCGTGGGCGTTGGTGATAACGATCTTCTCCATACCTCTGTATGGGAAGCCACGTGCTTTGAGGAAGGCTGCGATTTTTTTGTCCTTCGTCCTGAAGAACCTTTTGACTGCCTCTTCCCGATCTTCATCGGGAATGCCCTCATAGTAGTATTCGCTATCAACTACTTTTTCTGCGCGAATTTCGTCCTGCCCCATTTTCAATCCTTTTATATCTTATGTTTGTTGGGAAAGACGAATCACGAAGGCTTGCGTGGTTTGCGCTTCGGCTTCTCTGCTTCCTCGGTCTTGGCTTTGGGCTTGGGTTTGGGCTTAGCTTCTGTCTCCACCGCGGCCTTGGCCTTCATCTCGGCTTCGATTTTGGCCTTCATCTTCTCCTTGGCCTCGGCGTCAGCCTCCGCCTTCTTCACCAGCTCCTCTTTCTGGATCTTGGACTCGACTTCCTTACGAGCCTCACGCTCGACAAACGAAGCACGAAGGTCCTCAGGCTTGCCGCCACGCAGAGTCAGAACTGGCGTCTCCCTCATGTCGTTCTTGCGGTCTCTGAATGTCTCGCAGGACTCAAGACACACCACCATTCGTTCGGTGATGTCGTCGCCAGTGAATTCCTGACCCTTGTAGTAGGTCGGAGCTCCACGGACAAACCAACCGTCGAGATTGACGACCACTGAAAAGTCACTGAGTTCTCTTGCCATCTTTGTACCTCTTTCTTTGTTTTATGATTGTTCAGGTCAAGGTGGTGGTAGCCCATCCAGAACTACCACCACCAAGACGAGAACTACATCAGACTAGCCGAGAACGTGTGCGACCACGTTGGTGGTTGGGTGATACAACACCGGCAAACCACTGAAGCCAGCGATCAGCTCGGCCTTCGGAGGATCACCGTCGTCATCGACCACGGTCTTCGAGAAGATACCCGGTTGTGGGTTCATGAGACCGCCGTTGTACGCGGACGGCACCATGATCATCTCCGCGAAGTTCGGGCCACCAGTCGCAGACGGAGGAATCCGGCCACGAACGATGAACTCGTCATCCTCGAGGAAGCGTTTCTTGATCCTGACTTCGGAGCCAGCGGGATAGGTGGTGGTACCACCGATCGCTGCGTGGCCAAAGGACGTACCGGTGACGCTGGTCAGCGGGATGGTCACCTGGCCAGCACGCGGGCCATTCATGTGGGTAAGAGTCACGGTGTCGCCATTGACAACGCCGGGGTTCTCACTCACCACGAAGCTCGTGCTGACAGCCGTGACCTCCGACTTGAGCACCATCTTGAAGTAGTAGCCCTTGTCGTACTTCTTGTACGGGATGCCAGTGAAGCTGTGGATGATGCGTGTGAGCACCTCTGTGCCCATGATCTTGGAACCCTCGACACCAGACACGAAGAATGTGTCGTGGATCTCTCTGATTCCATCGAACCGCATGAGCAGACGCTCGATCGCCTGGTTGAAGACGAAATGGTCAGGATCAATCCCGTTGTCACGGTACAGATCCAACCACTCCATCATGTCGTCGAGCGGATCGGCAGTGGTCTGGTTCCAGCGGTCACCGGCTGTCAGAGTCGGGGTGAAGTCCGCAGGAATGCCGTAGTCCACTGTGAACTGGACGTCGGGCTGGTTGATGGTGACAGTCCCCTTCATCATCTCCCACTTCAGCCACTCGAGACGAGTCTCCACGCGCATCCGCAGGCCGTTGATGATGCGAGCCATGCGTTGCTGTGCACGCTCGAACTCGCTGGCCGTACCGATCCTACGGACCACATCGACGTCCGCCTCACTCAGCGTGGTCTTCTCGCGGAAGTGCGCTGGCGTGAAGGTCATCTGGTAGCGGCCGTAGTACTCGACTGGCGGTGACTCAGCGCCACGTGCGACAGCCTGAGTCATCCCACCAATGGATTGCTCCGAGTCCACGATGATGACGTGTGTCTCCTGGGTCTCGGTCGGGATCTCGTTGGTGAGCATGAACTCCGACGAATCTGGGATGATCTCATCGATCACCTTCGTGATGTACGCCGGCTGCATGAGAGGATGTTGACTCAACAGGGTATCCATAATCTACCTCCTCTCTTACAGGTTGTCTCGGATCTCGAGCCGCGGACATTCGGTCGGATCCCAGTGTGAAAGACCAGTGCCTGAATCGTCGAACAGCTTGTCAGCTTTGAAACAGGCGGCGAAGTACGCCATGGCCACGGCGTCGTTCGTACCATCCATCTCGACCTGTTCGCCGAGAACGACAGCTTGATTTGACGCGGTAGCAGTGGCGGCAGCAGCATCGAACTCGGTGTAGCGGTCACCGACAGTCGGATCCGGCCACATGAGCAGACCACGACGCAGGGTCGTAGTATAACCCGTGTGGGTGGAATCCACTGCGGTGCTGTCGATCGTGATGGAAATCTTCTTGAGCCCGACGGTCGAGGCAAGGATCTCCTCGGTGAGGCCGGTGCCCTGGTATCCACCATAACCCGGTGTGTGGGTCATCGTTTCCTCCTGAAACTTGAAAGCGTTCCTTCAGCTTCTGCAGCAGAACTTCTCAGTCTACCGCTTCAGCTTTCTAGTGAACGTCCTCCTGTGTTTTGACGCCGGCTTTCTTCAGGCTTGCGCGAATGTTGTCTGAGGACATGTAGTCGATCTCCTTGTCCCCAAACTTCACCACGCCTTCCTTCTTTGGCGGCACGGGTTCATCGTCACCCTTGTTGCTGATGCTCTCAGTGAGATTCACCCTCTTGTCGGACGGAACCGAGTCAAGGATCTCCTTGAACACCTGCATCAGGTTGTACTTCTCTTCCTTGCCGTCGTCATCGGACAGCGCGAGGACCATGCCGTCGGTGTCAGCGAAGAGGTACTTCTTCACGACATCGATGGTCGCCGGGAAGTGGTCGGCCTTCTCCAGCTGTTCACAGAACAGCTCGACCTTCGCGCGGCGACGATCTTCATCGGCTTCCGCCAGACGGGCGATAGCCGTGGCATTGCTCTCCTGCAGGGCCTTGATCTGGGCTTCCTGCTCGGCAAACTTCTTCTCAGTGTCCTTTGCCGAGTCCTCGGACAGCTTGGTGGCGTCGGCGATCTTCTGCTCCATGGCCGCCTGCACCTGGGTCAGACTGTCGATCTGATCCGAGTACTCCTTGGCAGTCGTGGAGTCCTTGTCTTCCAGAGCGTCGAGCTTGCTCTGGAGTTCGGCAATCATTTGCTCGAGATCCATTTGGCTCGCTCCTTTGTTTTCGCTTGCAGCTTTGTTCTTCTTTTGATGCGACTTCAGAAGCACCTCAATGCTCATACAAAGGTGCTTCTTTCCTGCGGCAATCTCCGCAGCTGTAAAACCCTTCACCTGATTGATCTGGGCCAAAGCATTGCGAAGACGACCTACGTCCACAGAACCATTTTCCGTGGCGCTCTTCACGTTCGGACCGTGATGAGGCAGACTCCTCTTCGTGACCTTTCCGTCTACCCTTTTCACGAGCGCGAACGCCGCGTCGGGCAATTGACTATCTGGAGGTCTAGCCTGCAATTTTATATCTTGTTGTTTTATATAGTCGTCGAGCTTTGCAAG